CTCAACGGCACCGGCGATGGGTCGGTGAGCAAGGCCGTCAGCGACGGCATCGCCTCCGTGGTGGCCGACGCCCCCGCGTCCTTCGACACCCTCAAGGAGATCAGCGACTGGATCAGCGAGCACGCCGACAGCGCCGCCGCGATGAACACCGCCATCCAGACCAACGCGGCCAACATCGCCAAGAAGCAGGACGCCCTCACCGACGCACAGCTCGCCGCAGCCAACTCCGGCATCACCGCCGATAAGGTGGCCACCTACGACGGCTACGCCGCGCAGATAACGGCGAACAAGGTGACCGTGGACTCCGCCCTCAGCTCGACCTCCACGAACCCCGTGCAGAACAAAGTAATCAACACTGCACTTGCAGGGAAGCAGGCAACTTTGACTACTGCACAACTTGCAGCCGCTAACTCCGGTATCACCGCTGCTAAGGTGACTACCTATGACGGGTATGCATCGCAGATTTCTGCAAAGCAGGACGCTCTCTCGTCCGACGACGCTACCTTCACCTCCGGCGTGATGACCATCAACACCGCCACCACCGCCGAGATCGAGGCCATGGTGTCCGCGATGGACTTCTAAAAAGGCTGGCAGTCCGCCCGTGCCGCGTCCGCGACGAGCGGGGCGGCATGGGGCTGACGGCCATCCATAACTACTTAACTACGACGGCTCATGGCTCTCACTGTGTCAGGCAACGCAATACAGTCAACCGACACCATCCTCTTCAACGGCAACGCTGTTAAGACTGGCACGTTCCGCATACCATCGACTGGCTCGTACTCATATACAAGCGATGATGGAAGTGGTGGTATTCCTAACGGATGGACTGTAGTCTCAGTATAGATATTGGATGCAAATGGCTGACAACCACAAGTTCATAACCAGTGAGTCGCTATCGTCCTTCGCGACGTCGTTGTCAGAGCTGCTCAAGAAGAGGCTCCAGGAAATCAGCGTCGACCTGCACGACGTGCCCGACCCGGTGGATGACGGTGACGCTGTGAACAAGAAGTATGTGGATGACACGGTGAACGCCATGTTGTCCACATACGTCGATGCCGTGCTGACACTTGTTGACGGTACGACGGTCACCAAGCAGGTGCTCGTGGTGAGCAAGGTGCCCTGCACCGGACTGTCGCTCGACAGCTCGTCAATCACGATTAAACAGGGCGACTTCAAGCTGCTGACCGCCACGAAGACGCCGTCCGACACTACCGACAAGGTAGGCTGGACGACGTCGGACAACACGGTGGCGACCGTGGACGAGGGCGTGGTGACGGGCGTCGGGCAGGGCTCCTGCACTGTGACGGCGACCTGCGGCGACCAGTCCGCGTCGTGCGCCGTGGAGGTGTCCGGCGTCGAGGAGGTCGAGTGCACGTACATCGGCGCGAAGGACTTTGACTGGACCAACGGCATCACGATAGACATGACGGCGGACGGGACTGTCACGAAGACGGTCAACGTGAAGCCGGGCGACTTCCAGTCCACCCCGGAGGTGACGGTGGCGGACGAGGGCGTCTGCCGTTGCACCTCGGTGGAGAGGGGCGACGACGAGCAGTGGTACGACTCAGACACAGGCGGCTACGAGACGGTGCAGGCGTGGAAGCTGACGTTCGAGGCCGTGGCGAGTGGGATGACGACCTTCACGGTGAAGTGCTCCCCGAAGGAGGCGACGTTCCCCATCTCTGTGAACGACGGCGAGAAGGCGAAGGAGGAGGCGTCCACCTCGTTCGACGCGTCCTCGCAGACGGTCGTCGCGAAGGTGAACGTGTCCACCTGCAACAACAGGCAGGAGTGCGTGCTGTACGTGGGCGACAGCGGCGGCTACGACGGCTGGGGCAAGACGGACACCGGCAAGGTCGTGGTGTATGTGTATTACTACAAGAACGACAGGAAGCTGGAGACGTCGGTGACGACGTGGGGCGCGTGCAGGAACGCCTCGGTGAACACCAACACGCTGAGCGCCTCGCAGGTCGGCGAGCTGACGTTCACGTTCGACTCCGACGGCTACAAGATACAGGACGCCGCCGGGAACACCTTCAGGGAGGTGCTGTGGTCGGAGTGCAGCATCGAGGACGGCAACATGATGCCATCGTCGCTCTACGTGGGCTACGGTGCGGACGGCTGCCCGACGAATGCCACATATGGCGATCCCTGGTATGAGATAAATGACAACGGATAAACTTATAAGGCAATGGCATCATTCATAGACAAGACGGGGCTACAGTCGTTCGCGACCGCCCTTGCGGCGAAGCTCAAGACGTCGCTGGCTGCCAAGCAGGACAAGCTGACAGCAGGGACGAACGTTACGATCAGCGGGACGACGATCTCCGCGAAGGACACGACCTATAGCGCGGCCACCACCAGTGCCGCAGGCTTAATGTCGGCCTCGGACAAGAGCAAGCTGGACGCGATAGCATCGGGCGCGACGGAGACGACCGTCGACACGGCACTGAGCAGCACGTCGACCAACCCCGTGCAGAACAAGGTGGTGAACTCGGCATTGGCTGGCAAGCAAGCCACGCTGACGGCGGGCGACAACATCACCATAAGCGGGACTACCATCAGCGCGAAGGACACGGTGTACACCCTCCCTGCGGCCACGTCGTCGGCACTTGGCGGCGTCAAGGTGGGCTATACGGCAAGTGGCAAGAACTATCCCGTGAAGCTTGACTCCAGCAACAACGCTTATGTCAACGTGCCGTGGACTGACAACAACACGACCTACAGCGCGGCGACGCAGAGCGCGGCTGGGCTCATGTCGGCATCCGACAAGAAGAAGCTCGACGGGGTTGCGAGCGGGGCGACGGCGGTGTCCGTCGACTCGGCTGTGTCCACGACCTCCACGAACCCAGTGCAGAACAAGGTCATCACGTCCTACGTGCAGGGCATCTTCTCGTATGACTCCTCCACGCAGACGCTCACGATAACGGTATAGGAGGGAGGCTCATGGCACTGACGGTAGGCGGAAGCTCCGTGCCGTCCTCGGGCACGGTCACGTTCAACGGGAACGCGGTGAAGAAAGTAATGTTCGGCGACACCGAGGTGTGGCCAGGTGTGGTCTTGGTGACCGGCGTCACGGTCAGCCCGTCCACGCTCAGCATCTACGCCGGGCACACGTCCACGCTGACGGCGACGGTCACGCCGTCGGACGCGGACGACACCTCCGTCACGTGGTCCTCGTCGAACACGTCAGTCGCCACCGTCAGCACGGCTGGCTTGGTGACAGCCAAGAAGGCCGGGAGCTGCACCATAACGGCGACGGCATCCAGCGGCGTGACGGCCACCTGCGCCGTCACCGTCAAGGCCGTGACCGTGACCGGCATCAGCGCCGACGTAAGCAGCGTTTCAATCAACGTGGGCGGCACGTACACGGCGCACAACTGCATAATCTACTACTCCGACGGCACGAGCAACACGAATGCGTGGAGTATAGCCAGCTGGTCTAGTTCGGACACCTCCGTGGCTACGGTGACCGGCAGAACGATAACTGGCATTGGCATAGGCACCTGCTATGGCTACTGCTCGTACGGCGGTTATTCGGATTGGTTCAACATCGTCGTCAGCGCCGTGGAGGCGACATCCGTCACGCTCGACAGCTCGTCGATGAGCCTGGAGGTGGGCGACACAGGCTCGCTCTCCGCGACCGTGAAGCCGTCCAACGTGACCGACCCGACCGTGGAGTGGAGCTCGTCCGACAGCTCCGTGGCCACGGTGGACTCCTACGGCAACGTAACGGCGGTGGGTGTGGGCTCATGCACCATCACAGCCACCTGCGGCAGCAAGAGCGCGTCCTGCTCAGTGACCGTGACGAGGACTCTCACGGGCATCACGCTGTCCCCCTCAAGTGAGACAGTCACCAAGGGCGACAGCGTCTCCCTCACCGCCACCGCCAATTACAACGACGGCAGCACCGAGGACGTGACCTCCGGGGCGACGTGGAGCTCGTCCGACACGTCCAAGGCGACCGTCAGCGACGGCACGGTGCTCGCCTTCGCGGTGGGCTCGGCCACGATAACTGCGAGCTACGGCGGCTTCTCTGACACCTGCGCGATAACCGTCGAGAACCCGATGACCGGGCTCAGCCTCTCCTCCTCGAGCGAGACGGTGGCCAAGAGAAGCAGCGTGTCTCTGACGGCCACGGCGACCTACGCCGACGGCTCGACGGCTGACGTCACCTCGTCCGCCACGTGGACTTCCTCCTCGGACGACTTCGCGACGGTGAGCGGCGGCACCGTGACAGGCGTCCAAGTCACAACCTCGTCGGTGAAGATAACCGCCAAGTACGGAGGGTTCAGCGACTACTGCATGGTGGTCGTGGAGAGCCCGTCGGTGACGAAGCTAACCATCTCCTCGTCGCCCGTGTATGTAGCTGTCGGCGAGACGGCTGAAATCTCGCTCACGGCGACCTACGCCGACGGCTCGACAGAGGATGTCGCTGCACTCGCCACGTGGTCGTCAGCGAACACGTCCATCGCCACCGTCAGTGGCGGGACGGTGACCGGCGTAAGGGCTTCAAGCTCAGGCGTGACCATTACCGCGAGCTACGGCGGCAAGTCGAATAGCTGCGCCGTCGCCGTGGTGGCCAGGCTGACGGACCTCACCGTGTCGCCGTCGAGCAGCGACGTCCCTGTCGGAGGCACGGTCTCGCTGACCGCCACCGCGACCTTCCAGGACGGCTCGACCAAGGACGTGACATCCTCCGCCACGTGGAGCACTTCGAGCTCGTCCGTGGCGACCGTAAGCAAGGGCACCGTGACAGGCGTCAAGAAAGGCTCGGCCACGATAACCGCGACATACAAAGTCACTTATGGCAGCAGCTACTCCGACAGCTATTCGGACACCTGCCTCATATCAGTGGGTTACACGACCATTGCCATCACCGGGCTCAAGATAGCAGCCGGAGCCACCTCCGTCGATGTCGCGGAGACGACCGTTGTCACCCCCTCGCTGGTTTACAGCGACGGAACCACGAAGGCGATTCCTGGCTCCGATGTCACATGGTCATCGTCATCTGATGCGTTGGAAATCAACGACAACGGGGTTGTATGTGGCATCGCTGAGGGCAGTACGAGAATAACCGCGGCATACATCGACTCCGATGGAATGTCGTATCTGTCGAACACAATAAAGATAACTTGTAGCGGACAACTGTATTATTGATAATGAAGGCACTTGGGAAGATACTGGAGAGGATGAGGTTCGAGTCCGCCTACAGGTGGATCTCGGTGCAGGGCTGCCTGTACGTGCCGAGGCTGATGCAGGCGCAATCCTTACATCGGCTTCACGTACCACTTTAATGTCTATATTTGTAGAAACCAATCTTAAACAACGCTTGCTATGAACACAACCAAGCTCAAGAACGCGGGCAACCTCGCCCTGTTCATCTCGTGGGTCATCGGGCTCGCGATCCTCGTAATTGGCTCCACCGGCCACGTCGGCTGGTGCTTCCTCGTCCTCGTCATCGGGGTGGTGCTCTCCATCATCCTCAACGGCAAGTACGAGTCCGTGGTACTCAAGGGCATCGAGTCCTTGCAGAAGGAGGTCGAGAGCTTCACCAACAAGCTCTCCTCCAGCGGCAAGTCACTCGAGAAGGCGCAGTCGGAGGCTTCCAGCCTCACGTCCAAGCTCGCCGACAAGGACACGGAGATAGCCGAACTCAAGGCCAAGGTAGCCGAGTACGAGGCGGCAGCCAAGGCGGACGTGGCCGTGGAGGCCTCCACCGAGTCTGGCAAGAAGAAGTCCTCGAAGAAGAAGTAAGGGACTTACCTTCGGCAAGAAAACAGGGGCGCAGGGCTTCTCAGCCGTGCGCCCCTTTCCCATTCAGCGTAGCCTTGGACGAGAGCCGTCCCCAGCGCAATTCCGCAAAGAAAACAATAAAAACAATATTTATTAACGTTTGCATGGCTGGGCGCAACCCCTGCGCCCGTGATGCGATGCACCGACGATGGCCCTGAACGAACTGGAGGGAACCCCATTCACGCTCCTGGACTATGACATACAGAGGGATGCGAAGGAACAGCCGAACTGGATAAAGTGTCTCATAGTGTTGCCTGAAGTACAGGACGGCAAGCCTACTGGGAAGACCATGGTACGGGAGTTCCACGGGAACTACAGGGGACTTTATGACTGGATTTTGGAGGTGGAGAAGGCCTTTCCAGACAAGACCTTCCTTCCCATGGAGAATGCCTCCATAGTCAATCAATGCGGCTATATGTTTGAGGGAAGCTCAAACAGGATGAACTACATCGAGGACTGGGACTCGAGGCGAGCCTGAACGACACTTGAAAAAAATAAGGGGCGGAGGTTTCCCGCCCCTTGTTCGTTACCTTATCTTCCTGCCGTACTCATAGCCGCTTGCGGCCTCATACGGATGCTGGAATGTATAGAAGCTCCTGTAATAGGGAATCAGCCTCTGCGTCTTCTTCCAGGCCTTCATGTCCCCAGCTTCGTACATGCCCTCCTTCGAGCTCTGGTAATAGAGGTCGGAGTTCTTGTACTTGTCGCTGCTGTTGTTGAACGCCTCGTTGTAGGCCGTCCTTGCATACAGCGCCCCGAGCTCCAGCATCGTGAACGAACCGCTCAAGCCGATAGGTTTCCAGTCGAGCATGGAGCCCATCTCATTGTCGATTCCCCTCAAGGTATTGAACGCGGACTGTTCCCTGAGCCACCTCATGACAAAATAGTAGGCGATGCCCGCGCCGATGTTGGACTCAGAGTCGTCGTCGTCCCCAGCAAGTGGCCCGTTTGGCGCGAGGAGCATCTTGAGGAGCATAAGGGCCTCGATCAGAAGGAAGTCGGTTCCCATCCTCTTCATGTTGTAGAACTGGGTCTCCGAGAACCCTTCCTTCATCATGTCCGCCCTCACCTTGTCCTGGAACTTCCTGTTGAACAGTCCATACAGGCCAGCCGCGACACCCACTCCCGCAAGGGCGGCCAGGGGGACAGCCATTGAGCCAGCGAAGAACCACTCCCCAATGGTGACTGGGATCCCAGTGAACATGCCGCCCATGAACAGGCCCTCCCTTGCGGCCTTCCATGATGACTGTCCTCTTATGGAAGCCATGACCTTGAGCGCCGTGTTGAAGGTGCCCTCGGTGTTCCTTTGCTGGAAGATGTTGTACCTGTTGTTCCCGAACCTACGGTTGACCATGCCGAGGGCATATCCCTTCATGGCCATCCACAGGTTGCCCACGATGTTCTGCTGAAGGACCACCTTGTCCTCCTGGTTGTAGATGCCGTGGAGCCTGTTGGTGATGTTCCTCGCCTTGTCCATGAACATGGACTCGTCGTCCTCATTGTAATGGTAGTCATGGGTCTTTGAAGTGAGGGCGGTCTTCAGGGAAGCAAGCTCCTTTGCGGTGGCCTCGCCTGCGGTGGCAAGTGAGGGTGTCAGGAAGCCCTCCTCTTCAAGGTACTTAATCTCATCGTCGGTCAGCTCAAGGTGCGCCTTGTGGCTGTTCTTGATGTTGGGGTTGCGCTCGAAGATGTCGCTTATCTTGTTTATAACCGCAATGGCCTTCCTGTACTTGAGGATTTCCTCGGGACCCCTGAACACGTCGTCCCTCAGGACAAGCCTCTTTGGGGTGTTGCCAAGCTTCCTCTTCTTGATTGCCGTCATTATGGCCTTGGGGCTTTCGCCCTCAAGGTCGTTGGCCGCAAGGAACTCAAGCTCCTCGTCGGTGTACTCGGCCAAGGTCCCCATGTCGGTGGCGGCCTTGGTCTTCCTCAGGATTTCCTCGATGATGCCGGACTCCTCTGCCCTGAATACCTCCTCCCCGTCGACTACGCTGTACGCGTCCATCAGCTTTATGGGGTTGCCCTCGGAGTCATACACGGTTACCGTGTTGGCCAGGGCGAAGTAGGGGATGGTCTGCATATAGTGGTCACCTGTGGAGTATGGAAGCATCAGCGACTGGTCCATGAACCTCCAAATGCCATAGTCGTTCTTGAACATACCCCTCTGGTCGAAGGACTGGCCCCTCAGGAAGTCCCTGTTCTCCCCGAGGATGTTCCAGTGCCTTATCCACAGGCTCACCTTGTCGTCCTTCCTCTGCTTGTACCCCTGTACGAACGAGTCAATTACGTTGCTGAAGTACAGCTTGTTCGCGGCGTTCACGTCACTGATCCCGAAGTGCTCCCCGGCAAGGGCCTCCTTGAGGATCTCGTTTATGCCCGTCCCCGTGTTGACTATGCCGCCGGCCACGTTTCCTCCCAGGAGTATCCGGGAGCCCAGGGCTGACAGGCTGTTGAGGAACTTGATGAAGCCGTTCTTGCCAAACTTCGGGGGAGTCACGTTGATTCCGTAGACGTTCTTCTCTATGAACTTTATGAACCTCCCGTATGCCCTGCTCTCGCTGGGTCTCTCGGACTCCTTCACGCCTGCCACCTCACGCCTCTTGAGGACGTCCTTGGCCACTCCGAACACGTCGACATACTGCTTCATCGCGAAGAATGAGGATGCCATGGAACCGTATGCCATCATTGTCCCGAAGAGGTCCGTGGAGAGGTCGTCCATGTTGCGGAGCTTGTTCACCCCGAACACAGGAAGCCTGTCCCTGCTCTCCTTCTCATAGAACGCGGGACTCTGCGTCGGATCCTCCTCAAGCTCGTTGAACTCGTTGTTGGTCCCGAAGAGGTATCCCTCGTCGTCCCTTACGTTCCACATCTCGGCGACCTTCATCCTGAGGATGCGGCCACCTGCCGACAGCCATCCCTCGCCGGTCCTCTGCCTCAGGTTCTCAATCCTGTGGGAGAACCGCCCTACCATCTGGGGGGCCCTAGTGGGCACAGTGGCTCCGGCGGGAAGCAGCCCGTCCATGTCAGACTTGACCTCGAGGAGGTGCTTGTACCACACGAGCTGCCCCTTCCTCTGTTCAACCTCCTCCTCGCTCAGTCCGGGGTTCCCTGTGTCGAACAGTTCGTCCCATTGCGGGTTGTGATACTTGCTTGCCTTGGGGATCCATCTCTTGCTGGCGTCCTTCTCAGAGTGTTCCTTGTGCCACTGGTTCCACAGGGGCTCGACGAAGTTGTACCTCAGCATGGCTATCTGGTTTTGGGTGAGGGAGTACACCTCCCTGGCACCCTTGTTTTCCTCATAGAACTTTTTCCTCTTCTCCGCAAGGTACTCGTTGAACCTCCTGTCGAGGTCCTTCTTGAACAGCTTCCTGTCACGCTCCCAGGCGCCGTAGTTCACCCCGGTCTCAGATATAAGGTTGCCTGTCTTCACCATCCTTCCAGTGGGGTTGCCGTCCTCGTCATACTCCTCGGCGAGCTCGAAGAACCTGCCGCAGTCGGTGTCCCCGAAGAGGGTCTTCATCTGTGTCCTCAAGCCGTCAAGCCTATGCCAGAAGGACATGGCTGTCCTGTCGGCGACCATGTTGGCCTCCCTCGACACCTTATAGCCGACTGCTGTCATGAAGTCCCCGCAGTCGGCGGCGGAGGACATGTACCTGTCGAACCAGGAGATGTCCTCCTCGAGGGAGTCCACGAAGTCGGCTATCTGCATCCTCTTCTCGCTTCTCGTCACGAGCTTGGGCATCTTGCCCTTCCTCATGACCCATACCTTCCCTGCCGCAACGTCGACGTACTTGGCCCCATAGAACTCCTCCACGACGTCACACACCATCTGCCTCATCTTGGCCTCCATCACTTGCTGGAGTCCGCCCATCTTGCGCTTCTTGCCGTCGGTGTCAGCATACTCCCCGCCGTTTGAGGACAGCACGTCGTTGAGCCTGTCGAGGGCTTCCCTCAGGTCGACGGCGACAGGGTTCCCGTTCTTTCCAGGAATGGTGACGCTCTCTACGTGCAGCTTGGCCAGCTTGTCGCTGAGGATGCCGCAGATGTCGCTGATGTTCCTCATGGCTGTGCACACGGACTTCATGTTGGCGAAGTTCCTTGTGATGTCGTTGTAGAACGAGACCTTGCTTGCGGGGTTGATGGAGTCCAGCAGGTTCGAGACATCATTGCTGAGTATTTCCTCAAGGCCGACTATGGCGGCGGCAATGCCCTCGATGGCAGCAGTCCTTGCAAGGCTCTCATATTCCAGCTGCGCTCCGTATGAGCCCTCGACATTGGCGATGAGATCCTTGAGCTTGGCATAGATTTCCTTGTTGTTGGCGTCGTCAGCCCTTCTCATGGATGGCTTCAGGTCACGGGTAAGGGCCTTCAGCCTGGCGATAGTGTCCCTGTATGCATCTACGTTGGTACGGGTTGCCTCAGAGAGCATTTCCCTGGAACTCTTCCTTACATATGTATGGGCACTGGCAAGTGCAGCGTCGGGGTTGGCGGCCTCGGGGTTGGAGAGGAACCCCATTGCGGCAGTGGACGCGGCAAGCCTGGCGGACTCTACCATGCCCCTCACCTCGGATGGCTTGACTACGCCAAGGCGTTCACCCACGAACCTGGCTATCCTCCCGAGGAGGTTCCTGAGTTGCTGCCATAAGGCCTTGACCTTCTCCCTGGCGGTCCATCCTTTCCAGCTTTCCTTCCACCTCTCCGTCGCAAGCCTCTCATTCTGTGCGTCCTTGAATGGGGTGAGGAGCTGTTCGCCTATAAGGATGCCGGCGGCCTCCTCTGCGGATTCACTCGACACTATAAATCCTTCCCTGTAGAACGGGGAGGCCTCGTTCTTGAAGAGCGCCTGCTGCAAGTCAAGGTCGGAAAGCATGTCAACGACCCTCCTTACATTGGGGTTGTCAGCCATCGCGCCCACAATGAAGTGTCCCGCCGCCTCGGCAACCTCTGGGGCGGTGTTCTCCCCGTTGAGGACGCTGACCACTTTATACAGCCCGTCGGCATCCTGCACCGGGTTCTGCGTCGAGTACTTGGTGGCGAGCCTTGACGACCTGAGGAATTCGGTGCTGAGGCCCATGTTTTCGAGCATCGTGATGACGGCGTCTGTCATCAGCTTGTTCTGCACATGGTCAGCAAGCTTGTACTCCTCCTCCGAAGTCCTTGGCACCACCTTTATGGAATAGTAGCCGTCGGCTTCCCTGGTGAGGGTCGCCATGAAGCCACCCTTGCCGTCCTTGCCTCCCTTGGCGAACTGGTTGCCCTTGTTGAACCTGAGTACGTTCGACAGGGCCTCGTCATATTCATATCGTCCCGCACCAAGCTCTTTGTTGAGTGAGGTAAGCACTACGGAGTTCGAGAGGTTCCCCTCGATGCCGCTGCCGTCCATGGCCCTCTTCAGGGACTCTATGGTCACCTCCCCGTCAACGTCGAACTCCAGGGTGTCGACATTGTCCGACAGGAAGTTCCCGTCCTTTGAAAGGAGGTAGTGAATCATCGTCTGCCTCCTGTCGCCACTGAACACCTTGGTCAAGTCCTTCCACAGGGCGCTGACCTTTGGTTTTCCGTTCATGTCCCTTACATTGTATGTAATGGAACAACTTCCTTTTGCTGCCATATATAACCGCTTAAATGATCATTCAAAAAAAAACAAGGCAAGAAGCCAGGAATAACCTGGCCTCCTGCCATACTCATTTCACAGGGCACATGGGTATCTCATTGCCATTCTCGTCTATCGTAGGGGGAACCTCGTTCCTGTCCACCTTCTCGGTAATCTCGTTGAGCACGTCAGCAGTGGTCTTGTCGACGCCCTCAGTGAACCTGCTCCTGAAGTCGGTCCATGTCTCGGCGGGGTCGATGGACGAGGGGTACAGGGCCCTGAAGCCATTGAATATCTGCTGCCATTGGGAATCGCTGAACATGGACTGCACGTTGTCGCCCTCCCTGACCTGCACGAAGCTTACGCCGTCCGAAGACTCTCCCACTTCCATGGGCGCACTGTCAGGGGAGGCCTCCGTGGAAAGGTCCGCCTCCACTGGGGAATCCTTGATGCCCTGGAAGCTCCTGTACTCAGACGCGCCGAAGTACTGCAAGCTCTTGCCCCTCTCGCCCTGCTCACTAACAAACCTATAGGTCATGGTGCCTTTGGCGGAGCTGACGGTGTTGAAGGCCTCGTCGCTGCCGTCCGCCATGTAGTAGGCGGTACTCCTGCCATGGGTCACGGCGACAACCGGCCTGAACGAGGTGACTCCGTTCTCCCTCGAGAGGGTGAAGAGCTTCACCATGTCCTTGCCGACTAAGCTCTCATTGACGGTGAAGGACATGTTCCAACCGGTCTCCTCGCTGTAGGCCTGGGAGAGCACCTTCTCCAGTGTCCGTCCCTTGGGGGTGAACACCAGCCTCTTGTTGTCGAGGTGGTTCAGCAGGTACTGCTTCACGAAGGAGTAGATCTCGGCATCGGTGAGCTGCACCTTGCCGCCGATCACCCTCCTTACGAAGTCTATGTAGCCGTCCTGGCCGCTCTCGTTCTGCCTGTTCACCTTGTCCATTGTAAGCCCGAGCTTCAGGACGGTGGGGGTGAGGCTCATGGTGGAGGTGGGGTGGAAGTTGAAGCCCATCCTGTAGAAGTTGTAGAGGAACATGTCCTTGGCGAGCTCGCTGAGGGAGTAGCTCCTGCCCATCGCGCCACTGACGATCGTCCTGTCGTGCACGAAGGCGTCGGCCCACTCCTCGGTAATGAGGTTGGACGCCCTTGTCTGCAAGCCTCCAACTCCCTCCATCCTGAGCTGCAAGGGCTGCTTGGACTCCGCGTCGCCCACGATGGTGAGGGAACGGAAGAAGGGCGCGTCCTTCAAGGCCCCCTCGGACTTCAGCTTGGCTATGAGCTGGGGGAAGTACTTCGTGTAGAACTCCCTGTTGCTCACCGTGCCGTCAGCGTTGGTGGTGGTGGCGATCGCCTTCCCGTCGAACTGTGTGCCGTCCTGTATGGAAAGGAGGTACACCATCAGGTCCCTGTGAATGCTGTTGATTGTATCCGCGTCAAGGGTGCCATACTTGGTAAGGCCCCCTATGATGTTCCTGACGGTCTTGTAGAGCTGCGTCCTGTAAGGATATTGCCTGGAGAATATGTCCCTCTCGGCCTTCCTGATGGCGTCCATCATGCACTGCTCGAACGCGAGGGGGTTCCTGGACATCTCGGCAAGGTATTCCTCATGGCTGAGGTCAAGGAGGTATTCCCCCATGTTGAGGATTCCCCTGGTGTCGCCCTCGGACATCTCCTCGTCAAGGGTGGTGACCCTTGCGCTGTCGCTTTCGGAGTATAGCTTGAACACGATCTTCTGCCTCTTCAAGGACTGTTCGTCATTGGAGGCGTACTTGTCGATGAACTTTTTGACCCTCTGTTCCTGTGCGATGAAGTCCCCCTCGGTTGAGCCTATGGAGTTCGCCGCAGTGAACCTCGTGCTCTGGACGAAGGAGCTCACGTCGCCTGTGGCCGCAAGGATTTCATTGAAGAGCGCGAGCACCTGGAGCTGCCCCTCCTTGTAGGAAGACGATGGGGTGATTTCCCCCGCGTCGATCCTTCTCTTGGTGAGGAGGTTGTTCGCCAACGCGTTGGTGGTCCCGTTGGTCGGGCTGTAGGTGATGTCGTCGAACGTCCTGCCATAGGCGAGGTATCTCCTTGATATCTCGAGTATGGCGTTCTCCGTGGACACCCCCTGGTTGGCCGCATAGTTGCAGACCGCCTTGATGATGGGCTGGTTGAACAGCAGGCCTATCTCCATGGGGGAGTACCCAAGCCTCGCAAGCACCGCGCCTGCGTCAGCCGTGATGACATTGAGGTTGAGGTAGTTGAGCACCGGGTCCTTGACTGCATCGACGGATGCCGAAAGGTACTCGGCCACATTGGTGTCCACGTCGATGCCCTCGGGATGGTTGAGGAAGTCGCTGAGACCTTCCGCCGCATGGTTCCCAAACTTGATGGGGGTCCTCAGGTACATCTCCTCGAGGAGGGAGGCGTATGCATGGTTGGCGTTTTGGTTCGCGAAGATGCCTATGAGCTTGGCCGCCAACTGGTTCTGTTGGTTGTAGACCAGGATGGTGGTGGGGTCAGTTATATCGTACCTAGGCTTTGGGTCCTTCAGGTCTCCGTCATTTATCGACTTTGTTATGGCATCCACACTGTCGAAGTCTATGAGGCCGTTCCTGTCGGTAATCTCCGAAGGGTCTGCATACAGGAGTACCCGCATCCTGAGGGCCGCGTCGGAGTTGGCCCGGAACCCGCCTGGGGTGTACCTCGCCTTCAGGGTCTCGGGATCCATCAGCCTCTGCCTTATGAGGTCGATGAGGAGGTTGTTCCTCGCCACCCTGGTATTGCCTGGGGTGACCACCTTGCCGTCCTTGTCCTTCACAGGATTGAGGGGGGAGACGGTCGGGTCGTATGTCTCGAACTCGTTGTAGTACTTGGCGAACTCCTCCTCGGGACTTCCCTCAAGGCCAGCCGCGTCCCAGTAGTCGTAAAGCCTCTCGGCCTCGGCGAGCAACGGGGAGAGGCCTTCCCTGCCCGAAGTGTCGAGCCCCTGCTCCCTGGCATACTTCTCGGCGTTGAAGCTGAAGAGCCTGTTGAGGTTGACCAGGAGCTCCTGCGCCTGCTGGTCCCTGAGCTGGGCCGCCTTGAGTGCCTGGTACTTCTCATTTCCGCCTATAATCTTGCCGTCCCTGTCGAACTGTAGGCCATAGACCTTCGACCAGATCTCGGCCGTCTTCTCGGGGGTGAGCCGCTTTGTCTTGAATTCCCTCATGAAGAAGTGCAGCTTGTCTATGTCGAAGTCGAAGCCCGCCCTTGTGGTGCCGGACTGGGGGACTTTCAGGATGCCTCCCGCAAGTGGGTGCGAGAACCTTTTGATCTTGCAGTTGATCATCGAGTAGTCCCTTTCGGTCGGGATGCGGTATGCAACTATGTCAAGGATGCCCTTGTACTTGGTCTCGATGAGGGGGACGCGGTAGAGGAGGTTGCCGTCACTGTCCTTGAGCTGGTTGCCCTGTTTGTCGAGGGCCGGCCAGGAGAGGTACTCGATGGTGTCCTTGGCCGTCACGAGCCTGTCGGACATCCTGAGGTCGCCTATCTCATGGTGGCCGTACTCGTCGTCGGTGGGCTCGGTGTAGCACCAGTCCTCGAACTTGAGCGGGACGTTCTTGCCATTGGCGGCCGTGTAGGACAGGTTCCAGGTAAGCTCTATCTCGTCATAGAGCACGTTGTCGCCATCGGGGGACACCACCTCATGCAGGTCGCCCGAGTCCTGGTAGCCGACGAGCCCCATCGCGGATGCCTGGACCCCCATGCCGCCCTTTATCTTCTGCTTGTTGACGCCCTTCTTGAGGAGGGACGCCAGCAACGCGAAGGAATCATGCTCCAACCCGGCCTCCCCGAGGGGGACGGTGAACTCTCCCGCGAACTCCCCGTCGTCGATGAGGGAGAGGGCGAAGGCATTGTCCTCGGACTGGTTGCTGTTGCTGATGACGTTCTGTATCAGCATGTCCGACAGGGCCTGGTTGGTGGCAGTGTTCTCGGCGAAGTTGTCGTAGGAATCGAAGATGTTCGACATTATCAGGCTGTTGACCAGACTGATGAGGTTCTTCCCGGTGAGGTGCACATTCCCCATCCCGGGGATGAACACCGTCGGGCCATTGGGGTCATTGGAAGCCACCCCGAAGACGTTCTCGAGGTAGGCCTTGTAGCTGCCGTACTTCCGTATGCCGGCCCAGACGAGCTTCCTTATCTGGGTGCCGAACAGGTGCGCGTGGTTCATGTGCTCCGGAACCCCGGACTGGATCCTGTAGTCGCTCCAGGAGAGGTTGTGGACGTATGCCTTGCCCAGCGCGGCGCCTATCTCCTCTGTGGAACCCTTCCCCTTGAGGTCGACCGAGCCGAAGCCCCCGACCTTTACGCACTTTGTGGAGCACACCAAGTCGATGGGGGCGGCCTTACCGTCTTCGTCGACATGGTTTTCCATCCAGATGGCCATGTCACGGAGCTTTCCCTGTGGCATGATCTCGGGTATGAGGACAACCTCCGCATACTTGTGCTGCACGGGTATCAGGGCGTAGTCAGGCTCTATAAGCCTCCCTGTGTTAAAATCAAAATCACCGCCACCGATTTGCATCTTTTCAAGGGTGTAGAGGAAGGGCTTGATCGGCTGGAACGAGACCGCAAGCTCGGTGATTTCGGCAACTTCGGACGCATGGAGCTGCCTGCCGCTGGCCTCGGCCCTTATGGCCTTGATCCTTTGGTAGGCCTTCTCCATCGGCTGGGTCCACTCGCCTGCCATCCCACGCACCGCCCTGTAGCTGTCGAGCGTCCTGTATCCCTGGCCGTCGGTGAGGGAGTCCTTCTTGTAGGACTTGGCTATCCTGGAATCCTTGCCGAAGACCTTCTCTATGAGCTGCATGAGCTCGGGGTTCTCGTCCTCGGAGCTCACGGCTATGTCGTCAAAGTAAACCACAGACTCGTACGGCCTGGTGGTGTAGAGCCTGCCATTGTAGTCCCTCGCCTCCAGGGAAAGCCCCTTGCCCGGGGCATAGATTTCCTTGTACCTCTTCTGGAGGTCCTCCACGGTTTGATCATGGCTGTAGAACGAAGGGTCGACCGTGAACATCTGGAGCTGCTCCGTGGTGGCATACTTGGTGTTCCAGAAGAAATCGGACACAAGGTCCTCGATGCCGTTGGGGTATTCCTTCTTGAGGTGTCTCAGGTTTCCCTCAAAGGTGTCGTCGGCGGTAGAGTAGGAGACGCTTCCGTCATTGCCGACGTACTTCGTCAGTATCCCGTATGAAGCCAGCCTGTCCTTGAACCGCGCCTCGGCGTCGTTCATGTAGGCGTTGATGGCCTTCCTCAAGGAATCCCTGCCGTATGCCTTCTTGGCCATCGCCATGGCCTGTTCCTTCGAAAGGCTTGCGACTGCCTCATTGGACATCGACTCGTTGCCAGTAAGGATCTTCCAGTACTTCCCTCCATGCTCGGTATGGTTGAGGAAGGCCATCATGGTGAACTCATTGGCGGTCTGGCTGAAGTTCGCTATGGGCTTGTAGCCGTTCCTTTCGAGGATTTCATTGGTGGCCTCCACATACTTCATGCGCTCGATCTCCTGGAGGAACACGTCCTCCATGCCCTTGAGGATGCTGTCCTTGTCGTACCTCCTCGCGGTGAAGAACATCTGCGTGCCTGCGTCGCCGAGGATGAAGCAAGGGTACTGGGCGAACTCGCTCTTGCTGTTCTGGTCCCTCTTCTGTATGAAGTTCTTCAGCATCGCGACGGCGTGCTGCCTCTCGACGAAGTTCTCGAAGATCACGTTCCTCCCGTCCACGTTGGAGCCAAGGAATTCATCGAACTGGAACACCTTGGCGAGGGCGTTCTCGTCGATGATCACGTTGCCCCTCTTGTCGGTGTGGATGGAATCGTAGAGTTCCTGCAACCACCTGTTCAGGAACCTGCCGTCCTTGTAGAAGATGGTGCTGCCGCCCCACTTGTCCCTGATGAAGGACTTGAGGCCCTTCTCGTCCTTCTCGTTCACGAACTCCCTTATCTTGTCGACGAGGTCCCCCATGTAGGAGGGGGTCCTGTCCGAGTACCTCGAGTTGGACTTGCCCTTCCTGTCGAACCAGGACACCCTCCTCTCGACCTTGAGGTTTTGGGTGGCCTCGCCTATGACGTCGAGCATGGTGTTAATCCTCTCCTCCCCTGCCCCGAGCTTGGAATTGGCACCAAAGCCATAGGCCTTTTTAATGAACCGGGAGAAGGACATCGTTTGTCCATCATTGTAAGTATTGAGGAACTCCAGGGCCTTCCTGTACTCCTCCCGCTCCTCTGACGTGCTGCTGGAACTCTCCGAGGGGTTACCACCGTATTTCCTGCGGTACTTTATCAGGATGTCATAGGCACCAGGGACTGTTTCGGCGGACTTGGATGTACCCAAAGCTCGTGTGGCTTGCACGCGGAACTCCCTGAGAGCCGCAAGGAACTTGCTCCTGAGCTTCTTGTTGCTGAGGATCCTGCGGGCCGCCTGCTCGGAAATGGGGATGCCGAGGGAGCCGGCCGCCGTCCTTATGTAGTTGATCCTCTCAGCCGTGTTCTTGCTCCAGAACCCTGTGTCGCCATAGGAAACCGCCCCACCGAGGAACAGGTTTATGTCGGCCTTTGTCTCCTGTGACGGGAGCATGTACTCACTCGCAAGGAACCAGTCGGCCATCTTCTCCCAGTCCACGAAGCCGTTCTCGTCGAAGACGGTGGTGAGGGCGAACTCCTCCTGCCTTTGGTTGAGGCCGATGAGGAGTTTGTACTCATCCCTGAGGGGGTTGTCCTTCCTGTTGAGCTGCTTGATTACGAGGTCGCCGTTCTTGCTCCTGACCATCGCAGAGTAGGGAATGAAGTTCTTGTGCATGTCCTCGAGGAGCTGGGTGATGATGGGGTTCCTGGGGGCGTTTGAGTCAGTGATCGGCTGGTCAAGGCGGTTTATACGTATGTCCTTCTTTCCGGCCTTCTTCTCCTGGGGAGTGGCACGGATGAATCTTGCCATCCCTGCCGCGTCACCTAGCTCCCAATATATACGCGCTACGCTCGGGTCCGTCTTGCCGACTTCCCTCAGCTTGCGCAGCATCGCGCTCTCCGAGGTAAGCCCCCTCAGCATGTCCGCAAGCATCATGTGGGTCTCCACGGGATCCATCATGACCGCATAGCCCATGTCATCCCTGACAATCTCCCCAAAGGCATCCACCTCAGGTATCGTGGAGAGGAAGTTCCTCACCTCATTGCCAAGGGAGCTGAACGCGGAGGTGGCCGCCTGGTGCGTCATCCACGCCTCCCTTACGGACTCCTCAAGGTCGTATGTCTCCTCCAGTGGGGAATCCATGCTGAAGTTGTCAGAGGTGGTCGGGGCCGCGTAGTTCAACGTGCCTCCCAGCTTCAGTCCCTCGGTGTCCCTGAGGGACATCCTTGCGAATGTCGTAATGGCCGGCCAGTTGTTGAGGACCTTGAGGTATTCGCCCATTCTGTGCTGAAGTTTGTCGAGGTAGGCTTTTCTTTGGGGAGGCAGGGCATCATATTTTTCCTGGGTGGGCGCAAATCTCTTGATCTTGTCATCATAGTCCTTCTTGAGTATGTCATAGTCAGAGAGAAACTTATAAAACAAGGACTCGAAAATGCTGAACTGTCCGTCCCTCAACTGACCATCAACCATGTAGCCATTGATGACCTGCTGCCTCGTAAGCTGCATCCCGGCCTTCCTTGCGGCCGCCACCTTCTTGTCCACCATCCTTGAGAACTCGTAGGCCACCATGTTTATCCTGTTCCTGCGGGTGTCCGCGTTCCAGCCTTCAACATGGTAGAGTTGGCTGAACGTCTTCGCCGCATGGTGGGTGGAGTCGTTCATCTCCCTGAGGTGCCTCATGGCCACATCGTGCTTGAACTGCATGAGGGTCTTGGCGGCGGCAAGGAGCTTGTCCCCAATCTTGTCAGGGGTCCCCTCATCCGTTGCACTTATCAAGGGTTCCTCATGCTGGCTGTCATAGAGTCCCCTGAGGTTGCCGATGTCCTCCTTGGACATCCCGTTGTCGAGTATTCCCGCTATCCTGTCGTCCACACCGCCCTCAGGGCTGAGGTAACATACTGCTACACTTGACATTACAATAGTTTTATTTGTATTTGATGCAAATATAAGGTTTTTACTTGGTTTAAACAGGGAGATTACTTGTGCCTTAGGGTTGATTAAGGACATTTGTAATGCTCCCTGAACGCATGGATGGCGGAACTCGCACCCTACTCCCAGAGGTATTGAAAGAACGCTCCCCTCTCAATGGCATCGGGAATGTTGGTGCATTCCTTCAGTTCAGAAGTCTTGCAAACAGTCTCAGTGTCATCGATCTCATGGATGATTCGCCACTCGTCTCTATTCTCGTCATAGGAGATTTCCTTGGAACTTCTTGCATAGCCTATGGCGATGAAGCACTCGACGGACTGACCGTCCTTGCAGAGTTCCTTAAGTTTGTCCAGGGATTCTATTTTCCTTGCTCTCATGGTTTCAATCCTTGTTAAAGATTCTTGAGAAAAGTGCTACGAGGCCATATAGTACAATGCCCACCATAAGGAGCATGAGGCATACGGCGGTAATGCCAGCCACGACATCTGCAAGTGGCTGCAATGAGGGGTTTACTGTCAATGACATGGCAATGACGGCTAATGGAACAACAGGTAGCCAAGGCCGAGGCCCAGGACAAAACAGAAGACGAGGTGGACTATGAGCACCATGCATCCAGTCCACCCATTTACGTAGATTCCTTCACGCTTTTCCATGATATGCTAATAAATGGCCAGTTTTACAGTCTTTCCCGAGAGCAGTTCCCGGTGAATCTCGGGATAGACAGTTACTATACCCTCGACTTCCTGCTTGTAGCCCTTGTTGAGGGCGGTCTCATCGTAGTCGTCATACTCCCGTATGGTACAGTAGAAGTCATCTCCGTCCTTGTCGGTGAGACTTCTCAATATCCGCAGGCACCTCTTGGGATCGTGACAAAGGTACTGCCTGTTCCCAATCTCCCTGAACATCTCGCCCTTTCTTGCCAAAATATGTACGGCATAGCACTCCATGTCCCCAAGGTCAAAGTCGGCATGATCAAAGAGCCATTCCTGGAGCCGCCTAAACTCACTGCACGTCCTGTCCATCTTCGAGTTCCTTTATACTGACTGTTATCGCCTTGTAATCACTTTCCATCGTGAGGTCTGCAAGGTCGTAGTTGATGCCCACCTTCTCACGGGTCTTTATACTGTTCCAGATGGGCCTTACAAACTCCTCGTACTCAACCGGGTCAACTGGCCTGTCGGTATATTCGATTGTGGTCACTCCGGCGTTCCTGTCAAAGGAGCAGGTAAAGCCCTCGAAGTATTTCGCGATGTGCCTTGACAGGGTTTTGTCAATGTTGTTAATGGTGATTGTCATGTCAGTCTTTCATTACGATTGTTTCATCGGTGGTCCAGTCCGAAAGCTGCTTGATGAGGTAGCCGTAGTACCTCTGCTTGCTATTTATCTCCTTTTGGGTAAGGGGAAGGCTTGGCAACGCCTCACAGAAGTCCCTCAGGATCTGCTTGCACTCCTCAAGGAGTTCCACCGGGGTGAGTATGCCGTTTTCCGACAGGGCTGCATTCCAGTCGGTGTTCAAGGTATTCATGTCAATAACCCTGTCTGTATCGTCATAGTCCAGCTCATAGTCTGTGGTGGTCACCTCATAGGATTTTGAGAGGGTCTGGGAACACAGGACGTCAGCCTGGATGGAAGGCTTTTCCACTTCCTTCCATGGAGCGTTGGGGTCTTGGTCGGCCCCTGGGGGATAGTTATTCATCTTTATTCTTTTTGAAGTTGAACAATCCAAGGATTGAATACATGAAGAAGGACTTGCTTGACCTCCTTGAGGTCACCAGGCCGTTCTCCTTGATTAGCCTGTTGGCTATGCAGGCGTTCAGCCTTATCGGTACAGTCACGTTGTGTCCTTCCTTGGTGTAGATGTAATGGCTTCCCTTTACTCTGTTCAAGGAGAAGCCATTGTCACGTAGAATCCTGGAGAACTTCTCTGCCGTGTATGGTTGCATGAGAGTCTCTGTTTTTAAAGATAGTTGTTTGATTTAAGCAATGTGGCCACTTGGTCCGCAAGTTCCTTTGCCAAGGGGTGTGGCTTGCCTGAAACACCGTCAGACCTCAATGCGAGAAAGTGCCTCCAGTCCTTCAGGGTGGCCGTATGGACTACCTGAGTCCTTGTGGCCAATGGCAGCACCTCTCTCGCTTCCTGGGGTTTCCATCCCATGCCAAGAAGCTCGAGGTAGGAACTTTCGGCCATGCTGAGGGTCTTCAGGAAAGCTTGCGTCATGTCATCGTACACGACAGGTACAAAATCCAGTGAGCCATCTTCCTTCCTCTCCTGCCTGTAGCACTTGCTACCTCTCAAATAGGCCTTCCCCTCAGGGATGTCCATCCATGGGGGGATTACATAGGTAATCTCCTTTCCGAACTTCTCCTTCGAGAAGTTGCAGTACCTCGTGGAGCTTTCAGCGACGCTGTTGGCCCTGTGCCTGTTGAACTCCCTGGAAGTGCCTATGTCGCAGGTGAACGCGAAGGTATGCCTACTTTCGTGGCATTTCATCGGGTCGCACAGGAACTGTAGGTCTTCCTCCCAGTTGTTCTCGACTATCACCCTCATGTTGGTAGTCACCCAGAATCCCTTGTCGGGGAATTGCGCCATCCCGCATGAGGAGTACCTGTTTCCGAGATAACGGTCAATGGCCTTCCTGTGTGCAAGGGTGTCCCCTATCCACAGGTACACCGTACCATGCTCAAACATCGCGAGATGGGACGCGAGGATGTCATTGCCACCATCGGAGGATCTCCTCATGAGCATCCTGTAGCACCAGTCCTTTGCAGATTCCCCAGTGTCTTTTGCCTCGGCTTGATAGCAAACCCTCGCGCACCTCTGGATGTGTCGGAAGATATGCCCGACACTGTAGCCGGTGGGTTCCCAAAGCTCTACGAATGGTCTGATGAGCTCCATATCATCTCGATGTCCGTCTGCTTGATTCCCTCAATCTGCATGTCATAGCCCTGCCTCGCAAGCTCGTGCACCCTTTGGTTGCACTGAGTGAGGTCGTCAGCCCACAGGAGTACCCTGTACCTCATCTTCTTCTCGTTGCCGGCGTCGTCGGTATAGGTGTCTGTAAGCGTGGCTATGAAGGGAAGCTCCCCGGTGTAGCTCTCATACACCTCCTTGATCAGGCTGAGCTTGAGGGACTGCACCTCATAGGACAATACCGTCCCTTCTTCCTGCTGCCTTGCAAGCAACGCCTCAATCGCATTGGCCGCTTCCTGGAAGGTGGCCACGTCGGTGAGGTAAGTCTCGGAGTAGTTCTTCGTCTTGTTGCCAATCTGTCTCTTGACCTTGGCCTTGATTTCAATTAACATAGCTTATGGTTTTAAAAGGTTGTCAATGTTCTTTTAAGTTCCTCTTTTATGGAACGTGGGGGAGAGGGTGGGAGGTGGTGGGGTATACTTAACGGGAGGTACTTTCTGGAGTCAGCTCCTTTGGGTACTTCTGGTTACGTAGCTCATCTACCATTAATAGCCCGCATCGGCAGAACCCTGCCTTATAGCCCAAGATGAAATCCTGTGAGGCAAGTGGGTACTGTCCAACTTCCTCCTGCGCCCTGTCGAGCAACTCCTTGAAAATTTCGTTCATTTTTTCTACATCAAATCACAATCTACATCAAATCACAACAACCACAACAAACTCCAACACTTCAAGTAATGTCTTCTGTCTCCCAATTATTCGCCACCCCTCCCCGCCACTCACCTGTCGTCAGTGGTGTCCTGAATGTCCTGCTTGGATGTACTCTTGCTTCCATTGGAACCTATCCCAAACCTATACTTGTAATAGTCCTTGCCTTGGTGGGCGGAGTCTTCCTTAGCCTCCCGCTTTATTCCAGCCACAAGTACTGCCAATACAGCAAAGATAGTCACAATCAGGAAGATGTCAAAGACATTCATAGACAATTTTCGATATGGTCGTTGATATAGAATAGCGCCTTCTCGAGGTCCTGCTTGGCCTTTGCCTTGTCATCCATGCCCTCTTCGTGCTTGTGGCCAAACCTGAGGAGGTACTTCACGGCATTGCCTATGTCACTGGGAAGCCACCTGGTAATGTCTATTACCTCAACACCGCACTTGTCCTTGAGCCATGTGTAGTGCGAGGGGTGGTTCACCATAGGATCTATAGCCTCTTCCGGAGATGCAGGACTCATCTTGACAGTACCATCACTGTCCGTGACGTCGATGTCAAAGTAGGACTTAAGCTCTCTCTCGCCTGAAAGCCTGATGAGCCACCTGATGCCATACTGGTTGCTTATGACCGCAATATTATTGTCCAGCCACTTATGGAACCAGTAGTACTCCCCCTCGATAAAGGGGACCGGCCTACTGAGCTGCACTTCGACAAGCCCGCAGTCCTTGATGCATTTGATTCTTTTCATAATAAAACTAGTTTAATGAACCCAATGGTCTGGCAGCGACCCATCCTTGTCATAGGACACCTCGGCATCGAGCTTGCACCTTGTACAGAATATGGCACCTGCGTCGACCATGCACTTATGGAGCTGCCTCGCTACGTCCATGGCAATCTCCTTGGGAGCCTCACAGTTGATTTCATCGTAGGGGGTCACACAAATCAGCACCTTTCCAAACAAGCCATTTTGCCTCAACCACTCAAAGAAGCTTATCATCGAATGGCGCAGGCACATGGAGCCGGTTGCCTGGATTGGGAAGTTGATGGACTTCCTTTCGGTGTCGGACTTCCTCTTGAAGAAGTGCCTTACCCTCTGCACGGTGTCACAGGACGGGTCTTCCTTTTTCATCTGCCTGTAGTGGTCCCAAAACCCTGGAACCTTGAACGACTCCTGCAAGTCCCTCAACTCCCTATAGTCATAGATGAAGGCCTTGTGGCCTGTGATGGGGTTCAGCAGGATGTAGCCCTTGTCCCACCAATCCCTCCTTCGGAACTTCTGGTAGTCCCTGAGGCCCGTGAAGCCTGACATGTAGGAATCGTATATCTGCTGGGCCTCTTCCATGGGAATGCCCTTGTTTTGGTGAATCGTATTGGCATCCCCGCCATAATTGATGGCGAACTCTATCCCCTTGGCTTCCTGCCTAAGTTTGTGATAACGTTTCTTGATGTCCTTTATGGAAGTGTCCCTGGGAATTTCCTTGTATGCCATATATGCCGTCAAGCTGTGGATGTCCCCAGACCCTTCGGTCAGTTCCTTGATGATCGCCCTGTCGTTGGCTATGGAAGCCATAAGGTAGGTCTCCTGCCCCGTATAGTCAATCGATATCCAGCTGTTTCCCTCTTCTGCCACAAAGCAGGCCCTGGTCTCCTCGTCCGACGGGAGGTTGAGGAGATTCACGTACTCGACGTTCGCCCCCCTGTCCTTGCCACCCGAAGTGATCCTCGTGGTGTCCGCCCCGCACTGCTGGTAGCTGGTGTGGATTCTATGGGACACAGGGTTTATCTGCTCAAGGAAGTTCTCCCCATAGGTCCCGACAATCTTGGCGGCCGCCTTATACTTGAGGTATATCTCCGCCACGGGGGACTTGTCCTTCTGGGGTTCGATGACCTTGGCGTCCACGGACTTCACCATGGAACCTGTCTCCCTGCTCTTTTGGTTGAGGTCAAACCCCAGCTCCTCGAAGAAGGGGGCCACCTGCCTTGGGGAGGCCCAGTTGATGGTGCAATGTGGGGACGTGTCGAAGCCCGTCCACAGGTCTCCCTGAAGGTTGACCTCGGTAAACCTGCCATCGTCGGGGAAATGCTCGACAACCCATGCGTTCAGTTGTTTGGTTGCCTTGTCCAGGGCCTCCTGGTCCTTCTTCATCTTGGCCCTCCACTTGGCTTCGTCAAGCTTGATCCCACAGTACTCACAGTAGGCCAACGACAGGACGAACTGGTTCTCCACCCTGATCGCCTTGCAGAGTCCCTTGGCCTTGAGTTCCTCCCATTGCCTCAGGATTATATCCTCAAGATGGGCGACGTCCTCCGCCGCATAGACTATCACGTCGGTCTGGAGGCCGACATTGATAATCTTTCCCCTGACGGACTTGTCAAGCTCTATCCCGAGGTAATGCTCCCCCGCCGACTTCAGGCTCATGCTGTGCATGCCTCCAGGATATCCAAGCCAAAGGAGCTTCTCGGCAAGGAAGCCGTCGTACACCCTCCTGGGATAGATCCCCTGACGGTACAGAAACTTTAGGTCGAACTTGAGGTTCCACCCAAGGAATGTCCTGCCGTCGGATTCAAGGTATTCCTTGTATGCCAGTGGGCTTATGGTAGTACAGTCTATGACCACCTGAAAGTCCCTGTTCCCCAGCTGAATCGACAACAGTTCCTTGGTATAGGGATCGAGTCCCTTGGTCTCAGTATCCAGCCCGACGACCTTGAGGGGTTCCAGCAACTCCAGGGACCTCTCCACTGAGATGGCTTCATATGCGTCATTCCTGAAGAGTTCCTGGTTGAGGGTGACGAAGTATATCATTGCTTGCTGTAGGCTATGAGCTCCGCGAAGTCCAGGACATACCTGAACTTGTGGAAGAACTTAGACCCAAGGATGCCATGCAACGTGACCCCGGTGTCCTGCTTTATCTGGGCGAAGGGAGCCGACATGTCCTGGATTATGTACTCGTACTCATAGTGCTGCTCCTTGTAGGCCAGGACTATCCTGCACTTGGTGACGCTTTGCTTCTTTCCGTCAAGCCCGAAGAGCGTCCCCTCATACTCCATCTTCTCGGACTCTATCTGTCCCAGAACGGAGGAGTCTATGATGGAATCGTTCGAGCCTGTGTCGAGGAGGAAGTTGAGCTTGCGGTCACCTTGCTGGAAGGTGCAGATGGGAAGTTCGGTGAGGTCGAAACCCTGCTTGAAGGGAATCGCCTCAGGATGTCTGCAAAATATCTTTCTAAATATGTTCATCTTCTCTCATTATTTAGTCATGCCTGTACTTCCGAAGCCCTCCCTGTCGGCATTGCCAAGGTGGCTTACCTTCCTGAATTTAATCCTTCCTGCGAACAGCCACTTGAGCCTTTGCCAGAGGTTGGCCTTGCAGGAAGGCACTATCTCGAACTGGGCTATCTTGGTTCCCTTGGGAATCTTGATGGCGCCAAAGGAGACCACGGAGAGCTTCCACTGGTCGTTGTCTCCCCTGTAGGAAGAATCTATCTGCCCAACGCTGTTGGACACCATCACCTTCCACATCGGAAAGGTGCTGCTTCTGGGAAGGAGGTTGGCCTTGAATCCCTTAGGAATCTCCATCGCGAATCCCAGGGGAATCAGCTGGCGATCGAAGATCACGTCCCTGTAGGCATTGGTTCTCTCGACCTTCTTCCTGTGGAGGGTCTTGGCATAGGGCCCCATCAGGGCGACTTCCTCAGCCGTTACCACATCAAACAAGTCCCCCTTGGGTTCCGCTATGGGAAAACACCCGGGGGTAATTTCTTTTACCTTTATCTTCATATCTTTAACTTAGTTGTTTTAGTTTCTTAATCCAGACCTTGCTGGTAATGTCAATTCTTTGGATGCTGCCATCATCGAAGTGCCTTACTTGGTACAGCCTCTGGTTGGTCCTGGGGCTTTCGAGCCCCCCAAGCTTGCTTACATAAGGCCCAATCTTCACATAGTCCAGGCATTCAAGGATGCCGAGGTCTCCCGGGGGTATCAACGTAAGTCCGCAATACCACGCGGTCTTGATTCCCTGACCCCTTGCATACTTGAACAAGCTGACCAGTGAGGCGATGTCATGTTCCCCTCCAAGGAGGAGCAGGCAGGTTATTCCCCTGTGCTTGCCAAGAAGCCTTCCAAGCTCCTCGACATCCAAGGGAGTCCCGCTGTCTTCCCAGAGCTCCTTGCTGTGACATCCATCACAATGGATGGTGCATCCAGTAAGAGATACCCCCAGACTGATTTCTGAGGGTATCTCCCTAAACACTTCCTTGCAATAGAGGTACTTAAGCATTCAGTTCAACTCCATGTTGTCAAGCATTGCCATTGGCGTAGTTCCTCCTATTCAAGAACGTACGTTGTTTGAATTCCTCCTGACGTGCCGAAGACCAGCCCTTTACTGGACGAAGATATCCAATGATTCTGCTCCATTGCGTGACCTTGTGGCTTCCGCATTTGGGACACTCGTCGAAGGGATGCTTGGCTATGAACCCACAATCGTCGCACTGTGTCTGCGGGACGTTGAACGTAATGTACGAGTTCCCCACCTCCACGGCGTACTCAAGCAACTTCAGGTATTGTTCCTTGGTGAGGTTCTCCTCAAGGTTGAGGTGGGAAGCCTGCCCTCCGTCGATGGACTTGGCGACCTCGCCTCCCTGCATGGCTATCTTGTCCAGGATGCTGGTGTCATCATGGGCGTCGTATATGTAGGAGTTGTAGAGGTTCTTGTCCTCAGGAACCCAGTATCCGTCTTCCTTGTCCCAGTTGTAGTTCTTCACCCCAAGGGATTCCGCAGGAACAAGCTCCAGGTTAAACATGAAGTCCTTGCCTGAATGAGCCTTGTTGTACTGCTTGATTGTGCTCAGTACGAACTTGCAGAACTCCATGTACCCGGGATTGTTGCTGACCTCCATCCCCAGGAACCTCGCGGCCTCATTGAGGCCGTTCACCCCTATGGTGCTGTATAGCTTCCTGAGGGAGATGTACCCGGCCTTCATCGCGGGAAGCATTCCCTCCTTGTCAAGCTTGTACAGGCCAGTCTTGTAAGCTTTCTGGTAGTCATAGACCCTGTCAAGGATTGCCTCCAGGTAGTCCTTGAGGGAGTCCTTATGGTTCGCCCATGCTTCAGAAGCCGGGACCTCTTCAGTTGAGCCTGAAACACTGTCGGAATACCAGTCCTGGATTATCCTGTTGAGGTTGAGGGTCATCACGTTGCAGGAGCCAGTCTGAACTCCGGTAAGTCCCGTAGTGGAACTGAAAGTGTTTTCAGTCACTTCATTGCGAAGCCTGCAATTGTGAGTAATCAGCCCTGAAGGCAGTGTAAAGTAAGGCTCTTCCTGGTTCTTGCACTCTATGCAGTACACCTCGTCACTGTAGTCCAATTCCTCTATCGACTTAATCCTGAAGTAAATGCTGTTGTTCCTCCTGAGCCAAGAATGGTCGGAGTCCTCGCTGGCCCGAAGGTCACCCTGTTCAGGCCACCGTATGGAGTATAAGGGATGGTCCCCAATGAACCCCCCGTCCCTCATCACCGCCTCCTTCTTGGTTCCGTTGGAAATGTCGACAGTGGGGCTCATGCCCAGGGAGGTGATGATTGCCTCCATGCCTTTGGCCAGGTCCCTGGAAGTCGTGTAGCAGCCGTCAGGGTTGCTCCCAAAGGTATCATGCCATCCGTCCAAAATTCCCTTCCTGAAGGCTGCACTCTGAAGCAGGCAGTCAAGATTTACCTGTCTATCACTGGAACACGTACCCCTGCGCCAGTGGGTCCAATTCTGGATAAATGACGCAAGTTGCTTGGAGTTGATGGTGACGGGATAGACACCATCATGGACGCTGTGTATGCAAATGTGGACATCGATGCCCAGTTGTTCGAGGCATTTCTCGATTGTCTTCCTGCCCTTGCAATACCTATCCTCACCCAAGGACAGGCCTGTCTCATAAAGTACGCCTTGACTGTCAGTCCCAAAGCTGCCATCCCCCAGGAACATGCCCACGACAAACCCCTCCTCATACGTCAGATGCCTGTCATTTTCGGGAGTGGCCTGTAGGACTTGCGTATTGAACATGAGGTAGTCGTCCGTAGTGAGCTCGGTAGTGGGAACCTCTCCACGCAGGGTGACGTTCACGTGGTTGTCCGTCAGACACAGTTCCTTGTCGTTGCAGGTGGTCACCTTGTACATCTTCCTGTTGGGAAGCTTTATCGCCTTGCCCTCCACCCAACTGCCGTTGTGGAATATCCTCAGGTGATCCTCATGTCCAAGGTCGTACAGCTCCTTGAGGGTGCTTAGCTGGACACCCCTGCCACCTGATTTCCAAAGGACATCGGTGTCAGCGGAGAAACAGCACGACGCCACGGAGTCGGCGTTCTCCGAAAGATAGACGAAGAACGAGTCCCCGGCGGCCCATTGTGTGGCCACGAAGTCCTTGTACTCCTTGTCCTTGACGTCCTTGCCGTCGGTGAGGAGCAACACTGTCATCACGGGGAATGTAAGCAGCGTATGCGTCCGCTCATCATTAAGCCACCTCATGTATCTCTTCTGGAGCCAGTTGACCGCATCCCAGTTGGGCTTGCTCCCATCGGGGAAAGTAAAGCCGTCGAACATGGTATGCCAATAGTAGCTGTCGAAGACATTGAAGTTCGTGAACGGACTTTGGTTGCTGCGATTCCCAGCAGGCTGGTTTATGTAATGGGTGACCTGTTGGAAGTATTGGTCTATCTCGTCCCCTATGGTCCTTTTGTCAAGGCACGCATCGGAGGTCGCCAGCTTGTCGGCGTTCCTGTAGTAGTCCTTGCCCCACTCCTTCTCGCAGAAGTACGAGAAGAAGTTGAAGAACTCCCCATAGGCACCGGCGCCCTTCTTTTGTGCGGAGAGCAGGAACACGAGGTTGCAGAACTGGCCACAGAAGGAACTGAGGTGCTTGGGGGCCTTGTTCTTCGTGCCGTCTATGTTGGTGGTCCCGTCGACGAGGAGTGGGTACAGGGAGTAGGCGGAACAATAGACCTTAAGTACGGGCGAGTTTGACGCGTCATGTTGGTATATGATATGGTGCGTCAAATCCTTTGCGTACTGGTCCCTGTAGGGAGAGCCTATCTCGGCGAGAAGCTCCTTCATCTGGGACATCTGGATGAGCCTGTTGATGTCCTTGTAGACCTCCCCCTCAAGGGTGGCCACGTTCTTGCAGGCCGAGTTCGCGTTGTCATCAGTGTTGCTGAGGTTCGTGGCGGTGTCTCCGGAGGCCTCGTACCTGTGGATGTACTTGAGCTTGTCCCCTATGAGGCGGGCCTTCTTGTGTTCCTCCCTATATAGGATGTACTTCCTCGCCACCTCCGGATAATGCTTCATGAGATATCTCTCGACGATATCCTGAATCTGTTCCACATGGATGTCCCCGTTGAGTTTCCCGATGGCTTCCTTGATGTCCATCTCCATCAGGATGGCCATGGGCTTAGACTGTTCCTGTCCAGCCGAAGAGAAGGCATTGTCCACTGCGGTTTTAATTCTCCGGTAATCAAAGGCCTCAGGCAGGCCGTCCCTCTTGATTACCTGCTGCATTTTGTTCTTTACGTACATATCTTACTGTTTTAGTTCCTGACTGTTGCAGGACATAGTGCGCGGTTCATCTTTCAGTCCTCAAGAGCCTTGAGCTTGGTTATGGTGTTCGTCCCCACTACGTCGATACCCATGGGAACCTGGGGGTTGCTGTCAAGGTACTGTCTCAGTTCCCTCCCTATTACAAGGGGATCCCTGTACAGCTTGCCCACATCGTCCACGAGGGTTCCCCTGACCTTGGTGAGGGGGAACTCCCAGACGAGGGGGACCAAGGAGCTCCTGTTGACCACGATGAACCTGTAGTCCTTAAGCTCAAAGTCCTTGAAATAGGGGTCCGCATCGAGGTTGGCACGCAGGATGGACCAGTACAGGCGACCCTGTATCATATAGTTCCACTGGCAGAAGCTCTCCTGGAAATCCCATTCCTTGTGGGAGCTCGTCTTGAGGTCGCAGGGGATGATCACCTTGTCGTCGTAGTCGACTATGGCCAGGTCCATCATGCACCTGTAACCTACGCCCTCGAGGTCAGCCCTGAACTTAAGCTGGTAGTACCTCCTTACTGGAGTGTCTTCGTCATCATCCATGAAGTACCCTGAAGTCGCGGGGCTGTTCCGAAGGGCGTTGACCGTACTGACCACATCATTGTAGGTATTGCCGTCTATGATGGTCTTGTCTCCGGCAAGGTACATGAGGTTGTAGTACACGGAGCACCTTTCGATGAGTACCTTGACCCTGGTGTCGTCCCTCCAGTTCCTCTGGAACTCAAACACGTTGGCGTCAGTGAGGATGGCTTCGTATGGAATGGCCGAGAATCCCGCGCAAGTGTCACTGTAATTGCTGAACAGATCCTTGACTATGAGAAGTTCCTTGTCTCCCATGGAAGGGAACTCCGCCACATAGAACAGCCTGTCGAACTCGTCCCTCCCGCCGGTAATCCACGCATCCACGCAGCTTCCGAAGGTGAGGGAAGGTGATTCCTTCCTGTCGAAGAGGTGGCCGAGGTTGTTGAAGCCCTCCCTTTCATAGGTACTCAGGGTACTGTAGGAAAGTTCTGGCATGTTCCTGTACTCGGGCTCCAAGATGGGGAGCGCGATGGAGCTGAGCTCCTTTACTATCTCCATATGAATTCAATTGTCCAGTTGTCTGATGATTTCGACGGCTTGCATCAGTTGCCGTTTCGTGTGCAGCTCAAAGAAGACGCAGTTTGGCATGTTGTACTCCAACCATTTCCTGAAGAGCTTGCGCTTGTATGGATAGACGTCGTTGAGCATTCCCTTCACCTCTATGACTATTAAGTGTCCGGCGTAGTTGAACGTAATGTCCGGGGTATAGGTGATGTCCTTCATCTTGGTGTCGTTCAGCTTGAGGTTCCGGGTATGGTTGTCAGGGCTGTAGAAGGGTACCGTGGGCTTGACGCCCTCGGACAGGATGAACCTCATTCCCTCGTACTTGACGTCGAAGCCTTCCTCTTTCAGTGCCCTGTACATGGAAGCCTCGGCCTTTGACCTGAAATGGATTCCATCGTAGGTCAAAGGCGTGGCGTTCCGTATCTTCCTATTCTCCACCTTCCACGATGTCCTGCAATTCCTCGAGCCTGTTCTGAAGGCTTAACACCTGCTTCGAAAGTCCGAAGATCTTGTTGTTGGCCTCTTCCAGTTCCTGCTTGAGCTTGCAGTATCCCTCGATGAGGGACTCAAGTTCCACATTCTGCCGCTCCTCCTGGGCCTTTGTGGTGGCCTCCTCCTTCTTGGGCGCGGGAGTCTCACGGAGTTCCACCCAGTTCTGAATGAGCAAGTAAGGCAAGGTCTCTGGACATACGTCACAGAAGACGGACTTATCGACGGCCTTGCCTTCCTTGGTGGTGTAGCGAGTCCTGAATTTCAGGGTTTCCCCCATTTGCACCTTCCTGTTGGTGCCTCTTACATAATACTCTTTCATTTTAAGATGTTTAAGTTAATCAATTTCATTGTACCATTCAATCTCAGTCCCGAACCTCTTCCTCACATGGTCGTTTATGGCGGGCCACAGGTCAGGCGGGAACTTGAAGTCAGCCCTTGTACATGCGGCGGGATGTACGGTCAGGAAGCAATTGACCCGAAAGTCGATATACCTCTCGAATGACTGCGCGTCCTTACCCATCAGTACGCAGGCGATGTCTGGATTGTTTTGGGATGTCCTGAGGAGCAGTGAGCTTATGAATGGCCTCCACAGCAGGCAGTGCGAACCAGGTCTGCCTGTCCTGCAAGTCAGGGCCGAATTAAGCATCAACACCCCCTGTCTCTCCCATGTCTCCAAACTAGGGTCAAAGATAGTCAAATTGTGCGGCCTTGAGAAATCTATTACGGACTCCCTAAGCACCCTTAATGACGGGGATAACCTCCCTCCCGGGTCTATGCCTCCCGAGGCTGGATTGTACCTTATGGGAGGCAGCCTGTTGCCAAAGGCTATCCCAGTGGCGACGCCCCTTTGCGGATAGGGGTCCTGGCCGAGGATGATGACCTTGAGCCTTTCGTATGGACACAGCCTGAAAGCCTCAAAGATGTTCCCATAGGAAGGGCAGATGTCGTTGGCCATGGGGGCGAGCGACCTGAGGATTTTGGTGGCCTCCCCGATGTCCAGGACAGCAGCCCATCCCCCGAAGTATTCCCTGGCCGTCATTACAGTTCCCCTATATATTGAAGGGCGACGTTCCGCAGGGACTCGTCGGTGGTATGCAAGGTAGGCTCCTCGACGCCCCTGATGGCAAAGGGACAGTCCTCGATGATTATCTGTATGGGAATGTGCCTATAGCTGTACACAAAGGCTTCCGAGCGGACATGAGGCATCACGATTTCGGCCTCCAGGGAAGCCTCGACCAGCCCCTTGCCGCAATAGGCCTGTATGATGTCCTTCCTTTCCAGGAAGACCGAGGGAGCTATCCGCATCACGGGCCTCACGAACTGGTAGGTGAAGTCACCATTGCCGGGCTTCCATGCCCTGTGGAGCCTCCAGGAACAGATCATGAGGGGCTTCATGTCCCTGTCCAGGAGTATCCCGGAGCTGCCGTAGTACAGGAAGTCCTTGCCTGGAATCGCGACCTTCACCAGCCTGTCAAGGGGGAAGCCCTCGTTGAAGAGTGTCCTGAAGATTGGGTCCGCCGTCTTGTTGGTGACCTCATACCCATTGCAATACAAGGAGACGACAAGAGTGTCCGTCTTCCTGCCATGAAGGTCAGGGTGAAGGATGAGCAGTCTGTTGTCGGACAACGCCGTTATGGCATTCCCCATGACAAACAGCGGAACCTCGATGTCATCCCCGTCTATCGGGACTTCAAGGAACCTTCGGAACTGGGCGTTGCCGTCAACTATGTCGACAGGATTGGCCACTACGCCGGGATGCCTCCCATAGATGCTGCCATCTGTCCTCGCGAAGGCGTCCTTTATAACTACAGCGGTGTTCATCATGCGGTCGTCTTGAATATCATGTTGTGCGCGTCATACTCCGTGAAGAACGGGAAGTCATAGGGAATGGCCGGGGCGAGCTGGTTGGCAATGAAGTTGGTGAAGAGGTTGGTGATCACCGAGCCTATCATGCAGGCCAGGTAGGTGGTCTGCTTCAGGGAGCACACGGTCTCGTCGGCCTCACCGTCTGAGAACAGGTAGTCCCTGTCATACCTCTCCATGCTGTAGTCGTCGTCACCGGCAATTGCGAACACCTGCAAGGTATCGATGCTCAGCCTTCCGTCTATATACAGGCACTTACGCCTTTCGTCAGGTGTCTTTCCCCGAAGGTGGTCCCTCCACTTGGCGAAGAACAGCTTCCTTGCGGACATGTTGTCGAAGCCGCAGATCATGATGTCGCTGGCCTCGTCAGTCTCCTGGAACTTTCGGTCTATCCCAAAGGCGTTGGTCATGTTGGTGTACTTCTTTATCATCTGCACCATGGCCGTCACCTTGGTCTTCCCCACGTCGTCCCTGCTGAACAGTTGCCCGGACATGTTGGAGGCTTCCACAATGTCGTCATCGTACAGGAACATGCCAGCGGGGGTCATCCTGGCAATCTGGAACACGGCGTTCGAGCCTATGCCCCCTATGCCCGCCACTATGACCACGGACTTTCGGATGCTGTCATACCATTCGGCGCCTGAGAACCTCGACGTGGAGTCATCCAGGAGAAGGGTCGGGGAATTCGGGACTATCATGCCGGTGGAGTCGTAGGGTTCGCCCCTAGGCTGCTCGGCCCTCGACTCCTCCACGTGCTCGACCACCACGCTCAGTGGCGGCGTTACTGGGGAATCCTCTCCAAGATGCCTGTCATAGTCATCCCTTGGGGAATTCTCCACAATCCTGGTGACCCCCTCGGGAATCGGCGGTTCCTCTTCCGTCTCTCGGCCTTCCGTCTCAGCGAGGAGCTGGTCAACGCGTCTGACGATATCGTCCTCCAGGGCTTCGTCAGTCTCATGGGATTCCTCGGCAATGTTCTCCTGTTCCTCAGGGGGAACCATGGCCTGAGATTCATCGTTATCCACTGCCTGCTCAATCGCGACATATGTGGTATTTGGTCTATCCAGGGCCTCCCTTATGGCGTTCAGGTCAGTCGTTATCCTGAAAGGATATTCAGGTTCGTCCTGACGACGTTCCCCCTCGGGTTCGGCTGGGGTGAAGTCCATGGGATCCAAACCAGCCGAGGCGAGTATTTCATTCAGTTCTGTGTTGTCCATGTTCAATAGATCCATCTTTCAAGTTCATTGATGTACGCGGTGAGGTACGGGTTGTCATGGAGCGGATCCACGAAGGTCTTGAGCTCCTCCTGCATGGCCATGGCCTTCACCGACCAATAGGAGTCGTCGTCAAGCATCGGGTACATGTCACGGAAGGAATCGTCCTTGCCATACATGAGGCTGTACTCGACGGAGTAGTCCCTCCAGCTTGTGAAGGCATCCATGTCCACGCCCCCGAACTGCTTGTCATAGACGGGGACCATGTATTTGTCGACCCACTCCTTGAGGTTCGACTTGCCGCCGTGCATGATGAGGGAACAGGTGAGCATCCTGAGCACGAGCTCCCGTATGGACTCGTCCCCCACCATGTAGCTGGACCGCAAGTTAGCCACGTCGTTCTGGACGACGCCCTCAAGCTCCCTCTCGGAGAACAGTCCGGGCTCAGCCTTTTGGGGCTGCCAGGCATCGGAGATTCCGGGAGACAACGTGACGGCAGAGGCCTTCTTCCTTTTCTCGATTTCCTCGAACCTCCTGTCCATGTCGTCGAAGGGATTGGCCACCGCAGGCTTCTCGATGTCGAGCATGAAGTACTCGACCTTGCTGCACACGTCTTCCTTCCTGACTTCCTTGCGGTCGTCGCCCGACTTGACTTCTCCCTCACCAAAGAACTGGTAGGTGCTCTCAAGGCAGGTCACGGTGATTTCCCTCTTGATCCTGACGTTCCTCGTTATGGCCGCGACGTAGTTTCCCGCATTGTCGACTATCAGGGAGACGAAGTTGTTGGTGTCGTTGCCTTCAACTTGCAGCGTGTTGATGTCCTGGCCGCTGAAGAACGCACCGAGCCTGTGATGGGAATGTATCAGCCCGATCTCACAGTCGAACAGTTCCATGTTTTGGGCCATGTATGCGGCCACGTCCTCGTTCATGTGGTATTCGGTCCATCCCGAAGTCCCGAGGTCCATGGGATAGAAGTCCTCGCACCTGATTACGAGATCGCCTCCCTCGAAAGAGCCCGTGTGGTGATAGAACAGCACCCCGGACCACTCGGTGCTGGGGAACTTCCTCTGCAAGTACCTTATCTTGGATTCCACCGGCTCGGGAATCACCATCCTATACGTGGAGGACATTTTGACTGGCGCAGGGGAGTTCCCCGCCTGTAGTTGCTTGGTTTCTTTCATTTTTGAATCTATAGTTAACCGTACGAAGTATCCTGTTGAGCAGGGGCATGGCGAACAGATGGTGCAGCAGCACGGTTGGAGCCTCCCTGCTCGACCCGTCGTCATAGATGGAGAGGTTCACGTCCCGCCCCTTGAAAGTAAGCACATAGGCACCCTCATATTCACTGGGGATGCAGGTAGAGAAGCCCCGTGAATAGAACCTCCTGTCCCGCACGATGGCCTTCACCAGTATCCTCAGATTGAAGCAATACCTGGCTGCGGTCTTACAGCCATCCACGAGACGATTGTTCACATAATCTATGAAGCAATTCGAGATGTCCATCATGAAGTCATAGTACTGCATCCCTACGGAGAACGAGTTGTTGCAATAGTTGAACTTGAGATGCCCGTTGGTAAGGTAGTACCTGATGAAGTCCTGAAGCGCAGCCTTCCCGAACTTTTCGTTGAAGTGCCCTATCAGGGAATTCGAGAACAGGGAGTCGTCATACTCGTTTTCTATGAGGTATCCCTTGTTGCCGATCTCCTCGAGCCTCCTGTAGGGGACCCCTGTAAGGGACTCTACTGTCACGTACATGGAGAGCTCCTGGCAGAACAGCATCCACTCCGTCTCGTCGAACTCATTCTTGAGGGAGTTGATGGTCCCGACTATGGGACCCCTCCCGAGGCACGGGCTGTCGAAACGTGAGAAGTCCTGCTTGTTGATTCCCCTGAGGTGGCTATGGGAGTAGTCGCTGAGGAACTGCGTCATGGAATACCTGGCCCTGTTGAGGTAGAAGCCGTGGCTGCTGGGAGGGATCTTCCCGTCAAGGCCCACCCTGACCAGCGCATAGAGGTCGTCGATGACAACGGATCTGTCGTTCTCGTTGGTCACGGTGACATGCGGCCAGTAGACATAGATGGAGCAGTACAGCCTGGCGGCGCCTTCTATCACCTTCCCGATCCTATGGTCCGAGATGTCAATGGTAGCGTCGGGAAGCTGTCCCGCATCCCATGCACAGCCTATATAGCGTTCCATCCGGGAGCTTTGCAGGTCGACGAACTGTTCCCCGAAGAAGTCCTGGAATACCCTGTATACCGCAGCTACCTTGAAGAAAACCCTGTCATGGAATTGTTCTTTTGTCATTAGCATAGGCAATGGACTTTTGGTAAAATAAAATAAAGGGAGCGAATGGTCATCCCACCCGCTCCCCTGGCATTGAGTAAAACAGGACAGCCCCTACAGGTTGGCCTCGATTATGTCATCAATCTCCTTTGAAGAGAACGGCGCATCCGCAAGGTTCTGGTTGTCCTTGACGCTCGCGAGTTTCCCTACCATCTCACCGAGCTTGGCGAGATCCTGGACATTGAGCAGGTCGGCTTCCACCGCAAGCCTCACTACGTTGAAGAGGTTGTCACGAAGCTCCTCGGACTCCTTGGACTTGGGTTCCTCCTCGTTGTCTATGTCACAGTCCGTGCCCTCATCTTCGTCATCGTCATCGACATAGCCGTTGTCACAGAGGAAGGTCTCGAGGGAATCCGTGGGCACCTGGGTGAAGTTCCGCCCATAGGCCTCCTGGATTCTGTCCTGAAGGCCCTGTTCCTTGATGATGGGATAGATCTCCGTGAACCTGTCCATGGCTCCCGAAGCGATGTTCTTGTGGGTGTTGGTGAGGAGGAAGACCAGGTTGTTCGTGGTTTGTCCCTTGTAGGGGACGTTGGCGGGCAGCGGAGAGGCGTCGTCATTGAGGGTGGTCTTGGTTATGCCCTCGGTAAAGGACATCCCGGTATAGTCGATGCCGTTCTCCCTGAAAGCCGCCTTGAGCTCCCCAAGGGTTGTTGCATTGGTAGTGATTTTGTACCTTTTTTGGTCTTTGGTACTGGCGACCATGATTGTGCGATTTGTTTCCATAATCGTTGTATAGCTAGTTATTTGAACAATGTCTTTAGTCTTTTGAATTCCTGCTTGTCTTCAAGCACCAGGAAGTAATCCGAGAAATCCTTGACCTTGAGGCGGTCCCTGTCCTTGAAGAACCCGGTGTTAGGAAGTCTTTCAAGTAGCTCCGGGGTCACCTTCACCTCCTCCAGGCCAAAGTCAGGTATGACATAGGGAAGCCCCGTCTTCTCCGAGAGCCTCACTGCGTCCTCCTTGCCATACTTGTCCCTGTCAAAGGAGATGTAGACCTTCCGATACCTTCTCTTGAGTTCCTTCAGGGCGGTGTCGCTTATGCCGTAGCCCTCTCCTTGGGGGGCCACGGCGGGTATCCCAAGCTGTGACCATACGCACAGTGCGTCCTTGAGGGAGGAGCAGATCACCATCCGCTCCCCGTACTCAGGGATTCTTGTCCAAAGGGAAATCACGGAGCTGTCCATGCTGTTGCACCACTTGAAGCCATCCTTGTTGAACGGCTGGTAGATTTTCAGCGACAGCCTCCGCTCCTTCCTCTCGACGAACACGTATGCATACTTGTCCGCCTTGAACACCATCCTTCGGCCCTTGTCCTCAGGACTCTCCTTCTTGGTGATGATCTTATGTGAGATGGGATACACCTCACACTGCTTCAGGAGTTCTGGGTTCACCCCGTAGCTCCTCCAGTAGTCGTAGTCGTATTCCTGCCACGGACGTACCCTCACCTCAAGCTTCGTGAGCCTGTCCCTTTCCTGCCTTGTGAAGGTCTTCACCCTCTTGGCCTTGAGCGTGACCTTGGCATCCGACAGCAGCTGTTCCTGTATCCTGGCCAAGGCCTGGGGGAACGTACAGTGCCAATACTGGCAAAGCAGTTCCATCAGGCCACCATTTTCTGCGGTGGCATAGTCTATGTACCTGACATGGCCGTTCCTGGTGACATAAAGTCCGAAGGAGGGCTTGCTGTCCTTCCTTAGGGGAGAGTTTATGCAACAGGGAAGGACGTGGATGTCAAAGCAGCATGCCAGCACCTCGGCCTCGGAATAGTTGCCGAACAACTCTCCCATGCTGACGTTGGGACCTGTCTCACCTACTACCATAAGATCTACTTCAAGGTGTTCTCAGTCTATTCCCAAGGCATCTTGGGGGCGTCGTCGGCTGGAAGGTCGTCAAGGACGACCCCAGGATTGCCAGATTGGGGCGTGTCACCGTAGGAGTAGGGCTGTTCGAGGTTCGTGGCCTCCACGGAGTACTCCTGGAGAGGGCACACCTTGTAGGTGAACTTCTGTGAGAACGAGCTCTCGGGATTCCGATAGAGGAAGATGAGCCTGTCCTCGGCCCTCTTGAGCACCTTGTCGTTGACATAGCCGAACATGAGCTGCGGATCCGTGGATATCACCTGGAACTGACCGCTCTCGGTCGACTTCACACCATAGGTGAGGTAAATCTTGTTGTTGGGCTGAAGCGCGATGGCCTCCCTGAGCTCGGAGAAGTCGCCCTTGAAGTAGTCCTTGACGTGCTCAAGCTGGAGGGTATATATGTCAAGATCCTCCCCGTCCCTGAGAAGCCACTCGTTTTTCTCATACGTGAAGGCATCACGTATGCCGAGGAAGGTATGCAGGAACGCCACCAACTGGGCCTCACCTTCCCAGGCGACCCTGTACTTGGCGTCGATCTTCTGGAGGTGAACCATGTTGTCCTTGCCTGTATAGGTAAGCCTCTTGCCCGCCTTGGCGTCCTCGGCGCTGGCGTTGGCCGAATTGCCGTACCTGTCTATCACGGTGAGAAGCTTGACTTCCTTGCCTTCGGAGTTCGTGAAGCTCCTTGCCGCCGCCGTGTTCCTCAGGAAGAAGGACACCTTGTTGATGACATCTATTCCATCATTGAGCTCGGGGACCGTCTTCACGATGAAGTCAATGCGGACGGTCTCCACGCCATCCTGTTCGCCGGTGTACTGAGGTTCGGCGACCTCCCTTCCATAGAGCTTCCCGAGCTCCTCCTTGGAGGGATTCACGGCAAGGATTTGGGAAGCCCCTATGCCTACGTACCTTTTGAAGTCCCCAAACGATTCCGAGGACTGGTGGGTCTGGCCAATTGCCAGGAAACTGTAACTGCTGTTCATTTTACCTTTGCTTTTATGTTTGACATTAATTGAATGGGTCGAATTCAGGAACCGACGGTCCCTCGGGAACCGCTTCCGGCTCGGGTTCCTCAGCCACGGGGGCTTCTTCCAAGGCCTCAGGGAGGTCATCGGGAACTGCCTCAGGCTCGGACTCCTTAACTACTGGAGCCTCCTCAGGAGTCTCTGAGGCATCGTCAGGAATTATGTTCGGCACAGTCTCCTCAAAAGTCGGAGTTACTTCCTTAGGAGTAGTGGCGGCAGAGTCCTCACAATGGTTGTACACCACATATACATTTCTTCCGGCATCGTAGTGCACGTTGGGGTTGGGCTCCCAGGTGGTCACCTTTACGGGCCTGCCTTCCTTGTCGAACTTGCCGGCCACCTCATTGACCTCACGATGGCAGAGCTGGCTTGCCGCAAGGCCATACTTGGCCATCAAGCCAGCATTTTGGCTGTCTATGATCTCTTGGATGGTACGGTACTCCTCAGTAAGCTTCTGGATCTTGCTTACTATCCTTTTCTTCCTCTCTACGTCAGGCTGTACGACCTGCGCAATCCTTTTCACTGCGGCCCAGTCGCGGGTCGAAAGAATTTTCTCCATGTTGCTTTGTGTTTTTGGGTTTTTGTTAAACTTTAAGAATTTTGGGTTTTCGTCATATCCAGGAATATCTGCGACATGTCCACCTTGAGGACGTTGTCCTCGTCCGAGGAGGCCACCATGAACCTCTTTCCCCGAAGGTGCAGGCACCTGGCCTCCCTAAGGGTGTTGTCGCCCCCCTCAAAGGAGATGTAGGTCTTCTTGCCCTCCCTGTAGATGTAGCCTATGGCGTCGGCCTCGCCGCAGATGATGGGGCCCATCTTCCCTGCGAGGTCCAGGGTCATCTCGCTCTGCTCCTGGCTGTCCTTCGTGATCTGCTTGTCCTTCACGTGGCACACAAGAATCAAGGTCTCGCAAAGCGGCTTGAACATGTTGATGATTTCCTTGATGGCAAGCCTGGTGTACAGGTAGCCCGAGCCATTGGGAAGCGTCCTGACGTCCGCATTGGGGTCAAGTATCGGCCTTCCGTCCTTGTCCTTGGCCACCATCCCCATCTTGTCCTTCAAGTAGCCCCAGCCAGCTCCCATGGAAGTCTTCCTGTACTTGCTGGCCGCCACCGCGAGGGACATCTCCTCGAGCCTCGAGGCATTGTCTATGGTGATGTACCTGTACGGCAGCTTTCCGCCGTTCTCCCTTATCTTGTCCTCGATGGCGGACCTGATGTTGTATATGTCGGCCGCTCCCTTGGCCTGTATGACCATCGCGTCGAGGGCCCTGTAGCCATCCTCGAGGTCTATGATGAGGTTGGAGTCCAGGGAGGCCACTATGCTGCTCTTCCCAGTCTTCGGCTTCCCGAAGAGCACCAGGAGCCTCGGGTTGTAACTGATTGCCTTCCTACGTTCCGTAGGCAAAATGATGTTGCTCATAAATCGCTTCTGCTTTGATAATATTAAGTACAAAAATACCTGGAGTTTTCCAGGTATACAATAGATTGAATGAGTCGCTTTGGATGGCGAAGAACCTTCCTAAGCCGGCTCGAACACTGTCCCCGGGTTGAGGCTGTCCTGCTCCACCCTTCGAACGTAGTCATAGACGGCGTTGAGGCCATTTATGTCGTCGGACCTCGGCAGCTCCGAGAACATGCTGGTGGCCCCGTCGAAGAACAGCGGGACTATTAGCCCCCCGGCGCCGTAGTCCCTGTCGTCAAGGAACTCCAGGAACCTTCCGTAGTTCTTCAGCCTCTCTATGCTGTAGCCGTTGTACTCCCTCTTCCTGAACTTGTAGGGATTGAAGAGGCCCAATATGACGTTGGCGTCACGTGCGGTGGTCTTGCAATCCCCCAAGCCACTGACGGTGGGCCTCATCATGTCGACCTTGATGCTTTCCAGGCCTTCCTGCGCCTGGGCCTGGTGCTGGATGAACACGAAGATGTACTTGAGCTGCTTCCTCAGCGAGATGCCGTACTTCGACATCCTGTCTATGGTCTCCATCCTGCTGTTGCAGCCGCTCTCCTGCACGAGGTTCGCGCCGTTGTCAAGGATTATTATCCTGTACTCGTCCTCGTCGTCCTGGGTGTATGGGTTGATGGGGTCGACCACGGGAACCTCCTCAACCTTGCCTGTGACGTCGTTCTTCCTCCTGACCACGGTGTAGTTCATGTGACCGTGCTCAAGGGCGTAGTTCCTGCACACCTTGTTGATTCCCGTGGGGTTCTTGGTGGTGTCGTCGAAGGACACCATCCTGTCATAGGCCTCTATGTACGGCCTGTACCTGGCGGACTCAAGGAGCTCGAAGATGTGGGGGTCACAGGGGTGGCTGCGGTCGGTGCTTCTGAGAATCTTGGGCGAGATGTGCACCCTGTCCAGCCTGGACAGCAGGTAGCACAGGAACTCGTCGTACTTCTCGGCGGCGCTCATCTCAAGGGAGAAGTAAAGCACCCGCACCTTGAGCTCGGGATGGGACATCATGAAGAACAGGGGCTCGTAGATGAACATGTAGTCGCTCAGCTTCGACTTCCCCACCTTCTGGTTCGCCGTGATCAGCACGAACTTGCCCCTCTCGAACCCCGGATATACATGCCTGGCCCGGGCGAAGGGGAACGGGAGGCAGTTGTACTTGCCGTCCAGCACCCTCTGCCTGCGGGCCTTGTATGCATCCAGCACTTCCTCGAACTTTCCCATGGCTATAGCATCGTCGTGGTCCAGTCCTCGGAACGGCTGTCGGGAACCTCCCCGGCCTCCTTCTCGTTGAGCGCGTTCTCGAGGTAGGTGGCGAGCTCAGACCTCACCACCTTCTTCACGGTGCATCCGAGCTCGTCAAGTATGGGGACCTCCTTCGAGATGAAATACTTGCTGAGCTGGCGGCTCCTCGGGGAGTTGTCCATCTCCCTGTTGTAGTCTCTGGCTGCGGCGAGCACCGCCTCCTTGAAATTCTCCTTGTCCCCGTACCTCTTGACCAGTCCGTCATAGGAGGCCATGAACTTCTTGAACTTCAGCTTCAGCTCCCTCGAGTTGCACCTGTAGTAATAGGGAGTGGGCCCGCTGTTCCCAATCATCTTGCCTGGCGGCCAGAACTTCGCGAACTGCCTCACCAGGTCGTCCAGCCATTCCTCATCATCCACGACGCCCGTGGAGTCCAGGAGGATTTCGTCAAGCTCCTCACTCCACCTCTGGGTGACGAGATAGTCCCTGCCGTTCTTCACCATGATCTCCCTGTCCAGCAGGTCCTTTATGTCCTTCCCCACGTCTGGGGATGTCCTCACCGCAAGGGCGAAGAGCACCTGCGGGATGGAGAGGTTGTGCTTCTCGGCAATCCTCTCATTGATTTGAAAATCCATCTTCAGTCATCTTTACATTATCGCTATAGTTTCAATATCTGCTCGCTTACGTCCCTGAGGTGCCTGTTGAGGTCCTCGAGGATGCAGTCGCACACGTCCTCATGGAGCCGTCTCCTGAAGGACGTGGACAGCTTGCTCTGGGGATCGCTCTTGCAGAACGCGATGGAATCCATCCCACTGCCAACGGTGATGGTGCCGTAGAGTTTCCTGAACTCCCTCATCTTCTCTATGAGCTCCTTGCACTTGCGCCTTTCGCCCATCAGTGCGACGGCCTTGTCAAATGTCTCTTCCGTCATGGTCTATAGACAATCGGTTATGTCATTTACCTTCCTTATGAACCTGGGGTCATAGTCCCCCATCATGTCATTCACGATCTCCTCCTCCCTGGTGCCGCTGTAGTACGGGATGACTATCTTTGGGTGCCTGTGCCGGAGGAGACGGCCAATCCTCTGGACCTTTATGGTGTCCGAGGAGTTGACGTTGGCGAAGATTCCCCACTGGCAGTTCACCAGGTTCACCCCTTCGTTGAGTATCTGGCAAGCCGTTATATGGTCTATCTTGCCTGAGTTGAACTCGTCGAGCAACTGGTCGTTCACCTTGTCGCCGTTTTTTGAGTGTATGCAGTGCGTCCCAAGGATTTCGGCCTGCTGCACGCTGCAACAGAAGGTGAGCGTCCTGAAGGGGGCCAGCTTCCCGAGGATTCCCAGTACGACCCGGTTCTTCGCGTTCGCGAGGAACTTCAGCCTCTCGCCGCAGAGGTTCAGCCAGGAATGCTTGGCCCACTCGCTGCGGGTTTTCTCGTAGAATCTCTTTCGGCGGTCTACCTCCTGATTGTACCACTGGAGCTTCTGCCTCTGGGTCGCCCTGAGGTCGGCCCTCTCCCCCGACTTCCTGTACTTCCAGGCCATCTCGTAGTCGTCTTTAATCACAGGGTTTCTCGCCTTGGGATTAATCGCCACCACCTCCCCCCTCTCCCTGTTGTCAAGCTGGAGCGGAAGCAGGTATATCTCGGGTTCAGGGAGGACTCCCCCATCGATCGCCTCCTGTGTAGTCACGGAGACGACGCCGACGTTGTAATGAATCCTGAGCCAATGCCTCAAGTTGTCCGGTATGGTCGCCGAGAGGCCTATGAGATGACTGAACCTGAGGGTGGACAGGCTGAGGAGCCTCGCGTCAGACCCGACATGGTGCACCTCGTCGGCTATCACCACGTCGAAGTACTCCTCCTCGTGCCTGTGGAGGGACTCGTAGCATTCCATGAGAACCTTCACCGGGAGCCCGGCGAAGCTGCCCCACTTCGAGATTTCATCGGACCAGGTGTCCTTGTGGACCCTCTTCGCCACAAGCAGGAGTATCCTGCATTCCCTCGAGGGGTCCTTCAGGCAGAGCTGCCGAACGAGGTCCAGGGAGAGCTTCGTCTTCCCGTAGCCGGTCCCCGCCTCTATTATGAGGTGCGGGGATGTCTTGAGTACCCTAAGGCACTCCTGCCTTACGTCTTCCCTGTTCATAGTGTAAACAATGTCTTGGTTTCCCTCACCCTGGCGGAGATGTCGTTGCCCTCGTTGTCCCGCCACTTGTAGTAGCGCCAGTAGGTGACCTGTATCTTCCTGTGCTTGCCGTCAATCCACACGGCCCCGAACTCAAACCAGTACTTCGCGAGGAAATGCCTCACGACCAGGAACACGAGAACCGCAAGCGGCAGGATGAGCAACCACTGTACGCTGGCGTCAGTTACCATGAGGCAGCGCATCAGTCGTCCCCTCCTGACAGACAGAACAGGGCGACGATGAATACGATCATTACGTGTGACCAGATAATCATAGCTCCTTAAGTTTAAAAGGCATCGGCAGGCGTCCTGGAAGAAAGTAAGGGAAATGGCAAAAATAAAGCCCAAGACGTATGCCGACACCGAAAGTCCTTTAAAAAGTGCCGAAGGATGGCCTATGGAAAACCCCTGAAAAGAACCAGAAACGGGGCGTACAGCCAGCCACCCTTCGGCACGACATCCATGTAAATTCAATATGCAAAGATAGGAAACAATTCCCATTATTGCCAAACAAAACCAAGGTTCAGCGGAGCGCCGGCCCTCAGTCCTCCCGGGACCTGCGCCTCCCTATGCACCTGCTGGCCCACTTGAGCCATTCGCTGTCGACGAAGTAGGCCTGCTGCCCATACTCCGAGACACCCATGTCGTCATTTATGAGGTAGGAGTTGCTGTCAAAGCCGTCCAGCTCCATGTAGGACTGCGACTCAGGCCAGCACACCACCTGAAAAAGCCTAGGTCTCTCCATGTCAGCCAATGTTAAGCAGCGAGGCGACCTTCCAAAGGACCCTCTTGAGCCTCATCTTCCACATCCAGCACCAGCTGTACGAGGGGCTGCCGCCCATAGCCAGCAGGCAGGTGTTCCTGCGGTCCCTTGCGAGGTGTCCATACCAACGGTCCTCGCAGGCCTTGGGTGTCCTCCCGATCTCGTCGGACACCATGATGAAGCACCTTGACATGTTCTGTGGGAAGGCCGTGACCTGCCTTATGAGCCTGAGGTCCTCGGCCTGCGTCCACTTTCTCTTTGGTGAAGTTGCCATAGTTGTTGTTTTTAATGGTTGTTGAAAAATAAGTGACGCCATCCAGTGCCTGCCGAAAACAGCTCCAGTTGACTATTGAATGCCTGCACGGGAGGGTGTCACCTTGTAGCTCCAGCAGGAATCGAACCTGCACCTGGGGTTTAGGAAACCCCCGTTCTGTCCGTTGAACTATGGAGCCAAATGAGGGATGCCTTCAATGGGACAGCCCCTTTGCAATGGGCAGCGGAATCGAACCACTGTCTCAAGGTTGAAGACCTTGCGTACTGACCGCTATACCAGCCCACCTTATAAAGCCTGGCGATCCTCACGGACAGCCAGGCCATTCCATAAACCGTAAAAAAAGTTGATGAACAAAAACTAAGCTATGAATAACCGCACTATGTTCCATAGCAGTCCTTGCAAAGCTACAAAATGAGGATGACAACCACAAAGGCCTTAACGCCATCCTTATGTACGTTAAAGGCCTGTGTACCTATAGCCTCGAGATCAGTCCCTCAAGCTCGTCGACGTGCATAGACAGACGTTCCTTCATGCCGCGCAGCTGCTTCAACAGGTATGCGCACCTGTCCTTCTCGGCGATGAGTCTCTTCGCCTCGTTGAATGTACTGTAGTCCATAATTCTTTTTAATTTTCTCGTTCAGCCAATCGTTCGGCGACTTCTTCAAGCTGGTCTGCTATGAGGCCACCGAGGTTCTCCAAATCCATCAAGTGCTTCTTGACGTCATCCTGTAGCCCCCGAAGCTTCCCGATGTCATCCATTACGACGGGAATGCCATTCGAGATGTCCGGAATGCTTCCGTCGGCCATTCCACGAAGCCTGAAGATGGTTCGGTCCAGCCTTTCACGGATGTTCCAGATGCAGTCAAGCAAGGAATCCTCATATACCTGAAGTTCCTTGAGGTCGCACCCAACAAGGTACAGCCTGTCCAAAGGCGAAAGGCCGCTCATATCGCACCCTCCCACATCTCGGTCCCTACAATCCCCCTGTCCATCTCCGAGGCCTCATGGGTCATGAACCTTACGCCCTTGTATTTGAAGGCTTCGGGAACCGGGTCATCCACAATCCTGAGGACGACTCCCTCCCTGGGAACCTTGTAGTCGCACATGGGCTCATTTTCCTCAAGGTGGAACATTCCCTTGAGTTCCCCAAAGGCCCTTTCCGGGAAGGATTCGTCTTGATTGATGTCTGGAAACAGGGCTTCACAGGGGCCAGTCCACAGGATTTCAATGGGCATCAGGATTGGGTGGGTTCCCATGTTCCCAACCGTCCACTCCCTCACCTCGTCCACGCCCCACTCCCTCTTGGTGCCGTCGGAACTTTCAGTGGTTATCCTATAAGGCATCAGCCTGCACTCGCCCCTCCTGCAACCGTAGTCATATCCCTGCTGTATGAAGGTGCCTGTGCCGGGGAGGTAGCCTACTATCTCGCCATAGAGGGACATCCCCTCCGGGATTATATCCTTCAGCTTCTCCGCCACATGGCTCCAAACGTCCACGTCATAGTAGCTTTTGGCGCCCTTGCAGACCCACCTGTTCTTTATGACGGTGCGCGAGGACCAGATGTACCTGTAATCAACGATGAAGTCCTCCCTGCGCAATGAGGGGAACGCCCTTGAAAGGAAGTTGCCGATGCACCTCACCAAGGAGAACCCCTTGGGAATGCGGCACATCACGTTGGCCAGGATGACACTTGTGCCATGGAGCTTCGTAGTGATCACCAAATTGTTGTCAGGCCTGAGCACCCTTCCGAAGTTCTTCCCGAGGGGCTGCGTGTCGTAGTGGAACATGAACTCCCCGGGGATTATGGTGTCGAACCTTTTCAGCCTGTTGTTCCTTTTATCCTTAGGAGCCTTGAAGGACTTCTCCACCTTATAAGGCAGGTACGCCTGCACGAAGAGCCTCCCGTCCACGGTGTCGAAGTCCTCCCCTACGTGTGACGTAAAGTCATAGCCCTCGAGCTTGGGGCAATAGCGCACAAGCTCCCTGGTGGTGAAGAGGCAGCCGAAGGACTGTACCCCACGGAGCTTCACCGTCCTCACCCTGCAACTCTTGGTGAAGTAACCGGTCATTCCCCGAAGCCTCCCCTCAAGTTCCCTTCTATCCCCCTCTTCCTTGGATTTCCGCATCGCCTCCTCGACCTCAAGCCACTCGCGGTAGTTGGCGTTCCTCTCGGGCTTGTCGAAGAGGTTGTTCACCCTGAGGAATTCATGGGACAGCTGGCACTCGTTCGATGCGTAGAGCATCACCTCCCCCTCCTTCACGCGGTCCTTCCTGACCACGGTAGGCTGGCCAGCTATGTCCACCACCCCAAGGAAGTCGGATCCTTCGATTGGGGTCACCTTGGGTATCCTCACCAAGGTGCAGCAGTACTCATGCGAGCCTGCGCTTGAAAAGCTTATAAGTTCCATATGGCAACAGTTGTCGTTTATGCCGTGACTATAAAAAATAAAAAAATAAAAAACAAAAAACAAGGGGACACGGCAAGCCGCATCCCCCAGAAAGCGTCGACCAGTTTGTGGAAAACAAACAGGACGTTTAAAATTTTTAAAGTTAAACAGTATTCACCGGCCGACGCCTTGAAGGGACGGCAGGGGTCGAACCTGCGTCTCCCGAAAACCGGGGCTCTCTCCCAATTGAGCTACGTCCCTTGGCAGACTATGCCTGCACTCGAACGATGTCCTCCTCACCGGGCCTCTCAAGCGTTACGAGCTGAGCCTTCGAGAGGTCAACCTTGTCCCCCACCCCAAGCTCGGAATCCCTGGAGAGCGGGATATAGGTCTGTCCGCCCGCCTTCATTATGAAGCATACGCTGTTCCCATACTGGGAAGCCACCACTTCCGCGCTCTTCACCGAAGAGATCTCCTCGGCGTCAAATGACCGCAATGACTTCACGCTCCAGTTTCCGGCGTAGCTCTTGAGGGTCGAAAAGATGTTCATAAGTTTCATCGCCAATGCCCTTTGGACTTGTTTTGGTACCTGGCTCACCTGTTGTTGTTGTTAAATGTAGTACTGAGGAATACTTCCGGCTGGCGCCGTACCCCAAATATCGGGGAAGTGTAATGGGCAGGTGTCGCTCTATGCGGCTCCCATAAATCCACGTTTCACTGGAATACAGTTCCCCGGGCCTTCCACATGACGGCTGTATGGAACATAAAACGGCGGCCATGCCTCAAATGGAGTACTTCTTCGACAATGCCGACGTCCGTAAAGCCAATGACTGAATGGGCGCATTTTTCCTAAAAGGGAAGCACAAAAATGCCGGATGCGGGCCTGGGGTTCCCCATGAATGCCAGGGTACAGGCAGTAAAGTCGGGAAGAAATGGGTCGGGGGAAGGGATTATGGGGAAGAGCCGGGGATGAAGGGGATGGAAGACACTGTGAAACAATTTGCAAGTTTAAAAAAAAGTGTTATATTTGCGGTTGCCTTAGACTACTAGTGAAAGTCTACACACCCCCCGAAGGTATGCGACACGACAAGTAAGGGGAGAAGGTGGCTGGTAAGGGAGGCAGATGTGACTGATACAGAATACGTTACAGAAACAAGCTGCAAACATATCCCTGAGATATTGCTGCCAAGGGCAAAAAGGTTCTTTGATATAAGCATGGTCCGTTGCTGATGCACTCTAGAGACGCTGAGGGAAAAACGGGATCGAGATAAAGACCATTAGGTGTAATAACCCGCCCATGTGAAGTTCAAGGAATAAGCTGAAACCCAATGGGTTCAGAAAGGGAGACGGTTCGTCCCCCTGGGTATACAGGTATCCTCTCTTCAGAGAGGTTCTTAAAAAACAATCTGAATCAACAAGCAACAGTTTCAACATTCTCCCCCGGTGATAACACCTACCCAAGAAGAAGAGAGGATGAGCCGGGGGGCCTATTGTCATAACCCTGGTGAAACGTCCTTCAAGGTAGGTTTCAATCTCGAGACTAACTCACTGATACTCAATAAATTATAACTACTATTAGTGATAGTTGAAAGTTAATATGGTACTTTCGGCTTAACGAATGTGCCATATTGCCATTTACTAATGTGGCATATTCCTTAAGGTGAATACCCCATGTAGGTTGTTTAAGCATTTTTCAATACCCCGACTCACGAATGTGCCATACTCGTCACGTCGACTTTGCCACTTAGGAGTTCACGAATATGGCACTTAAGTCGATGACGCCTAATTTTGGCCAAAATCATCCGATTTTTATCGACATAAAGGATTCACTTAGGAATTCCCCCTCCCCTGGATGGATTCCATGCCGCATATACCTATTATATATAGGAGTCCCCGGGCAGGGACATCATACGGCTGGGGCGGGAGCCCAGGGTGGTGGCGAATAATCCCCCCACAGGGTTTCGTCCTCCATGTCGCCCATACCTATTATATATATAGGCATGAAATTCCATCTACTCCTATTATATATATAGGAGTCCCGGTTACGGCCAAACCCAAGCTACACCTATTATATATATAGGAGTCACAGGCCGGCCACTCCTATTATATATAGGTACAGGTCCCAGGTTATACCTATAATATATATAGGTGCGGTGTCGTGGCTATACCTATAATATATATAGGAGTGTCGGCATCCATGTCCCGGTCCATATACTTATATTATATATATAGGAGTGGGACTGCCACTACACCTATTATATATGGGGCCACAGCCCTGCCCACTCTTCATGGTCATGGAGTCCAGGCCATACCTATTATATATAGGGATTCCTGGCCAGGCGATACACCTATTATATATAGGAGTGCCGGGCTTCCCATACCTATAATATATATATAGGTATCCAGGCCATGGTCGAACCCGGACTACACCTATTATATATATAGGTGTGTCAGGTCGGCCATACCTATTATATATATAGGCATGGGACCATGCCGTCGCCTGTAGTGGAAAATCAAAAAAAGACTTGCAGGATTGAAGAATCCTTCCTATATTTGCGGCGACTCTGGGAGGAGCTGCATCCTCAGCCGTGCCGAGCCACCCCCTTACGGAAAGGGTCTAACAGGGCTGGTACAGACATCGGGTCGAGAATGGGAGCCGTCCCGATACGGAAACATATCCCTGCCTCGTAGCCAACTGCCCCGATACCAGAGAAACCGCAGGTTGCCATGACCCCAGCTCGACACCATTGTGCAGCTTATGGAAAAATGGTGTCCACGAACAAACGTGGAGGCAATGCCAGAACCCCAGGCGGGAAACGCAACCGAGCAATGGCGATGAGACTTTGACGAGGAGCCAGGGTCTCCAGGCAGGTTTCAGGCGATTTATTTTTTTTTCGACCTGAGCGTGCCAGGGGGCTCCTTTGCGAAAGAGAGTTCTATTCACTGACGTTCATAGAAACTCTTGCCTTTCTTGATTCAGGAGCCCTTCCCCCTCACTCCAGCTCCACACTCCTGGGTACGCAGTTCATAAGTACACAGTTCAGTCAATCAGCCAATCAGTTGGTTGGTTCAGTTGAAGGAACCCAGGCTGTGGGGAATCAGGGTTCACACAACGGCTCTCCTGGGCAGGTGTGGCTGTGTCGACTCCCCGGGGGGAGGACCCCCCGGCCCCCCCCGGAAGCGAGTGTGGGTGAATAGACATCTTGTCCGCTACTTGGGTACTGCTGAGGTACTGGTTCGCTTGGATGCACCACTTGAAGGGACCAAGGCTGTATGGTGGCGGGGTTCGCCCACTCCTTCCTCCCTGAGGACCCAAGGCTGAGGGCAGTCGCTTCCTGAGTGGACTCCTGGCTAAGGGTACTATGTTCACTTGGCCCTCTTGGGATGGTCCAGTGGACACCAACCAAGTGGCCACCCCTTGGAAGGGATGTCGCCTTAAGGAACCTCCTTTAAAGGGACTTCCGGTCATAAGGAAGTGATCCCATGAGGGCTTGGTTGGTTCTGTCCCTCCCCCGGTTAAGGCATATTCCCAGGTGCCACGCCCCTTGAGGGGACATCCTTAAGGAACTCCCTTGAATGAATCCTGAAGGGAGCCCTGTGAATGAAACCCCCAGGGAACCTCTTGAATGGACTTCACTTGAAGCAGGCCGCTTCATTCACTCCTTGAGGCCACTATGGGGACTGTCCTTTGGGAGCCTGCATTATTCCCCACCCCTGCCCCATGCCCCCTCCCTGTGAAGCAGTCTTTGCCGTCACGACCCTTGCAAGTCTGGCCGATGTTCACTAACTTTGTACAAAACCTAATGGCACATGCGAACTAAGGAAAGATTCTGCTTCATGTACCCAGACGGGATGTCGAGGCTCCTCAGGGGACGCCTGCTCGACCCGGCAGCCAAGGTCCTCCTGGGGCTCACGGGATACCTCGGGTACAACACCAACGTGGTGAAGCTCGACCCCATCAGGAGGACCTCGCTGGCTAACTCATGCAGGATACCCAGGACCGCTCTTGACGACGTGCTGGCCGCCCTTGTGGGGGAGGGGGTGCTGGGGATGCTGGATGGGGACACCTACGTCATGGACAAGTCCCTCTTCTGGAAGGGGGACCTCAACTCAAGGGACGCTCTGAAGATGAAGGACCTCGGGAGGACCCTTGCAAGCTCACTCGAAGGAGCCTCCGTCCCGGTGGACCTTCCTGACACGGGAGGCTACTGGCAGCCGGATTCCTCGTTTGAACTCCGGTGAAAAAAAATAAGGGAGCGACCCCATAAGGGGCCACTCCCACTGAAAGAAAAAAAACAAGGGACGCAGCCCGCATTGGACTGCATCCCCTGTACTTTTTAGGCCTCGACCCTCACGATGTCATCGCTGCCATCCCTGTGGAGGGTAATGAGCCTCGCCTTGGTGAGGTCCACGGAATCCCCTACGCCCAGGCTGCTCTGGTTGGAAAGCGGAATGTAGGTCTGCCCACCCGCCTTCATGAAGAAGCACACGGAGCTGCCGTACTGCGAGGCGACCACCTCCGCCGACTTGACGGCATTGATTTCCTCAGCCTCGAATGCACGGGATCCAGTCACGTTCCAGTTGCCAGCGTAGGTCCGCAAAGAAGAAAAGATGTTCATGATGTTTGTGATTTAAGTTGTTAATGATGAATGTTGACTACGGGAACCCTGTGTTCCCGCAAAAACCCGGGAAGTGTAATGGGGTGGGGGTTCCCTATGGGACGCCGCCTGTGGAATGCCTGCCGACGGCGCTCCAACATGCAGACGTCGCTTCAGCCAGCCTTCCCTGTCCCACAAAAGGACGCCGCTCCCACTTGTCGTCGTTGCCGCCAGGCTTTAAAAAAATAAGGGGAAGAGGCCCGAAGGCCCCTCCCCCATTGCATTGAGACTGGCTTATGCCTCGACCCTCAGAATGTCCGCCTCCCCGTCCTTGGAGAGCACGACCAGCTTGGCCTTTGTGAGGTCTATGGACTGACCCACGGCTGCGGAGGCATCCCTGCTCATCGGTATGAACTTGGAGCCTCCCGCCTTCATCATGAAGCAGCAGGACGTCCCGTATTGGGACGCCACCACCTCGGCGGACTTCACTGCGTCTATCTCCTCTGCTGAGAAGCCCCTCGTTTCCTTTACGTTCCAGGATGCGGCATAGGTCTTGAGTGAATTGAAGATGTTCATAATGTTTGAAACCCACTTACAACTGTGTCTCCACAGAGCCTTAAAGGGTACTGGCTTTTGGTTTACGGAATAATGTTTTGGGGAATACCTTATGTAAGGACAGCCTGGGCCTTCCCCTGGACCCAGGCCATCCCGAAAGCTACTTCAGGCCAAGCAGGCCGTCGTAAAGTTCACCGTCACAGGAGACCCTCATGATTTCAGGGACCCTGGACACCGCAAAGAACGCATAGCTGGAGCCATGGTACGTGCCATTCCTCCTGGCCTCGTAAATCCTTTGCTTCCTGAGGCACTCGGCCTTGGCCTTCTGCCTTAGGGCAATCCGTTCATCGGTGAACTTGGCGAGGTTAATCCTAACCCCGTCCTTTCGCTCCACCTGGAGCAGATAGAACCATCTCATTTCATTTCATGATTAAGGTTATACATAGAGTTATTATCACAAGCAAGAGCGCAACAATCTGCGCCCTTGCCTCCTTGAGTTTCCTGTAGTCCGACTTCATGCCTACACGAACTTTGCGTTGTCAGGCATCCTGTCCTTCCAGCAGTCGGGTATCTCGCCCTGGAACCACAGGTTGTCACAGGCTACCTCATGTCCGTCATTGAACTTGATGAGGTTCGTGGCTCCGCAGAGCCCGCTTGGGTATCCCTCGGCATGGGGCTTGAGGACGTAATGGGAGCCATCTATAATGGCGTACCCGTACCGTCCCCTCTCCTTGTCCCATTTCATCTGGTTCCTCCAGTGGTTGCAGGAGAAGCACATCCGGTGTTTCCGGAGTTCCCTGGCGCAGCTCTCGCGCCATTCTGCGGTGTTTTCGGTGGCACCGCACACCTTGCATTTGAAAATCATAGCTTTTTAGTTTAATGGTTTATGGTAATGTGATACTCCCTGCCCCACTTGGGCAGGATGTATTTCCTGAAGTTGTCAAGGGATTCCCTTGAGCGGAAGCGCAGGTCTCTCACCCAATGGGAACCCCTCCACAGCGACACTGTAATCATTCCTTGGCTTTCTTCGGGAACGTGCCCCTGTACACCTCACGCGTACAGAAGCCGAAGAACCAGGCCAGCATGCCCATGAGTACGGCCATGCATAGTCCCAGGGACGGGTTTCCTCCCAGCATCCCCGTGACCAGAAACCTCCAGGCCAACGCCATGAAGTTCAACGTCATGAGGCCGAGGCACATGATGACTACAATGCCAAAGGTCTTTTTGGTGAATCTGACAATCCTTTTCATCTTTTTACGGTTTAATGGTTTATGGTTTGACTTTGTTTTACTTCTTCGACTGTCCGTAGTCAAGAAGCGGCATCAGGATGATGCAGAGCAGTATTATCCAGAACATCAGTATGTCCTCCCAAGTTCAGTGTTTATGTAATCCATTACGGAGTCCCTCGTCCACCTGAGCGCATGGCCGAACAGCAATGCCGCGTCGAGGTCCTCCTTCCTCATGTGATGAACCTGGCAGTCATCTTCAGAGGCCGCGTTTATGGAGCTCGCCGACGATACCATCAGCATTCCCCTATAGCCGTCTGAGGGCTTCATCAAGAAGTCCCCGAACTCATTGGTGTACTCTGTTTGTGCGCCTTCCATGCGTTCAGTCCATGTGTTGAAGTCCATGGTGTCAGTGGCGACTGCGAAAGTGCCGATTAATTGATCGATGTTCATAACTTTTTTTGGTTTAAATTGTTTAACTTTGGTTTAATATTAAGGGTTAACCTTCAATCAGGAGAATCAGCTGATGATGCTCACTATCCACATCTAGGATGATAAGCCTCCCGTCCTCAAGGTGAACCAGCAACGTCGGGATGCACAATTCACCCAAATCCCACTGATCGAAACAGTCGAAGTCCGGGTTCCCTTCCGGGGTCAGCATATCTTCCCCATCCTCCCCATAGAACCCGCTGATGTGTTCCTGCGCCCGTTCCTTGATGTAGGCTACCAAAGACGCAGCGATGCGCCCATCGGGGAATGCAAGTACTGGTGATTCCCCGTTGGGGTACGTGAATGTGTACCTTGTGGTCTCCAAGATGGAGATTACCTCTGCAAAGCTAATAATCTTTGCTTTCATAATTCATCCCTTTCCACCACACTCGAGCTGAAAGGGTAACGGCTTTAATTGTTATTAATATTTAGCTGTCTTTCGTTTCCAGGCACAGCTATTCCTGTTTTACAAGGAATGACGGAACACACCATGTTGCGATGTATAGTCTGTCATTCCTCCAGGTAACTGTATCCAACGCTACTCCGTAATCGTATGAACACAGTACCTGGAAGTCCTCAAGGCTAATGTAGCCTTGTACCCTTATGGAGCTTTCTCCATTTCTGTCAAGCCTCACTTGGGTGTCCACGTGCTCAATGGCATTGAGTACCTCCCGTTACTTTATGCCTTTAACCATGTCGGTGAGCTCCGACAGCGTGAGGTCTCTATGATGCCTCACGTCCTTTATTTCTTTCATTGTACTTCATTTGTTCGTTTTCAACGAGTTCCTGATACTCATCGAACCGGTCTTCTTCAGTATTTTATTTAATAGAAGTTGATAACAGTTCATCATATTCGGGAATCACACAATACTCCGCGATTACTCGCACTCTGTCACAGTCATCACCCTCGACGACTTCAATGAGCCTATTTTGCCCGTAGTAGAGCTTCACAAGGGCAAGGCTCCCCAACTGCTCGTAGAGAGCTACCAAGACCGCATCCACGGTCACCTCCTCGCCATAAGACATAGGCACGAGGACTTTCTCAATTTTCTTCATTTTTTTATTATTTATGAATTTGGGTGAACGTAAACCCCAGTCACCCATTCCAGGGATGTATATATTCTATAATAGGCCTGACTATATCATTCCTATGGCCACCCGCTTGTAAAGGGAGCCAGATAAGCTTCTACATCCGGCCATACCTTCTTAAGCCCTATGCAGGCATCGAGGAGTAGGGACTCATTATCTATCTCCAAATCCTCCAGGTAATCCTCAATTCCCCTACGACAGTCCTTCAGAATGAGGTCACCATCAGTCTCATCTTCATAGAGTTCATACACCTCATCCAATTCATTAAAGACAGTAAGCCTGGATTTACCATCAACAACCCAGAGCTGAGCCCAGTAGTAACACTTCGCATCCCATGGGCGCAGGTTCAGGATATCTTTCTTGTAGCACCACGGCTGGTTGAACATGATAAGGTTTGCGTCGTTCAGGATGTTTCCTACTTCGTCAAGAATTTTGTTGTTCATAGCTTTTGCTGTTTTATTCGGCAGGCGTTAGTAATCCAATCGTGGCAACTGCCTGCCAGCGTTTCCATACTGTGTATGTAGCAGCAGGTAATCCCTGCTGCAAAGCATGGGGAGGGGTACTCCCCCAACCCATCAAACATGGGGGGATACGTATATAATAATCACCCCTCTTTATCCCCACGTCCCGTTTTCAAAAATTTCAAAAAATTTTTTTATTTTTGCGGAGTTAAACTTTGTCGATATGGTAAGATTCTTTAAGAAAGTCTATGGCTGGATTACCGGCTTCACGGCTGATAAGTACATGCACTTCATCGCGGGCGCCGCCATAGTTGGCTTCCTGTCTGCGGTGGGCAGCCTGTTCCCCGTTGACTCCGGCATGTTCACCGTGCTCTGCCCGGGCTCCTTCTTTTGGGGCATCGTCGCTAGTTTCCTGAAGGAAATCTATGACATTGAGGTCAGGAAGGGCAAGTTCGACGAGGTGAGTATGGCCTTCACTTGCGCAGGCGCCTTCCTACAGTGGATAGCGGTCATCGTCCTCATGAAGTTTTATTAATGTCTTTCCCGTCCCTCGTCTTGGGAGATGGGATTCTTTTTCTCCTTGCATGAAGAGGGTAAATAGGGATAGTAGGCTCAAGAGGAAGATGTCCTCGAAAAGGACTCCCTCGGGGAGGGAGTCCTCCCCTTCCTATATAAGGGAGCACAACGCCTTCATGAGGTCTAAGGCGAACGACTTTTTGCAGCGTATGGTATGCGAGCCGACCCAGGCCGAGGAGGTGTTCTCACGTCTCCTCAAGGCCTTGGGAGTCTACTTTATCCCCCAGTACCCCATATTCATAAGGAGGGACACTGGGCTGATCGAGAGGTTCTACATAGCCGACTTCTACCTTCCCGGGAAGGACCTTGTGGTCGAGATTGACGGGGGCTACCACTCGAAGGACCTCCAGTGTAGGTACGACTCCTTCAGGACCGAGGACATACGGTCCCATTATCCCAATATGAGGGTGCTCAGGATTGACAACGCCAAGGTGCTTGACCCTGGGGGCCTCTATGAGTTCGCGAGGGATCTTCTCTCTATATGAGGAACGTGAGCAGCAGCTCCCTAAGGAACATCTCCTCCACCGCATCTACGAGCTTGCCCTTATGATCCCCTTTCCAGGGGCCGTCGGCCTGGCTGGCTATGACGACACTGTCTCCCTCATGCAGTTCCATGAGGTATCTCCTGGAGTCCTTTCCCAGGTCGGACCCCTTCACTGTCCTCCTCAGCGACAGCCTCTTTCCCGTAAGCTCCCCGAGGGTCTTCACTATGTCTTCCATTTTCATGACGCTAATATAGGAAAAAATCGCAAAACTAAGGTTGTCTGTTAAGCAGTTGCAAAACTTTTCCGTCTTTCCTATCTTTGCATGAAATAAGCGTATAAGGATATGGGATATGCAAACAAGGGCTTTCCTGCACAGCAGCTTCCCTTCAGGGAGAAGACCAAGAAGTGGAGGAAGGCCAACGTGGACTTCGCGGACTCGAGGAGCCTGCTGCACTACAACCTCACGAGGAAGTCCGTGTTCAACATGAAGATAAACTACGACCTCCTCAACGGCAAGCTGCACATGGAGGACCTGAAGCTGATGCTGAACCCCTACGGCACCGCCGCTTCCTACATACCCGACAACATACAGCACTATCCCGTGATGAACTCGAAGCTGCAAGTCCTCAGGGGCGAGGAGTCGAAGAGGGTGTTCGACTTCAGGGTGGTGGTGACCAACCCCAACGCCATCTCCGAGATTGAGGAGAACAAGAAGGAGGAGATGCTCGTGAGGCTCCGGCAGATGGTCGCGGACGACTCCGCTTCGGAGGATGAGTTCAACCGGAACCTCGAGAAGCTCGGGGACTACTTCACGTACGAATGGCAGGACATGAGGGAGGTGCGGGCGAACCAGCTCCTCAACCACTACATCAGGGAGCTCGAGATCCCACAGCTGTTCAACGCCGGCTTCCTCGACGCCATGTGCGTCGGCGAGGAGGTCTACCAGTGCGACATAGTGGGGGGCGAGCCAGTGGTCGAGAGGCTCGACCCGATGAAGGTGAGGATACTGAGGTCGGGGTACTCGAACAGGATTGAGGACGCTGACATAATAATCATAGAGGACTACTGGTCGCCTGGACGGATAATAGACACATATTGGGACCAGCTCTCGAAGGAGGATCTCAGGAGCATCGAGGAGTCTCCCAATTTCCTTGGGGGTTCCTACACCGACGACATGGGGAGCGTCGACCCGAGGTATGGCCTCGTGCACGGTGCCGTCCTTGGGGACACGGACGCGGAGCTCGACCCCCTGAGCCTCTTTGACGATGACGTGGACTCCTCGCTTCTGCCATACGACCTTGAGGGGAACGTTCGCGTCCTGAAGGTCTACTGGAAGTCCCGCAGGAAGATAAAGAAGGTCAAGTCCTACGACCCGGTGTCGGGGGAGGAGCAGTTCAACTTCTACCCCGAGACCTATGTGGCCGACGCAGACAAGGGCGAGGAGGAGGAGTCCTTCTGGATAAACGAGGCCTGGGAGGGCATCAAGATCGGCACCGACATCTACATCAGCATGAGGCCGAGGCCCGTACAGTACAACAGGCTCTCGAACCCCTCGCGCTGCCACTTCGGGATAGTGGGCTCCATCTACAACATAAACGGCGACAAGCCCTTCTCCCTCGTGGACATGATGAAGCCCTACGCCTACCTGTACGACGTGATACACGACAGGCTCAACAAGGTCCTCGCGAAGAACAAGGGGAAGATCCTGAGGCTGGACTTCGCGAAGGTTCCCAAGGGATGGGACGTCGACAAGTGGCTGTACTTCGTTGAGTCCAGCGGCATAGCCGTGGAGAACTCCTTCAAGGAGGGCGAGTATGGTGCGGCCACGGGCAAGATAGCCGGGGCCATGAACACGGCCTCCTCTGGGGTGATAGACGCGAGCCTGGGGACCGAGATAGTGCAGTACTGCAACCTCCTGGACTTCATAACCAACAAGATGGGCGACATGGCTGGCATCTCGAGGCAGAGGGAGGGGCAGATCTCGAACAGGGAGACGGTTGGCGGCGTCGAGAGGGCCACCTTGCAGAGCTCCCACATCACGGAATACCTGTTCTTCACCCATGAGTCCGTGAAGAAGAGGGTCCTCGAGTGCCTCCTCGAGACGGCCAAGATCGCCATGAAGGGCAAGGGCAAGCGCAAGTTCGAGTACATCACCACGGACGGGGCGGTGAAGCAGGCCGAGATTGAGGGGGACGAGTTCGCGGAGTGCGACTACGGCCTCGTGGTCGACAACGGCACCGCCACCCAGGAGCTCAACCAGAAGCTTGACGTCCTCACGCAGGCCGCCGTCCAGAACCAGTATGACCTCTCGACCATCATCAAGCTGTACAACACCACCTCCGTCGCCGAGAGGGAGAGGATTCTCGAGAACGACGAGAAGAGGCGCAGGGAGGAGTCCCAGCAGCAGCAGCAGCAGCAGCTCCAGTTGCAGCAGCAGCAGCTACAGCAGCAGGCGCAGCTCGAGCAGGAGAGGCTTGACAGGGAGTACAAGATGCATCAGGAGAAGCTGGAGACCCAGGTGCTCGTGGCGAAGATCAACGCCCAGGCCGAGGCCGACAGGCTCGCGATGATGAACATGGACAACCAGGTGACGTCTGACCAGCAGTACCAGCTCGAGAAAGACAAGCTGGCGCAGGACGTCAAGGAGTTCGACGCCAAGCTCAGGCAGGACGAGGCGTCCCTGGAGCTCAAGAAGAGGCAGCATGAGGACGACATGAGGATCAAGGAGAGGCAGCTGCGGCAGCAGGGCAAGTAGCCTTTTGGGATTACGGTTAAGGGGGCTCATAGAGTCCCCTTTCTTTTGTCCCCACCGGTCCTTTCCAGCAGTCCCTAGTCGATTATCTTGACGTACCTGTTCATGGTGTCCCTTATGTAGGGGTTCCCTTCCTTCACGTCGACCCTTACGACCGTGCGCTTCCTTTGGAACCACCTTGCCATGAAGCACTTCCTCGGCTTCCCGATTGGTTCCTTTGAGTTGGACACCAATATGTACTTCTGGCTGGTGAACTCGGGCTCGGCGGCTATCACGTTAGGGTACTCAAGGTGCAGCCTCATCCTGTACCACTGGTCCCCATACAGTGTGTCAAGCTGGAAGTGCCTGTCCCTGAAGATGGTGTCCCTCACCGTGATGGTGTCCGTCCTCCTGGCTACCGACGCGAGATACTGTAGGGACTGGATCTCCTTGTCCTTTATCCCCAGCTCTTTCCGTATGGAATCCATCTTGTGCATGATGGAGTCCTTGAAGTACTCGAGCTGCCCCACCTTCAGGGACAGCGCCCTGTTCGAAAGCTCCATGCCGTTGTACTGGTCGTCCATGGCCTCGAGGTTCTCCACCGCCCTTCCGTACCTTTCCCCCAGCTTCTTTGAGTGGCCTATGGAAAGGCACAGTCCCATGGTGAGGAGGACTATCGCCGCCACGGCTCCTATTATCAGCTTCTTCTTCATCTTGTCATGTTTTTCGCAAAGGTAGCGATTCCTGCGGGTCGTTGTCCTTAGGGATGCCTTTAGGTTTGTGCAGCCCTCGAGTTATCGGCCAAACACTTGGGGAGAATCAGTTATCTTTGCATGGAAATATAAAGTCTGGCAAGAATGCTCACTGAAGTCGCCATAGCCCTTATAGGCATACTATCAAGCGTGATATCCAGCTTCGTCACGTTCCATGTGACCAAGCGGAAGTACAACGCCGAAGTGGATTCCAACCTTATCCAGAACATGCAGGACTCGTTGCAGTTCTACGATGAACTGACCAAATCAAACACGCAGAAGCTCAGGGAGATCGAGGAGGAGAACCGACTGCTCAGGCAGCAGGTGAGCGAGTTGCAGACACAGGTGGTGAAGCTCATGGGCAATATATGCTACGACGCCACTTGCAGGGCCAGGAAACTTCAGGAAGAGGTCGACAAAAAGGACAAGGGACATGAACCTTCTGTTGAAGCGCAGGGCAAGAAAGCCTAAGTACACCATAGGCAGCCTCTACATCGACGGCAGCTATTTCTGTGACACCCTTGAGGACGCGGACAGGGGGCTCAGGCACTCGATGTCCGATGCGGAGATAAAGTCCGTCAAGGTAGCCGGGGAGACCGCAATCCCGACGGGGAAGTACAAGGTGCTCTGGACCTACTCCCCAAGGTTCAAGAAGATGATGCCCCTCGTAAACGGGGTGCCTGGGTTCTCGGGAATAAGGATACACTCCGGGAATACCAATAGTGATACGGACGGGTGCATCCTGTTGGGGCAGAACAAGGTAGTGGGCAAGGTAGTGAACTCGGTGGCCACCATAGACAAGTTCTATCCCATCATAGAGAAGGCCTCGAAGAAGGGTGAGTCCATCTACCTGGAAATAAAGTGATTACGCTTGTGGCATTGCCACGAGTTTTTCTCAATGTTTTGTGATGTGTCATAAGTAATGTTCAATTAGGGTATAGGGAGGCGGCTGCGAAGTCCCCTCCCTATTTTTGTCTTTCGAAGCCCAAGGTTCTCCCTTTCCAACGACCTGACAAGAATTATTTGTTTATTTAAGAATTTTATATAACTTTGTGGCGTGCTTGTGAAAGTACGATTACAGGATTAGCAGTACACCTTTTTAAGAAGGGAGGCTCGGGAAAATTTGTCGAAGATCGGATTGTCTTTACGAGTACTTGAATGATTTTGATTAGTCAGCATACCTTGGCCTCCCTGTTTTTTATGGACTTTAAGGATTTGAGATATGTCAACAAGGGACGAGCAGAAGTGGCAGGCCGAGAGTGACGCGAGGGTCATGGCCACCTATCAGGAAATCCTGGGCGACAAGGCCAGGATGAACAGGGCCGTGAAGGAGGCCAAGCAGCAGGCGTCCGACCTCGCAAAGAGGGCGGTCGCCATGTCGAGGGCCGCCGGGGGTCCGTCAAAGACGTCCCGTACAACCTCGAAGAAGAAGTGACATGGAGAAGGCGAGGACACTTACGGCGCTCATCTCCACGACGCTCAGCGGCCTTGTGAGGCTCGCGAATGAGAAGGGGATACAGAAGGAGGACATCGTGACCGTGATAAGCGGCCAGGAGCAGTATACCTTGCTATACTATGTTTAAGGCACAGGGCTTCGCATGGACGACAAGAAGACCATAGACTACAACGAGGAGCCAGTCCTGTACTGCGCCAGGTGCTACTCACTCAACATCAGGGACGTGGATGGGGTTCCCGATTCAGACTACTGCAAGGATTGCAGCTGCACCGACATCAGGGAGACCTCCATATTCTCCTGGGAGAGGATGTACCAGATGAGGTACGGCCACAAGCTTGTGGAAAGAAGAAAATGACCAACATAACAACAACTTAATTCAAAAGCAATGGAAGAGATGAATAAAAACAACGTTCAGGCCGAGCCTGATGCAAGCGGCAAGAAGCCCACGAAGCTCTACACCGAGGCCGAGGTCAACCAGGCATGCCAGCGGCTCTATCAGAGGCTCCTGGCCCAGATGCAGCGCATGGACATGACGAACACCTTCAAGAGACTGGACTACCTGTTCCAGATACTCGACCACAAGGACATGTTCGAGCCCGAGTTCATCGCCGAGTGCGTGTCAGAGCTCACCTCCGCCATGAAGGCCGAGGACGAACCCGAGGCTCCCAAGGAAGGCGAGACGGAGGCTTCTGAGGCTGGAGAGGCGGACAATGGAGAGACCCCGAAGTCCGCTGGGGAGGAATAGCGATGGGAAGTCCAGCTCAGGCTTCCCAAGGGAAGTTCCGTAAACCCAACAACATGGTTGAGGTTCCCACTAGGCTGGATACAGACTTCTTCAAGTGGTGGTGCATATTCCTCAGGCCCTTCATAAACCTCACCAACAGGGAGATTGACGTGGTGGCCTCCTTCCTCAAGCAACGGTACGAGCTCTCAAGAAGCATCTCGGATGAGGCCATCCTCGACTCCGTGGTGATGGGCGAGGACGCCAAGAAGAGGGTCATCGAGGATTGTGGCATAACGTTGCAGCACTTCTACGTGGTGATGAGCAACCTCAGGAAACGCAAGGTCATCGTCAATGACGTCCTCAACCCGAGGCTCATCCCAAACATCAGGAAGGACGACAACGGAAAGTTTCAATTGCTCATAGTGTTTGGGGAATGACTTACGAGGAGATATTCGAGCAGGTCGCGGGGAAGCTCGGCTTGCCTGTCAAGGTTGTGGAGAGGGCATACAAGGCCTACTGGAGGGTTGTCAAGGATTATATAGCCTCCCAACCGCTCAAGGAGGACCTGACCGACGAGGAGTTCCTTGCACTGCGACCGCATGTCAACATACCCAAGTTGGGGAAGTTCTGTGTCACGCTTGACAGGTACAGGAGAGTCAAGAAGTACCATGAGATAGTTGAAATGAAAATAAAGAAAAGACAGGAGAAACAAGATGCTTCACATCAGGAAGGTTAAGCCCCTGTTCACGTCAGTCATAATCACTGGGGACAGGTTTGAGGACGACTGGATCGAGAACGGCCTTATAGTGGCCAAAAAGGGGGACATAAAGGTTTGGCAGAAGGTGCTGTTCGTGGGCGATTCCGTAAGGAACCTACAGCCGGGCGACATGGTCATGGTGAACTTCGAGAACTACGCCAAGAGGCGTTACGACAAGAACTCCATACAGAACGACCTGGACAACAACCCCATAAAGAGCTATGACATCCATTGGCTCACCATCGACGACGACGAGGGGAATCCGATGGAGTGCATAAAGATAAATGACAGGGACGTTGAGTATGCCTTTGAGGGGGAGGAGAGGCCCGAGCCTCAAATCGTGGCCCCGCAAAGCCAGCTCATCGTCTAGTCATTTATGCGACCCGATTTTATAGGCTAGGCACGTAGGGGGAGGGCGGCTGTGAAGCCCCTCTCCCCCATTTGTTAAGAAAATCGCTTAGGACGTTCGGACAAGGGGAAACATTTGGTAATTTTGCGCTATGCGACTGATATCAGTTGAAAACTATGAGCTTAAGGTGGCCGACGAGGCCTTGCTGGTAAAGCCGATAAGGAGGCTGTTCAACATGGACAGGACCCTGAAGAAGGAGAAATTCTACCAGCAGATGAGCGTGCTGTTCTTTTGCTATGACCCGAGGAGCAACTACTCCTACATAGTGGACGAGAATGACAGGCTGAAGGAGGTCCTCGCCCAGGAGGGAATCCGGGACTTCCGCATGACGGCGGAGTTCAAGGCCGCCGTGGCGGCGTACAGGAAGCTGTGCGTCACCTCGTCCTCGGTGCTCCTTGAATCCACCAAGGTCGCCATAGACAAGGTGAGCAGGTTCCTTCGGGAGGTCGACCTCAACGCCCTTGACGACCGTGGCAAGCCCATATATACAATCAACAACATAACCGCCGCGATAAAGCAGATACCCGAGCTCTCGCAGAAGCTGGCTGACGCCGAGAAGGCCCTCGCGAAGGAGATGGAGGAAGGGGGGAAGGCCCGTGGGAGCCAGGAGCTGACAATCTTTGACAACAACATGGACTAAGGTATGGTACATTGGAAGATCACTGACAAGGACAAGGCCGACAAGCTTGGCGTAGGCATCATATGCGCACGAAATGGCGCGTCGTTCCTCAAGCTCAACCTCGACAAGGTTCCCAAGGGAATGACTGCCGACCAGTACTATGACTGCATAATAAACGAGGGGGTAGCGGATTGCCATGACGTGGGATGACTTGGGAATGAAGGGCAAGGCCGCCTTCATGGGGGTGGCCATAATGCACGGCCTCACCGACCTGGGGGACATAAGGCAGGCATACAATGCGTATGCCCAGGAGGCTCCCCAGGCTCCTGTGGGTGCCACGGGAGGGGCAAACCTCTATCAAGACGGCGGAGACAAGTACGACTTCGGCAGCTACTTCAGGAAGCTACAGGCTGAGAGGGCTGAAAGGGAGGCCCAGGAGCGGGCGGCTGAGGAGGACTTCCTCAATAGGTACTCAATGGCTACGGGAAATCCCGTGGAGGCTATTTCAAAAGATCTCGTCCCATTCTACCGGGAAAGTCCCAAGGACGCGGAGCAAGTCCTTCAGAACATTATAGACAAGAGGCGTGCGGCAGGCATCCCCGTGAGGATACGCAACAACACCTCAAGGACGGCTGAGCAGTCACAGCACTTGGAAAACGTGTTCGCACAAAGGATTGCCGAGAATCACAATGGCACTGTCGGCTATGCGATTCCCTGGGGGGACGAGGTGATAAAGGTCGACAACCTTGGTACATCCATCCCCACGAACGCGCTGGATTCCCTCGCGAAGTATGCGGGCATGGCGGGCATCCCTCTCAAGGAGGCCGTAGGGCTTGCCTTTCAGGAGACGAGGTTCGGGAGGGTTCCATACGGCAACATCGGGGACAAGGGCGTCAACGCCACGGAGCTGATGAACGCGAACTACTTCAAGAACTTCGGGAGCATCCCGGCTGAGTCCATCGTGAGGGACTTCGCCTACAACAATACCGACCGCTCGCTCCCTCCCCTGTTCCATGCGTTCACGTACTACAACGCCGGAAAGTACAACAGGGGTGAGGGCAAGACGCCTTCGGGCGAATGGAGGCATACTGCGGAGACGCAGGCCGCAGGAGACAAGGCCTTCGCGATCCCCGGAATCCAGCAATGGGGGGACACCGAGGGGAAGCGGTGGTACGCCATTGGGATGGAATTGGCGAAGAAGGCCGGCAGAAAGAAGTAAGGAAGCTTTTGGAAGAGTAGAATGGAGAAGTTCAACAAGTGCCAGACCCCGCTTGAGGAGCTGAGGCTGGATACGTATCCCCAGGAGGTCCAGGAGCAGTTCTGGGACTTCCTCGACACGGTTCCCTTCATAAAGTGGATGGTGAGCCCTGACAGGCCGCTCATATCGGAGTGTCCAAGGGACGATGAGGGCAAGGTGACGATAGACGTGACTAGGCCCCCGATCCTTGAGAACACCAAGTTCTTCAGGCAGGCGGCCATTGCGTTTGCCAACAACGGCAAGAGGTACTCAACCCTGAGGCCCAACGCCAATCCCAACAGCGACTTTGGCAGGTGGCTTCGTGAGGAGCGCCGGAGGGGGTGGGAGGGGCTAATAGACCCGTCCACCGGCATGTGGGTCACCGGTGACATGTATTGGCTTCTCAACTACTGTCCCATACACCAGGTGGTGAAGGACAGCAAGGGGATGGCGCTTCGCGTAGTGAACTTCCCCAAGTTCTGGGACGGCCAGTTCCTGATGACCCACTACATGCACCAGGCGAGGCTTCACGGCCACCATGCCGCCGAACTGGCCAGCCGAGGGAAGGGCAAGGCGCACCCCTACAGCCAGGTCGTCTATACTCCTGATGGTATGAGGAGGTGGGGCGACATACAGGTCGGGGACCTCCTGTTCGGGGACGACGGCAAGCCGACGAGGGTGACCATGGTTCCCTTTGACGAAGAGGAGGACATCTATACTGTCACCTTGTCTGACGGCAGATCCCTCAGTTGCACTTCAGGACACCTGTTCAGGGTAAGGGACTGCCTGGAACACTCTTCGGAATGTGTGATTGACCTGTGGGAGATGATGCACTCAGGCTATACCTACGAGAGTCATGGCGGAACTACCGCCTATCGCTACTCCTTGCCAAACAACGGTGCCGTGGAGTTCAGTCCACAATCAGTCCCCATAGACCCCTATTCTTTGGGGCTTCTCTTGGGGGGCGGTCTTTTCTCCATGAGTTCCACGAATACCGTGGAGTTCACTTCGGAGGAGGGGGACATTGACATATATCAGAAAAGCATACCCTACAGGATTGGTAGTGGGAAGACCCCTTGCAGCCATACTATGGAGATTCCTGGAATCAAGGGCTTCCTAAAGAAGCATGGCATGTATAGTGAGTTCCCCCAAAGGAGATTCATCCCAAGGGAGTACATGTTCAACTCCTCGGATGTACGGATGGAGGTGCTCAGGGGACTTATGGATACTTGCGGTATAGTGGACAATGAGGGTGCGCCTACATTTACTACCGCCTCATTGAGATTGGCGGATGATATAAGGTGGCTCTGCCATAGCCTTGGCTACAGCTCCCTTTTGCCTACAGGGCACCTCGAGTACGAGGGTGGCCCGCTCAGGGCCGGCTACACCGTTGCCATTCTCACCAATGACGCCATATTTCGGCTGCCTCGGAAACTGAAGGAGCTTGCAGGCTTTCCTTCTGTACATGGCCAGGACGGGAAGGACTGGACGAGCATAGTCGACATAAGGTACAGCCACAGGGAGAAGGCCAAGTGCGTCATAGTGAACAATGACAGCCACTGCTACCTCATAGGGGACTTCGTGGTCACCCACAACACCTCCCTCGGGGGAGGCATGCTCAGCCGCAGGTGCATACTGGGGGAATCCCATGACAACAGGAGCGACGTCCAGTGTTGGGTCACGGCGACAGACCGGACGAAGTTGATGGGTGAGAACCAAATCCTCTCGATCTTCACCGACAACCTCGACTTCTGCGCGAAGAATACCCAGTTCGCAGGCCACAGGCTAACTTCGTCAAGGCAGGAGATGCTCTGGAAGATGGGCTACAAGAAGCCAGGGAGCGACGTGGAGCATGGGTCGAAGAACTCCGTCCAGGGAATCATAACAGGCGTGAACCAAGACAAGCTCAATGGCTCCAGGGGAGTCCTGTACCTCATTGAGGAGGCCGGCATCTTCAGGGACCTCCTGAGCATGTATACCCTCATACGCCCCTCTGTCGAGCAAGGCGATGACGTGTTCGGAGAGATAATCCTTTACGGAACCGCCGGTGACGAGCAGTCCGACTTCCAGGACTTCCAGGAGATCATCTACAAGCCCAAGGGCTACAATGTCGAGTCTCTTCCCAATGTCTTTGACAAGGAGGGGCAGGGCAGCCAGGAGTGCGCGATATTCTACCCGGCCTACCTGAACAGGGACGACGGCTGCATGGATGCCGACGGCAATTCCGACGTAACCAAGGCCCTGCTCGGGTTGCTGGCGGACAGGTACAGGGTGAAGTACAACTCCTCCGACATAACCGCGATTGCCAAGCGCATCTCCCAGTACCCCATAACCCCCCAGGAGGCCATTCTCAGGTCCCATCATTCCATATTCCCGATAACGGAGCTCATCGAAAGGCTGAACCAGATAGACAACAACCCTTCCGAGTACGACGACGTGTACATCGGGGAGCTCCTGGAGGGAACCAGCGGCAAGATGGAGTTCATACCGACCAATGACATCCCGATAAGGGACTTCCCGACGAAGGACAACAAGGTGAAGGGCGCATTGGAGATCTTCGAGATGCCCCAGAAGGACGGGCAGGGCGACGTGTTCTCGGAGAGGTACCTGGCAAGCTGCGACCCTTACGACGATGACTCGTCTAACACAATGTCCTTGGGGTCCATCTTCGTCCTCGATTCCTGGACCGACAGGCTGGTGGCCGAGTACACCGGAAGGCCCGAATATGCCGACGATTTCTTTGAGATCGCCCGCAAGCTGTGCTTCTTCTACAATTGCCAGATGATGTACGAGAACAACAAGAAGGGCCTCTTTGCGTACTTCAGCAAGAAGAACTGCGTCTACAAGCTGGCGGACACCCCTACGTACCTCAGGGACAAGCAGCTGATAAAGGAGATTGGGTACGGCAACAAGCTGAAGGGGATAGCGATGTACGGGAGTGACAAGCCAGGCACCTTGAGGAACTATGGCTATACCCTGATTAAGGAATGGTTGATACAGAAGGTATCCAAGGTAGAGAAGGATGACCAGGGCAATGACATCGAGACCTCCATCCCAAACCTGTACTTCATCAGGAACAGGGCCTTGCTCAGGGAGCTCATCCTCTGGAACCCCAACATCAACGTGGACCGCATCATGTCCCTCATGCAGCTCATGCTCTATCGCCAGGAAAAGGTGATACTCTATCAGGGTGACCTCAGCAAGCCCTCAACCAGGGACAGCTCACAGGACCTCGACAACGACGAGTTCTTCAAGAGGAACTATCCGAAGGGGTTCTGAAGGGGTAATAAGTGAAATACATCCTTTAGCTGCGCTTAGTAACTATTTTAGGTCCCATAGAAACATCGGACTATTAGTTATTTTTGCATCAAATGAAGAACTTAAGAAGTAGGACTTAAAGAGAAGATAACATGGAAGAACTGAGTTTCGACAACATCTTGGGGGAGAGCCAGATTGAAAATCTGTTCACCTACCAGGATGACGCCCAGGCAAATGGGCAGGAAAGACAGGGGGATCCCGGGGATGACAGTCCCGAGGAACCCCAAAAACAAGAAGAAGACACTGCTGAGACCATAAATCCCGACGAGCTATTCGTGGATGAAAAGTCAGAGAGCGTAGGTAGTGGAAAAAGCAATGAAGCCAACAGGGAACAGGAAGATGCCGACCTCCCGGCGAGTGACGGTACTTCTCCAAACAATCGCTTCTACTCTTCCATTGCCAAAGCTTTGAGGGAGGAAGGCATTTTCCCAGACCTTGATGATGAGCTCATTGAGAAGGCTTCCGGCCCTGAGGAATTCAGGGACTTGGTGGAAGCGCAGATTAAGGCAGGACTTGACGAAAGGCAGAGGAGGGTTGACGCGGCGCTCAACAACGGCGTGGAGCCCTCGGACATCAGGAAGTTCGAAGGGACCCTCAAGTATCTGTCCTCCATAAAGGAGGCGGATGTCATGGCGGAGACTGAAGATGGCGAAAGGCTCAGGAGGAACCTCATCTACCAGGACTACCTCAACAGGGGGTTCACACAGGAAAAGGCCCTCAAGTTCACAGAGAGGACCGTGGAGAACGGAACTGACGTGGAGGATGCCAAGGAAGCCCTTGCCAGCAACAGGGAGTACTTCAAGGAAGGCTACGACAAGCTTCTCAAGGAGGCCCAGGAAGAGGCTGACAAGGAAAGGGCCGAGAGGGAGGCGAAGGCTGCCAAGGTCAAGGACTCCATTATGAAGGACAGGGGCTTGTTGGGAGACATTGAGTTGGATGCGAGCTTGAGGAAGAAGGCGTTCGACACAATCTACAAGCCTGTGTACAAGGACCCCGAGACGGGAGACTACTACACTGAACTTCAGAAGTATGAGCGCGACAACCATGAGGACTTCATGAAGTATGTCGGACTCATCTACACCCTTACCAATGGGTTCAAGGACTTTGATGGGTTTACCAAGGGTAAGGTGAAGAAGGAAGTAAAGAAAGGCCTCAGGGAGTTGGAGCACACCCTGAACAGCACGAGGCGGAACGCCAATGGCAACCTGGCCTTGGTCACAGGGGTGACAGATGACCCAGAGTCATTCATAGGCAAGGGGGTTAAGCTAGATTTCTAGGGGCCTGACAATGATAGAAACCACTTAACTTTATTTAAATTTAAAAAGTATGGCCGGTAAATTAGGTAAATTTCAGACCCAGACTTTCAGTCACTGGAAAGGCTTGACCAAGGACAACCACCTTGGCAGCATCTATACTCTCTATCCCCAGAAGGCTACGAACCTCACGGTTCAGCTCCTCGCCTTCTACAGGGGCAAGACCCTGGACACCTTCCTCTCGAAGTTCCCCACGAAGGAATTTGAGTCGGGCGACGAGTACACATGGGATGTCGTAAGCAGCTCCTCGAGGAACATTCCCCTTGTGGAGGCCCGTACCATTGACGGTGCGGCCATCTCGGATGAGGTAGTCCTTGGTGCCAATGGCGAGCCGTTCTACCTCGTGTTTGGCGAGGACTGGTTCGCGGATCAGGAGGTGATTGTGGGTGAGCTCAACGAGGTCTATCCGCTGAGGATTCTTGGCGATGGCCGCAATGAGGGTACCAACACTGTATATAAGGTGGAGCTTATGGGAGGCATCACCTCTGGCATGCCCGTAGAGGAGCTTGCTGCTGGCAAGAGGTTCTCCGTTGAGTACGCCCCTGTGGAGCGTGAGCTGTCCAGGAAGGCCGGCGACGTTCGCTTCAGCTCCCCCGTGAGCATGAGGAATGAGTTCACGACGATCCGTATCCAGCACAAGGTCCCGGGATCCATGCTCAACAAGAAGCTCGCCGTGGGCATCCCCGTGACGAGGGAGACCAATGGCCGCTACGTGAAGGACACCGTGAACATGTGGATGCACAACGTTCAGTGGGAGCTCGAGAAGCAGTGGGCCGACTACAAGAACAACGTGCTCGCCTTTGGCCGCAGCAACCGCAACAAGAACGGCGAGTACCTCAACATCGGCAAGTCCGGTGAGGTCATCCGCATGGGCGCCGGCCTCTACGAGCAGATGGAGGTTGCCAATACGATGTATTACAACACGTTCTCCCTCAAACTTCTTGAGGAGGCCCTGTATCAGCTCTCCGCCGCCAAGCTCGACTTCGGCGAGAGGACCTTCATCATCAAGACCGGTGAGAGGGGTGCCATCCAGTTCCACAAGGAAGTCCTCAAGACCGTTAGCGGCTGGGTTGCCTTCCAGCTCAATGGCGACCAGCTGGGCATCATAAGGAAGACCCAGTCCCCGCTCAGTGAGAACGCTCTCTCGGCTGGCTTCCAGTTCGTGGAGTACCAGGCTCCCAATGGTGTCAAGGTGAAGATTGACGTGGATCCCTACTATGATGATCCCACCAGGAACAAGCTCCAGCATCCCAATGGTGGTCCTGCCTTCTCCTACAGGTATGACATCTTCGACATTGGTACGATGGATCAGCCGAACATCTTCAAGTGCGCCATCAAGGATCAGAATGGCGACTTCACTTCCTATGAGTGGGGTCTCCGCAACCCGTTCACTGGCCAGATGGGCAACCCGAACGCCAGCCATGACGAGGATTCCGCGACCATCCACAAGATGACCACGACTGGTGTGTGCGTCCTTGATCCTACTAGGACGATGAGCCTCATCCCTGCAATTCTTCAGGGTTAGTTTATAAGGATAGGGGGAGGAGTTTGACCTCCTCCCCTGATTCCTATTATTATCAAATACAATACGGAGAAGTTTAAAAATGGTGAAAAGACAAGTAGTAGAAGAGGGTATCAAGCTGGACGACAGCTTTGACATGCCAATGGAACAGGTCGAACTGGCGAAGGAAGAACCCAAGGAGACCCGTGTTTCCAAGAGAATGAAGGCCGTGGGTCCTTCGGATGAGGTGGTAAGCTGCCTGAGGAATGAGCGTGTAATCGTGAGGTTCGTTCCCAAGCCCACCGCCATGGTCCAAAACCCGAAGCATATCCTCTACGGAGGAATGGCCGAGACGGCTACAAGGACCTTTGTGGTTCCCAGGCTCTCTACGGGGATGTACAAGAATGTACTTACCGACAACGAGAAGGCTTTCCTGGAGAAGGCGATGGGCCTTGAGTACAACACCCTCTCGGTCTACAAGAAGAACGACAACTTTTGGGATGACAGCAACGAGGCAGGTATAGGCAGGGTGGTGCTGCACAAGCAGGACAACTACTTGGATCTCAGCATTCCCGAGGACTACATCAAGTACAAGATCCTTCTTGCGAACAAGAATGAGATTGCCTCTTCGCTCCAGGAGCTTGAGGACAGGCCCAAGGCGACCTACCAGTTCGTGATCATCTCGGAGAACGCGGAGGCAAGGATGGCCACATCCAACATGAGCGTGACCATGCAATGCTACAAGGAATATGGAAAGATTGAGGATGACTTCGATACCCTAAGGGTTCTCATTGAACTCCTCGAAGGAAGGCCGGTATCTCCCAAGGTAAGGCTTGATTTCCTTCAGAGCAAGGTCAATGAGCACATACAGGCGAAGCCCAAGCTGTTCCTTCAGGCGGTGAAGGATACGCTGCTTCCCACGAAAGTGCTTATAAAGAAGAGCGTGGAGGCAGGGCTCATAGGGACAAGGAACAACCTGTATTACCTGAAACAGGACGGGTCTCCTCTTTGTGAGATAGGTGAGGAAAGTACCCTCAACAACGCTGCGAGGTACCTTAACGCACCGAAGAGGCAGGAACTGCTGTTCATGCTACAGGCAAAGGTAAAGAATTAAAACAGGATTGGAATATGACGGCACAGGAAATGTCAAACAGCTTTGATGTTCTGTACAACAACATTACATCGAACCAGGCCCCTGGGATCAACGAGTACGAGAAGAGTGTCTTCTTGACCAAGGCCCAGGATGAGATAGTGAAGAACTATTTCACCGCCTCCAGCAAGGGCAACAACCTCCAACAGGGGTTCGATGACTCTGCCAAGAGGCAGGCCGACTTTTCCATGCTGCTCAATTCCAAGGCCCTTGCCGCGATAAGCTCCTCGGAGCTTCCCTCAAGCTGGAGCGCGATAGACAGCAGGAGCAGGAAGTACTTCTATCCGGATGACGTGTACATCATCATCAACGAGGCCATAGTCACCCAGAGCTCCGGCAGCGACAGGATCCTCCAGGTGATTCCCCTCAGGTACGACGAGTACACGAGACTTATGTCAAAGCCCTATAAGAGGCCTCTCAAGAACCAAGCTTGGAGGCTTCTTACAGGTGCCATGACAAGGGGTTCGGTGGATGGGAAGATCGCTGAGGTGATGCTTCCAAACAGCAACCTTACGGTGGCTTCCAATGGATATACCATACGATATATCTCCAGGCCCCTGCCAATCATCCTTACGCCACTTGACGATGAGGGTGTGTCGATAGGTGGCGGATATGTCGGCGGTAACTCCAGCGGGAAGGCGGTGAAGTCAAGTCCGGTGGGCCCCGCCGAGTGCCAGCTCGACGAGATCCTTCATGAGGACATCCTTCAGAGGGCGGTGGAGCTTGCCAAGATAGCCTGGACTGCAACTGGCCAGGACAACATACAGGCCGAGATGACCGCCGGTACCAGGAGCGAATAGTGTGACATCTAACTTATTGAAGATATGACGGCGCAAGAAATGTCCAATGAGATGGATACCCTGCTGAATGCCTATTCGCAGAATCCGGACTTCGGCAAGGACACCGACATGAGGGACATAAGGCTCGACGAGTATGAGAAGAGCGTACTCCTCACCCATGCACAGGAAGCCCTGATCAAGGCCTATTTCCAGAACAACACCGCCAATGACGGCAATGGGTTCGACGACTCCGAAAGGAGGCAGATGGACTACTCCACCCTCATAACCAACAATGGTCTGGGCTCAGACCCCCTTTCGGATGTGGCCAGCGTCTTTGATGAGGGGGCTCTCGCCTTCGCCTTCCCCTCGAATGTACTCTTCGTGCTCAACGAGAGGGTGCTGGTGAAGAACGCAGGTGCCACCACCGAGGAATACGTAGTGATTCCAATCAACTACAACGACTACGACAGGCTCCAGAGCAAGCCCTACACCAAGCCGCTCAAGAAGCAGGCCTGGAGGATGCTTAACAACGGCACCTACACAGGTGTCACTGGAACCAGGAAGTTCGTGGAGATAATCCTCAGGGACGAGCTGTCGGACGGGGAGTCGGCAATATATAAGGTCAGGTATGTACGGAGGCCAAGGCCCATCCTCACCGAGGACTTTACTGGCATGGACCTTAGCTTCGCTGGGGACACCGAGGAGGCTGCGGTCACTGGTCCACAGGACTGTGAGCTTGACCCCATCATGCACAGGGACATAGTGAACGAGGCCGTAAGGCTTGCGATAGCCAGCAGGGGGAGCCAGCCCACGACAACCACCAGGTCAAACAGTCAGTAATCATCTTGGGACATGACGGTACAGGAACTTTCAAATGAGTTCGACACTCGGATAGCGGCTTACGTCAACCTCCATAAGTTCGAGGAGAATGAGTCCTTGGACTCCCTGGAGTTTGACGACTATGAGAAGTCCGTGTTCCTGACGATGGCCCAGGAAGAGTATGTGCTTGGCCTGTATAACGGGAAGAACAGGTACGGTGAGGGGTTTGAGAATACCGAGGAGCTTCGTAGGTACCTGGCGCCGCTCATCAAGGAAACCTATCCAGTGCTCACTCCCATAACGGGAGTGTCCAACGTACCGCTGGGAATCTCCTCGAACAGCAGGTTCTTCACCCTGCCTGAGGACTTGTGGTTCATTACCTATGAGGCTGTGACTATAAGCAACGCGGGGAAGTGCAATGACGGGGCCACCCTGCAAGTTGTTCCGGTTACCCAGGATGAATACCACAGGGTGAAGGACAATCCCTTCAGGGGTCCCAACAAGCGGCGTGCCTTGAGACTGGACCTCTCTGACGGAGTGGTTGAGGTGGTCTGCATCTATGACGTGACCGGCTACTATGTGAGGTATCTCAGGAAGCTTTCCCCAATCATACTGATAGACCTCCCAAAAGGCCTTTCGATAAGGGAAGTGAGTGCCGCAACCGAGTGCGTCTTTCCTGACACCGTACAGGACAGCATCCTGAACCTTGCCGTGGAGATTGCCACAAGAAGCAAATCAGGTGGCAAGACTGCGGCATCCTGATATATTGGAGGCCCCAAGTTGCCAACAACGGGGGGCTATTGTTAAACTAAATTCTTTATTTTTTAAAATGAACCAAAGCGTAAACCAAAACAGGCAGCTCTACGTAATGAACAGTTACGCGGCTGTCAGTGAGAGCAGCGCCACTGGAACCATTGAGGTCGACAGCATCGGCGAGGGTCGCCAGGCTAAGGTTTTCCTTAAGTACAAGGGTGCGGACACTGTTCTCAGGAGTGATTACATTAGCCCCGCCAACATAGCCTATGTAAAGGCCGTGGCGGCTTCATCCATGGAGCCGAAGCTCAATGTGGTCACCGTGACCCTTGATTCCAACGTCAACGGCGGCGCCCCCGTGGCTGGCCAGGAGTATATGCTCCGCATCAGCTTCAAGCAGTTCTTCGGGATGTCTGACTCCGACACCTATGAGAAGCTTGTGTCTGTGACCGCCACTTCAGGGGAGACTGCCGAGCAGCTTTACAAGGCTCTTGAGACGGCCCTCAACAAGAACTTCTCCAAGGAAGTGGGGGCCACCCCAACCAGCAACCCGTACCTTGAGTTCTCTTCCAGCGCCTCCGGCCTGGTAATCACCGAGAAGGAGCAGGACTGGAAGAGGGGCAAGATTTCCGCAGAGAGGGTTCTCTTCGACGTCTATGCGGGAACCATCAACACCGGCACCTTGGTAGCACCTGTTGAGTCCGCCTGGGCAGTGATCACCAAGTCCTCCAGCACCACGACCATCTGCAATGGCAAGGCCATCGCCGACCTTGAGTATTTCGCGATGGGTGAAAGGGGCGACCAGTACAGGGGCATGGGATTCCCCAACAACATCGACACGACCTACCTCGTGGATGCCTCCAAGCATTACGATGTACTTGAGATTCACTATGCCTTCTATGATTCCGGCGTGAACTCCTACAGGAGCGAGAAGGACATCACCATTGTCTGCGACCACGACAATGTAGCCCAGCTTAACTCCCTCATCGACGCCTTCGAGACTGCCACCGGCCTCACCATCGATGGCGTATCCACCGCGACCGGGGACTAATCGTATCTGCATGAAATTCTTGGGGGATGGACCGTTCCGTCCCCCTTTTTGGTCTCTGTGGTATAAGGGGTTTCGTTAAGTCGGCGAAAATTTCCAGTAATGCCTTCAAAGAAATCCACATAAATTCGTATCTTTGGTGCAATAATAGGTTTGGTGGAACAGGGTATGCTAGTAAAGGAAATCGTCTATATGGTCCTTGACCAGCTCAAGGAGATGAGCGATGACTCCTTCTATACAGAGGAGCATGTGCTATTCCTGTGCAAGAAGTTCAGGAGCTTCCTCATAAAGAAGGAGCAGGACAAGGAGAAGACCAGCACCGACGTAGCTTCGGAATTTGAGTACCAGCAGATCTGCCTTGATCTTGAGAGAGTTGAGGCGATTGAGGGGCTTCCTTGTGAGGGCGGCTACTATCTCAGGACTACGGCGAGGATTCCCAAGATACTTGAGGGGACTTCCCCCAGGGTCTATCCGATAGACTACTACAGCAATCCCATGATCTCATTTATTCCACGTGACAGGATGAGGTTCGTGGGCAGCAACCCATTCCTGAAGAACATCATCTGGGTAAGTATCGGACCGGATCTCAGGCTGTACCTGAAAAGTCCCAATCCACAGTTCAATTACCTTCGCAAAATCAGGATGAATGCCATCTTCGAGGATTTTGACGAGGCGGCCGACTTGCTCTGTGATGACAGCGGGGATTCCTCGGCTTGCGATGTGCTGGACTCCACATTTCCCATAAGGGATTACCTTGTCCCTACGCTGATAGAGCTTGTCGTAAAGGAACTCAGCGGGTCCGTGTACAAGCCCGAGGACAAGAGGAACAATGCCCATGATGACCTTGGTGACCTGAGTACAACTAACAGCTAAAAATGATGGAAGAGACATTCACGGAATTTTCACGACGCATCAGGAAGGCGTGTGGGAAGCATAACTTCAAGGTGAAGAACAGCTTTGGGGTAAAGGATTGCTACAACCGTGTAAGGAAGAACAAATGGTCCGACATAGGGATGCGATTGACCGATAGCCAATTCCTTGCCATCATAAGGGAAGTGAACATGCGCCTTGCGGACAATATAGTGAATGGCATTACAGTAAAGTTTCCTTCAGGGATGGGAAAGCTCGAGGCGCGAAGGATAGAGAAACGCCCTCGCGTGACGAAGGATGGAAAGCTGAAGGTCGTCAATCCAGTAGATTGGCAAAGCACGCTGAGGCTTTGGTATGAGGATGAGGAGGCTAGAAAGCAGAAGCAGCTGATCAGGTACTCCGGAAAGGTGGGTTACTGGATTAAGTATAGCAATGTGCTGGCCTACTACAACAACAGGAGCTTTTATGAGTTTGCCATCCAAAGGCCCATAAATCATAGGTTCAATGAGAATGTCAAGGAGGGTAAGATAAAGGTACTATGGTAAAGGAGGTCAGATATACAAGCATCAAGAGGGTCCTCGACAACCTGCTTGAGCATCCGCTGCTTAGGGACTTGACCCTCGAGCAGGCAGTGAGGTACACCATTAGGTTCATTGGTCTCAATGGTTTCCCCAACCTTTATTCCGACAAGATTTCCGAAGTGGGGATTGAGGACTGGAGAGGTCTTCTCCCATGCGATCTGGTCAGCATAAAACAGGTAAAGGACAAGCGGACTGGGGTGTGCCTGAGAGCCATGACCGACAACTTCACGCCAGGATTACTCTCCACACCCTCCCCCTCTGCCCACGACCATAGACCTTCCCACGCCGACATGAGGAAGCTAGGCAGCATGAACCCTGCCCCGGATGGCATGGACAGGATGCATGGGCCAAAACCTCTTCCTCCCAGGGAACCCTCGTTCAAGACACAGGGCAGGGTAATATTCACTTCATTCCCGGAAGGGTGTGTACTGGTTGCATACAAGAGCATCCCGGTCGATGATGACGGCTTTCCCCTCCTCATGGACAACGAGACCTACCTCAACGCCCTTGAGGCCTACATAAAGAAACAGATATTTACAATCAAGTTTGATACGGGCAAGATTTCTGCCGGGATACTTTCGAACGCCCAGCAGGACTATGCCTTCGCGGCAGGCGAGCTACAGGGGGAGATGACGATACCGTCCGTAAGCGAGATGCAGACAATCACCAATATGTGGACGACCTTGGTCCCAAGCATGAAGAGCTTCGATCGGGGCTTCGTGGATGCGGGTGACAGGGAATACATCAGAAATCACGCATAGCGCATGAATACGCTCATCAGATACAAGCTTGAGGCATTTGACCTTGTGGAGGCCCTCAACGGGAGGCTCTGCATCCTTACGCCTAGCTCCAGCAAGGCGGGGGAGACTGTTGCAACGAGCAATTCCTCGAAGTACTGTGGCTCCGGGTTTCTAAAGAAGGAAAGCTCCGACACCTACTACATCATGGTGGATGGCGAGAAGTACATAACGGACAGCAGCGGAACGGTAACCTCGTCCTATCGCCAGGGCTACATACTCCTGTTTGGCTCCACCATGACTACAGTGACGAGGGCTGGCTCGACTGGTACCACGACTTCCCGTACAAGCACGACCTTGAGGAAGGATGGCAAAGTGTCGACCACGACAACCGAAGTCGATGACGAGACGATCCTGGTAAGCGGGACCACCATCAGGGACACCTTCGCCATCAACATCTTGCGGGAACTCCTAAAGGACGTAAAGGATCCCGCCGCATTGGCCAAGTCCGAGATGGAGTACTACACTACGGCTGCATATGACTGGGCTGCCGTGATGATGGCGAACGCCGCAAAGGCGAGGGCTGAGCTTGATGACGAAAGGGATCCCCTTGAAGCTGAGGAGGTGCCGGTGACAGACCTTGAGGACAATACCCAAAGGCTCCTCAACAACATAATAGTGGCCCTCAGCAGGACCGACGAAATCACGCCCTCGGCTGCGGAAGGTAAGGATCCGACATACGCGGAGAGGATAACCCTCAAGGATGTGACTATGGCAGAGCTTCAGCTCGCGGTAGAGCAGTATCTCGGCAAGACGACCACATCAACTACAGACTCCGACGGGAACATCACGGAAACCACTTCCTATGAAGGAAGAAGCGCATTCGCCAAGGACGTGACCGAAATACTCACCAACATCTGGAAACAGTATTCAGGTGACGAGACCCAGCAGGGGACTTCAAAGGCGAACCGGGATTTGGTGGCCGCATTGACCGACATAAAGACCGCCATTGAGGACTTGACCGCCCAGGTGACGGACCTGAGCACCGAGACTGCTACGACAAATACGAGGCTGAATACCCTCAACTCCACCATAAGCAGCTATGCAAGTTCAACCAAGTCCGCAATCAATACAGCACAGACCACTGCCGACAAGGCATCGTCAAAAGCCCAGACAGCATTGAACACCGCAACCTTGGCCCAATCTGACGCAGACAGCGCCTACTCACTGGCATCGTCAGCCTCGGCTGCCGCAAGCGCCGCACAGGAGGACGCGGATGAAGCCTACGCCAAGGCGATCGCAGCCGCCAATGCCGCGTCAATTAATGCCACGGAGATAGAGGAACTCAGTTCAAGGGTGACCGCCCTGGAAGGAGGATCAAGTTCATAAGTCAGGAGGATAGCATATGAGGAAGCTGGACAACCATATCTTTCAGGGATTGCAGATGGATGCGAGCGTAAGCAAGCAGCAGCCGCAATTCCTTTGTGACGCCCACAACATAAGGATACTTACAAGGGGTGAGAACACGAGCCTTTCGCTCACCAATGAGAAGGGTACCAAGGAGGCCCCGATATCGTTCCTTGGGGGCGGAACTTCCCTCAAGGGAATCTGCCTTGGGTACTGTACGTTGAATGAGTACGCGGTGCTGTTCACTACCTACCAGACTACTGTAAGCGGTTCACCTTACCTCAGGGACTATATATGGCTGCTTGACTTCAGCAACATCAACAACATCAAGGCGACCAAGCTCTTTGAGGGAAACCTGAACTTTCAGAAGGATCACCCCATAAAGGCCTGGGGGGTCTATGAGGGTGACTTCGTGCAGAAGGTGTATTGGACCGACGGCTACAACCAGCCCCGTGTGATTAACATCAAGAGATACAGCCAGGCCAGCACAAGCTCCTCATCCAAAGCTCCTCTCGAGACGGCCTTTGACTTCGTACCCACGCTGGAGCTGAAGGATTCCATCGAGGTGCATAAGGTCTCTGACGCCTCGAGCCTCTTTGGGGCTGGTGTCATACAGTACGCCATAAGCTACTACAACAAGTACGGCCAGGAGTCCAATATAAGCAACGTGACCACCCTCTACAGCACCAGCTTCAACAACAGGGCTGGTAGTCCCGAGGAAAGGGTTCCCACTGCATTCAGGGTGGTGATAAACAACCCAGACCTAAGCTTCGAATACCTCAGGCTCTACTCCATCTTCAGGAGTTCCCAGAACGGAACCCCCTACTGCAAGAGGGTGGCCGACGTAGCGTTGGGTTCCTCGAAGAAGGTAGTCATCACGGACAACAACACTCTTGGGGAGGTCATAGATAATACCGAGCTGCTTTATGTTGGGGGAGAGAGCATAGCTGCGGGAACCTTAGAGCAAAAGGACGGCACTATGTTCTTCGGGGACGTGCAGATTACCAGGCCGAACATCCCGTTGGGGTTCTCCATAAGCAACAATGTCTCCAGCAAGTCCAACTCCACGAGGAAGTTCTACGTTGACTGTGCGATAAGTAACGACTACTACAAGTGGGGGAACACCCTCAACGCCTTCAAGATATCCAACAACAGCAAGGTCCTTCAAAATGCGGCAGCCTTCAAGTATGGGCAGTACTACAGGCTGGGGCTCCAGTTCCAGTACAAGACTGGAAGGTGGAGCGAACCTGTATACCTTGGGGAGGACGTAAGGATTACCAATCATCCATCAGTTGGAGCCTACTCTGGCGACGACACTGGGGGTGATACTTACACCAATGCCACCTCCGTTACGATAACTGGGATCAATACTGCCGAGGTCGGCGGAGGCGTGCAGCTCACAGCCACCGTCAACCCCTCCGACGCGAGCGGCTATACTGTAAAGTGGAGTTCCTCTGATACGTCAGTGGCGACGGTAACCCAGAGTGGCAGGGTCACCGCAGTAGGTGAGGGCACTGCCACCATTACCTGCACAATCACCAATGCCGATGGCTCGACGGTGACGGACTCTTATGAGTTCACCGTGACGGCAGCCTCCGGCGGGGAGACCACTGGAGATATCTGGTGGGAAATAGACGGTGAGACAGTCTCTGACGGGATGGTGTATGCGCTTAATCCACACGGTGGGACTTTCACGCTCTCAATCCACAACAGCACAGGGACGGCGCTTGGCATCCTGAACCAGATTGACGCGACTCTTGATCCTGATGTATCCAGCCCCCGAAGTTGGAAATATGGGGATTACACTGTCACTGTTACGTATGGTGCAAACACCTCTGGCGAGGATAATACAGGCAGCTCCATCTTCTATATGAAGATAGCTACTGACAATTATGACCTTGAGTTGCCACCAGCAATATCCTTTACACAGAAAGCTGTCACGACATCGGACTATACAATAGAAATCCGCGATGTCGATACAGGATTCGCTGTCTCGTCATGCACCCTCGACAGTAACGGCACAGCAACGTATGAGGTCTTTGTCAACGATGTCAACGCCGGTGATGGCAATTTTGACGTTACGGCGACAGTTCGTAATGAGGCAGTGGCACAGTTGCAGTATGACTCCGTTAGTGGGTTACTCTACATATCCGGTACTGGGGCGGGCGTTACGACCGTGACAGTGGAGTGTGAAGGCGAGCAGGCAACACTCAAGGTAACTGTTACGGAAGCTGACGCAGGCTATACAATAGCGGTCAGCCCCATAAGCTATGGGTTCAGTGCGGCTGGCGGCTCAGTCGAGGTGACCGTGACAAGCAACGGCACTCCGGTGATGGATGCATCCAAGTCGTCGCCTGCTACGGCGACCGCATTGACGAAGGTGACGGACGGCGTATGGAAGACTACCGTAACAATGCCCGCTAACAACAGCTCGTCGGCCCTGGCCAGGGTGACGCCCATAACATTCACTGTGCAGGAAGACGCGACTGTGGTGGGTTCGTTCGGAATCACACAGGATGCATCTTCGTCCGCCGCGTTTTACATATTTGTTGAGGACGGTCCTTCAGACGGGGTGCTTGAGATAGGGGAGACTGCGACGCTCCTTGCCTGCCTCTCTACCTCGCATGGTGTTGACGCCCAGTGGAGCATATCGAACTCCTCAGTGGCTTCGATATCGGCAACTGAAGGAGCCGAGATAGTGGTTACCGCGCTGAAGGCAGGCACTGCGACGATAACGGCGCACGTTGACGGCTACGTCGATGCAACTTATGATGTGACTGTCAAGAAAGCCCCCGAGAGCATAGAGCTCCTGGATGAAGACACGGGCAAGGAGGTGAGCTCGTATAGCCTCAAGGCCGGCGGGGCAGGCGTATGCGAAGTCTATGTCAACGGTGTCAATGCCAGCACAGGCGACTTTGCCGATTCCGTCTCCGTATCAAGCAGCGATACATCCGTGGCCGAGGGCGTGTACTTCGACAACAACGGCAAGCTCACTGTGGTGGCCAAGAGCGCCGGGACGTGCGAAATCACCGTCAGCTGCGGCAGCCTCACGGCGACGCTCGACGTCACTGTGTCAGGCACGGCGTACCGCGTCACCATCAACCCGTCACCGTCCGACGCGACCGTCAAGATTGACGGCGTGACGATAAGCCAAGTCGACGTCCCGGAGGGCACCGTGGTCAGCTACGAGGTCTCCAAGGACGGCTACGTCACCAAGACCGGAAGCGTGACGGTCACCAAGGACGAGACCATCACGGTGACGCTCGAGGAGGAGACCGTGACAGAAGACATTACGGTAGAGGTTTCCAACGGAGCCAACTATCCAGTGAAGGTGTCCGTTGACTCGCAGGACGGCCTCGGCAACAACGTGACACTCACAGTCAGGAGTTCCTCCACGGAGACCAGCACGCTGACGGTCGACAGGGGCTCTACGAACCCGCTCTCCGCGTCAGTGGTATGGCCTACCGGCACGACGGCCCTCGGCACGATGCAGGTCGAGTTCCTCGGCGACGCGTCGTACACGAACATCAACCCGAGCGACGGCCTGCTCGATGAGGAAGGGGGCTATACGGTGATTGCCACCATTGCAAGAGGGATCAGGCTCTCAGGCGGGAGGATATACATAAGCATAGAGCAAAACTCATAGCGTACGGAGAACAATGACTATGAAGGCATTGAAGAAAATCAAGGAGAAGGCCGTGTCACTCAAGGGTAGGCATGGCAGGAAGACAGGCCCATCGGCAATGGTGTCCATCAGTATGTTGACAAGATCCGTAGCCTCCAGCCAGTCCACCCTTGAATCGGACAGAGCCGAAGTGGAGGAGTACCTCAATGACAACCTCATATCGAAATGGGGTTCCGCAAGCAGTCCGTTGATGACGGCGGCCCAAAGTGTAAGGCTGCTCATGAAAGCCAATGGTACGACCAGTACCGATGCGAGTGTGTACCTGGATACCTGGGAATCCGCCATGCAGGACGTGGACAGCACCCTTGCGAGTTTTGCAGCTGCATTGAAAGATGTATCTAGCTACATAGCGAGGTACTATCCAGGCTTCAGCAAGACCTATACGATGATAAATAGCCTCAGGGAAGACATTGAGCACTGGATTCCCCTATGGTCGCAAATCGAGCTTGTACAGGTGGCCTTTGCAGGCCTGGGAGACACGGAGGAGGATGAGTACCGGCTGGACGGCAATGATATGGGCGGCACCCCTACTGCAACCGACAAGTTCTACCAGTATTTCCACCAGAACAACTTTGGGAACCTGTGGCTGTTCCTACAGATGATCGGGGACGACGACCGCGTCCCACAGCCTGGCTATGGGACGTTCAACATCGACAACTCCTTCGAGGATATCATTGCCGTCATAGCTTCAGATGGTACAAGTGCGGACACTGGTTCTGGAGAGACCATCAACTACACAAGTATGCTGGAGTTTGAGGTCCCCTCATATAAGGTAGTGTTGAAGAACCTGAGCGTTCTTACAGACAATGGCTACCTTAGGGTAAGGCCAGTGTTTGTGCCCCCGTCTGATTCCGACAGGACCACCCTTTGCCAGGGAGTTCTCAACCCCACAGTCTACAATCCTGTCGACAGGGCGGCCTCCACACCATATGCACAGTCCTCCTGGTTCTTCAGGCCATGGGTGGACGTCTCGAGTTATACAGGCCTAAAGGCCAATCCGACGAAGTACACTGTAGGGAACAATACATACAGACTGAGCGTCATTGAGTGCAGGGATTCCGAGAAGCTGTTCCCCCCCGGCAACAGGGGCTGCGAGATTGAGGGGGCTTGGCAGTATGACAGCGCCAGCACCCATGCCGAGGAGGATTCCTACGTAAGGCCTCAGTTCAGGGTGAGCCAGGAGGTCCAGACGCTGCATTCACCAGAAGTCGAGTTTGACGTCAATGGAACGCTGTCCAACGTCGACCTCAGCCAGTATAGCCTTGCCCTGATGGGGGACGCGGACTTCAAGGCCTTCCAAGGTGACATCAACATATTGACATCTACGCCCCAGTTCTCATCAAGGGGTTCCGGATTTACTAAGAAGATGCAATCTGCTGTATTCAGCGATAGTGTGCCAGCGGGCTGCCTAGTCGCAGGTCTCTATTATAACGACGACCTTGTAAACGACGGAAGCTTGGCCAGCTACACCACCTACAACAACAGCAGGGTGGCATTTATGGTATATCCTTGGCAGTCCTCAGGTAGTCTCAACAATGACGCCCCCAGGGAAGACGAGACTACACAGACCGCAGTTCTCAGCCAAAAGAGGATGAGCAACATCAAGTTCAGCGAGACAAGCTGGAGGTCCTCGGAGTCCGTCATCCCCAGTGCGGCGATACCCTTCTTGGAGTGCTTCAGCTCCGAGGACACCATGGTGAAGCTGGGTACGAGCAACTACTACGGCAATGTGGACACCCTGATCACCTTGCCATCGGTTGGAAAGGTGTTCGGCAAGATAGACTACACCAAGGCCTCTGACGGGGAACTGTTTGATACGGACAACATCTACACTACCGATACCTCGCACACAATCACGTCGGGCTTTACTGTCTCAGGCCTTGCGAGCCAGAACAAGACCATGGAGAGATCCGTGAGGATGCGCTATAGGTCAACCCCGCATATAGCGATGAGACTCACCGCCCCCCTCACTTCAAGTGACTTCACTTACAATGCCCTTATAGTTGGGGAACTCAGGAGGGACAGGAACCCGGAGACCGACTACGGAGGACAGACCTACGAGGCCCTGAAGAGCAACCAATGGATTCCTGCTGGTGAGCCAATAAGCCTTACAAGCTCCAGCGGCTCCACGCTCAGTTCCGTCACCGTGGAGTGGAAGTATGGAGACACTTGGTTCCAGAGGTACGACTGCCTGAAGACATATCCATACTCCCAGGAAGACGAGAACATGATGGTGGAGATAGGGAGCTTCATGCTCGAGACCTATACCAACATCGATGGCAGGTACGACAGGAACAGGGGACAGGGAAGCAACCTGTACATGACCCCCACGACGTTCAACTGCATCAATACGGTGTATTCTCAGCTCGACAACTTCTTCACCTACAGGTTGCAGGATTCCGATTACTATAACAACACCCTCTACCCCAACACTGTCTTTTTCTCGAAGCAGAAGGCCTCGATGGCCGATGTGGACAACTGGACCAACATGAGCCTTTCCAGCAGCTGTGAGCTTGATGGCGGGAAGGGTAAGGTAACTGACCTGAGGAGCTGGAACAATGAGCTCTATTGCTTCCAGGAAAAGGGAATCAGCAGGGTGCTCTTCAATTCCAGGGTACAGATTCCCACAAGTGACGGGACTCCTGTGGAGATAAGCAACAACTACAAGGTCGACGGAGCCACATACCTCAGTTCCAACATAGGGTGCTACAACAAGTTCGCGATAGCCGACTCCATGGAGGGCCTGTACTTCGTGGCTTCCGACGGGATGCTGTACCTGCTTTCAGGGGAACTCAGGAACGTGAACGTAGCCCTCAACATGCAGGACTGGTTCAGTGGGCAGGACTTCGTTTCGGAGTGGAGGCCGACTGACAGCGATGGATCTCTCAGCCAAAGGGGATTGAGGCTGATGTATGACTTCGGCTACAAGGACCTCTACATCAGTTCCCCTTCGGAGACCCTTTGCTATTCGGACCTGCTTGGACAGTTCGTCTCCCTGTACGACTACAAGGCTCCCTATATGATTTTTAACGTCGGCGAGAATCTGTACTCCGTAGCCCCTGACGCTTCAGGTAATAACTATCAACTGCCCGTCGTATGGGAGATGTTCGGAGGGGACTACAACACTCTCTTTGGGAAGCAGTACAGGAGCGACTTCACCTTCATAAGCAACGCCGACTACCAAAGCGAGAAGGTGTTTTCGAACGTGGAGTTCAGGGGGGATTTCTACTCAGGGATGAAAGCCCTGAACGCCTTGCAGCATGACAGCTGCTTTGACAAAATCAGGGTTTGGGATGAATATCAGGACACCCAGGAGCAGGGGCTGAAGTTCGAGAAGGTGCTGTTCTCCAACCTCAAGAAGAAGTTCAGGGTCTGGAGGACGATAGTCCCGAGGGCGTCCAAGTATGACTCGACCACGAAGGCCTACAAGTCAAGCATGGAGAGGATTCGAAATACCTGGTGCAAGATGCAGTTCACGATGAATGACCCAACTGCGTCTTCCCATTCTCCATATAACATGGAGCTGCATGACATGAGTGTGGTTTACTTCACGTGACGGCTCCTTCATAGGCAGGTCTGCCATGGTGATTGGGGAACTTAAGGGACAACCTTATGTTCCCTTTTCACTTTAATAAAGATTGTGGAGGGGTTAAGGGAATTGTTTATATTTGTGGCAAATAAGGAATCTTCCATGAAGAAGAATAGACTATATACGGTGACGAAGGCCAACAAGGCTCACCTGTTCAGCTATGGCGGGACTGCAACCCAAGGAAGCGCGAATGTGGGTATAAACAATTCAGTCTCTTCATCTTCCAAGATGAACTGGGGCAAGGCCGCATCCACTGTTGGAGGCACTCTGCTCAATACGCAGGGTACAGACAAGCTCCTGGATTACGCTGACCCCCTGTATTATCTTGCAGGGAGCAACGAGTCCCAGGTAGGCAATACCTTGCAATCGACTGGAAAGGGGCTGTTCAAGACTGGCGTACAGTCTGGCAATCCCTGGGTGATGCTTGCCGGGGGAGTGGCGCAAGGTGTGGGAAGTCTTACAAACGCTGCCTTTGGGCATTCCATAGAGAATGAGGATGCAGTAAAGAGCAACACCACGAGGCTCAACCAGTACAGGGTAAGCGATGACAGCTACGAGTCCATACAGAACGCCTTCAACTCAAGCCCCCTCATGAAGCAGGACATAGGGAAGGTGTCCAATGGCTGGTTTACGAACAAGGGAACCAAGAAGGCCAACAAGCTCACTGAGGCGCAGAACAATGCATACGCCTTTGCCACAAACTCCACCCGCAATGCGATAAACAACGTGAAGTCCAAGCAGAACGCGGCCTATGAGCTGAACTACTCCGCCTTCGGGGGGCCACTGTTCACCCAACAGAACAGCGGCATGGGAGCCATAGACTATGGATTCATGAGTGACTACCTGGCTGCAAAGAATGCCAAGACGCAGACGGACAACAAGATAACCTCAATGCCCAACAGTTTTATAGGAATGGAAGGTGTCAATACATTTGCCGAAGGTGGGTCAATTCACATCAAGCATCCCGGAAGGCTCACTGAACTGAAGAAGAGAACCGGGAAGACCGAGGATGAGCTTTGGGCGACGGGTAATCCGGAATACAGGAAGATGATTACATTCGCAAGGAATGCCCGCAAATGGAAGAAGGCCTACGGTGGGGCCCTGGACGAACTTGAGGATGGCGCCCCATTGTTTGCCTTTGGCGGGAGCCTTCAGTCCCATGGGTCTGATTGGTCCAACGGAGTGACCATGGTGAACACCGGAGGTACGCATGAGGAGAATCCCTATGAGGGGGTGAAGGTCGGGGTCGACCACAAGGGAATGGACAACCTGGTTGAGGAGGGGGAGGTCATTTATACATTCCCTGACAGTGACTTCGTTTACTCAAACAGGATTACATGTCCTGAAGAGCTGAGGAAGAAATATGGAATAAGGGGCAAGAAGGACTTGACATTCGCCGAGGTGGCCAAGCGGGTCCAGGAGGAAAGCGCCGAAAGGCCCAACGACCCGATAAGCAAGGCTGGCCTCGAGGCGATAATGCAAGACCTTGCGGACAGCCAGGAGAGGCTTAAGGAGGAGGCCAATGCCGCGAGGGCAAAGGCTGAATTTGAATCCATGACCCCGGAGCAACAGGCGACCATTCTCGCGGCACGTCAGCAAGCGGTCTCCCAGCAAGCCGCCGTTCCCCAGGAACAGCCAATACCCCAAGCTGGGACTGTGCCACAGGAACAGCCTGTAATGTCCACAGATGGGGGAAACATCCATGCCGAGGGCGGTCCCTACAATACATACGGGTACGTAAAGGGCTATGACAGGGGATGGTTCGGGGATGACGGCAAGTACACCCAGGACTACCTTGACAGGGTTAACGCCCTCACGGCGGAAGAGCTGCAAAAGCAGTTTGACCGCCAGTATGCCTTCTATCATGATGACGCGAACAAGGACACCGACAGGTGGAAGTCGATAGACGAGTTCTACAAAAGGAACTCGAAGTACAACGACGCGGCCTACAAGGTGACGGACGAGGACCTCAAGGACGCCATAAGGCTCGCCCAGGACTACAAGCCCGGCTATATGCATGACTTGGTGTTGAGGGCTACGGAGACTGTTCCCGAGGTGACCCCTCCGAACATTCCCCAGGGCGTCACTACTGATGCAGGCACATTGGCGCCAAATGAGCCAAGGGTGGCGGCTGCAAACAGATATTGGCTGAGGGATCCAAACGGCGGCGAGGCCACCCCCATCGACGACTACTTCGAGGGGGTGAACGGGAATGGCTATACATGGGCGCAGCTTCACCCTGACTATACAAGCGCCGGTGACGGGATTGTACGGGAGCCGGTGGACGTGGACGGGATTCCCACCACATACACCGACTATTACTTCGACCCCTCGGCAAGGCAGGCTGATGTGGCAGGTGTCTCTCCCAGGACAAGGTGGGAAGGCTGGAGGTACGCAGGTCTCTTCGGACCGGCGATAGGGCTTGGGATGCAGGCTGCCGGGATAGGCAAGCCAGACTATGCCGACCTTGACGCGGCAGTATCCCTTTCGGGTAGGGAGCCGATTGAAGCCAGGGTCGAACATATAGGAAACTACATGAAGTACAGGCCCTTTGACAGGGACTATTACCTCAACAAGGCGAACGCCACCAACGCCGCGACACGGAGGGCGATCCTCAACTCCGGTGCAGGTGCCTCCAGGAATGCCGCGTTGCTGGCCTCGGACTACAATGCGGTGAACAACTTGGGTGACCTTGCACGGCAGGCCGAGGAATACAACCTCGCCCAAAGGCAGCAGGTAGCCCAGTTCAACAGGGAGACTGACCAATACAATGCCACTGCTGACAACAATGCCCATCTACAGTATGCTCAGGATTATAATCGCAACAGGCAGTACGCGGCATCCCTGGCACTCCGTGCGGCTGCTGAAAAGCTCAACGGCAACGCCGAATGGTACAATGGCATTTATGGGAACATCTCGGGCCTTGCCAACGCAATCTCGAACATAGGCAAGGAGAACGCCGCCCACAACATGGTGGCGAGGTCTGCGGCTGACGGGATCTACGGAAGCATGAATCCCGATACGGGCGCACTTGCCAGCGAGGTGCTGGTCACCGAGGATGACACAAGGGCCGGGAGGCGCAAGAACAGGAAAAACAAGAAGAAGGGAGGCTTGACTTACTGACATGGCTAATTATTCTTTTGTAATCAACTCGACCTACGACCCCTTTACCCTTGGTGAGCTCATGACCCCTTACCAGGAGTATGGGAAGGCCTTCGAGAAGCAGGAAGACAAGATTGAGGACATGACCGACAAGGCCGAGACCTTGAAGTACATAGCCGAGCAGGACCCCAACAGTGAGACCGCGAGGCTGTACCAAAGCATGAACGACAGGCTGACGGCTGCAAGGGATGAGCTTTACAGGAATGGCATGAGCATGGGAATACGGAAGGACATCCAGAACCTGCGGGGGCTATATACTGCAAACGCCTCGGAGATTACAAGGAGGTACAACGATCTGAGGGAATACCGGGACAGGATGACAAAGCTTGTCGACAAGGATCCCAGCGTCAGGTTCACCCCATCCTCATACAACATAGGGCTTGACAGCTTTGCCGGGGGCAAGACCCCCTCAATGGACAGAATGAGCGGGGATGAGGTGGCGCAAAGGGGCGCACAGGCCATGAAGGCGTTTACAAGCAGGGAGTTCCGAAACTCCGTCGAGGGGAAGCTGATGGGAGGCCAGTACTGGAACTATGTGCAGGAGAACGGCATGGACAACAACGCCATAAACGAGCTGCTTAGCCACCTCGGGGATGAGAGGTTCACTACCCTCAACAGCGTGATAGACGGAATCCGGAGGGAATATGTGGGAAAATTCGACGATGCAGACAGCCAGTACTTCGACAGCAGGCTGAGGGAAGGTCTCAATGCAGGTGCCATCTATGATAGGAGGGAGTCTCCTACAGGAAACCAGGCCTACATAAGTCCACTTGAAGCCGCAAGGGAGGAACGCTACAAGGAGCAGGCCGATATGGAGAAGGAGGCTCTGAAGTTCCAAAGGGGTGATGGCACAAGGATTATGAGGGGTGCCGATGGCAAGGACTACAGGGTGAGGGTCAACATCGACGGCAGTCTGTCGGCTGTCGAGGTGGCCCCGACGGACACCGAGGTGACAGATGCTTCCAAGAACAAGATTTACAAAGACGCCTTCGGAGATTCCTTCATCTATGAAGGGAATGACCCCACGAAGGGAAGATTGTACAACACTGGTGGGGACACTCCCGTAAGCGACATCACGATAGCCAATCCAGACGAGGCCTCCAAGGGGAAGAATCCCCTCCTAACAAGCCCCGTGAACCCTGCCAAAATTACGCTCATCGGCAAAGACAGGCCATACTATAACAGCAGAGGAGAGGAGATAAACTGGAAACAGCAGGACAACGAGATTCAGATTCCCCTTAAAGTGGGTTCAGACGATTACCAGAGGGCTGTAAGGGCGAATCCTGACAGGGAGAACGCCGAAAGGTATATCTACTATAGAATCGCAGGTTCAGAGAAACAGGAGAAGCAACGGCAGAAACAGATAGAAAAAGGCGTGGAGCCTGATGACATCTACGTAAGGGTTCCCAATCCAAACTATGACAGGGATGTGCAGCAGGCAGGCAGCGGCCAGCCAACTCCTGTGAACCCTCCGGTAGGCAGGGGCAGTGAAGGTTAGCGTAATCAGTTAAAGAGCAAGGCGACATATGAGCATTTGGAAGGACTTTTGGGGCAGCGTTGTCAATGCCAGCGCGAATACAGTCTTGAATCCCCCTGAATCGCGGGACTTCTATACAGAGTATAGCAAGGCGAAGACCGCCAAGGAGGATGAGAGGAGCCAGAGGCAGAACGAGCTGGGAGTTGACGAATGGACCCCTTATTACTTCAAGGGGCTGAGCGGCCTCTCCAGCAAGCAAAGGGAGAAGTGGGAGCAGGACAACCTGGACTACATAAATGGGTTGAAGGTGAAGCACCCCATGGCATCCGACGACGAGCTTGAGGCATACAAGAACAACAGGTTCAAGAACGACATACTCAGGAAGTCCAAGAGTCCCATAGTGCAGGGAATCTTCAAGGACGGCAACCTTACCGACCAGGAATGGGAAACACTCGACGACAACATCTCCAGGGCTGCGCTGGAGAACGACCTTGACGGGCTTAGCGATGACAGGGATTCCTACAAGGACAGTTGGTGGAAACACGCCGGGGATGTCTACCTTGGGGAGAACATAAAGAGCAGCCTCAGGGACGGTGCCAGGGAATACCTCAGGGGCAGCCAGAATCCCGAGGAGATAACCAATCAGGTATATGCCTGGGAGACGGACCCCCTCAAGAAGCAGGAGGCCGTCGAGGCCTTCGATTCACTCTCCTCGTCACTGTCGCAGGACTATGACATGATGGCCAATCCTGACAAGTACAAGGCCATACAGAACTATGGAAGGTTCAAGGATACCGAGGCCTTGAGGATGAGCAGCCAGGAGAAGGAGACCTTGCTCGCGGAATATATGGCCAATGTGCGGAGGGGTGGGGAGAAGTACGCCAACGAGGAACTTGTCAATGTCTTCAAGGACAAGATGGAGGCCAGTCAAAGCAAGCTCGACGTGGCACTCAACGCAGGTAGCATGTTCATCGACAACTTCGCGTCCATGGCGATAGGTACGGTGGGCATCATGGATGGCCTGTTGACTGGTGGTAGCTTGGGAAGGGCCATCATGGGAGAGGATGAGGAAGATGCGCAGAGGCGTGAGGGTCAGGGCTACTTGCAGGGGATATTCGACAATCCCCTCGTACAGTATTCCTCTGGCATAATGGAATCCCATGTGTATGACATGGATGCCCAGAAGGTCTTCAAGGAACTCGGAATTACGGACAACCAGCTTTACGAGAAAGCAAGCGAAGAAGGCAAGCTCTTCAACAGCAAGACCCTTCCCAACCTGCTTGGGCAGTATGGTTTTACGGCTGCGTCCACGGCACTTTCCATGGGAGGTACGGCGGCTGCACAAGGGGCCATAAAGGGAGGGCTGTGGGCTGCCAAGGCCCTTGGTATGGCAAAGAACGCCACTACTTGGAACAAGGCGTTGAGGACCGCCGCCAAGTCGAAGGACATGCTCAACCTAGTGAACGGAGGCATAGTGGCCACCACGGAAGGCGCACAGATAGCGCAGCTTGACAAGGTTGAGAAGTACGAGGCCATGACTGAGGACATGTACAAGAAATACATCGACCGGACAGTCGAGGAAAGCCCTGCCGTAGCCAGCCAAATACTGATTGACAGATATGCCCAGGAGAACCCTGAAATGGCAGGCATGATTCCACAGGGTTCCCTCATGATGGATCCCGAGACTGGCAAGGCCGTACAGGTATTCTCGGAGGAGGACAAGGAACGGCTGAAGGATTTTATTGGCCAGGACAAGGAGGTGAAGGACTATATCCTTGGACAGTACACAGCCGCCCACAAGGATGAGGTGGCCAATGACATCAACAACATAAGGGACATAGCCGAAGACGGAGCCTTGGCGGACTTCGCTTTCCAAAGCGCCATCAATGGCGCCGTCAACATGGGACTCAAGGCCACCCTTCATTCAAAGGGAGTGCAGAAGGCCCTTCAGCGAACTGGACTCAAGAAAGCTCCGGCTGCAAGGTACGCGGACAATGTGGACGTAAGTAAGGATGCTTCGGGCAACTGGGTGGCCACGGCAAAGAAGGCATCACGTGGAGCCTTGGTGAAGGAGAGGCTGAAGGAAAGCTGGGGTGAGGGACTTGAGGAGTATGTACAGGACGTGGGCTCCGGGTTTGGCAGTGGCTACACTGACGTGGCATACGAACAGTACCTCAACTCAAAGTATGGGGACGAAAAGGGCGTGAACGCCGCCGTGGAGTACAGCTTCATAGATGCCCTCTCAGGTGCCCTGACGCAGGGCATGGAGAAGGCGGTGGCCTGGGACTCCGTAAAGGACGGCATCCTTGGCGGACTTAGCTCGCTCATAGGCGGCTTCAATGTAAACCAGAACTTCAGGCCAAGATCCTCAGGGACTACGGAAGGCCAAAATTGGTTTGAAAAGCTCAGCAGCAGGTCTCCCATAGTGTGGAGGGGCGCACTAAGTCCCCTTATAAATGGAACTGACGCAAAGCTGAGGCAGAGCTACAACGACAGGGTTGCCGAGGAACTCAACAAGTTCTTCAATGACAAGGACGTCCAGGAAAAGCTCCTCAACACCGAAAGCGCCATGAGCTTCCTCAGGGACTACCAGGACGCGCTTGACGGCAAGGACGAACTCAAGGCGAGGGACGCGGAGTTCGGGCAGCAGTTCTCCGTGCTGAACACACTGAACGCCCTCAAGGGCACAGCCTATTATGACGCCGTCATGACTTCCCTTGACATGAGGGAGGCCGTCGGCAAGCTCACTGACGACCAGATAAAGGAGCAGCTTCAGGACAGCAACTCCGATGCCTCCGTAATGCTCAGGGGCTTCAAGACGGAATGGGCGAACATGACCGGCACCCAGGACGACAGGGACTTCTCCCCATCAGATGACAACGTAGCCCTTGTAAGGAAGGCCGCCAAGAATGCGACTGACTTCAAGAATTTCATGAAGGATGCCGATGAGGTGAGGGAACAGGTGCAGAGGGACTTCGGTGATGAACTTGACGACGATGGCCTTGCCGCCATGATGTTCCAAAGGCTTGCCATACGGAACATGGACACAAGGATTGAGCAGCTTGACAACAAGTTTCGGAAGATACGGACATTCGACCCCAAGAAGAAGAAAGACCACGTTCTTGAGGACATTGCCCTGTACGGCTCGGTGGCTACTGCCAAGACTGAGAAGGAAGAGCTGGACAAGAAGATTGAGAAGGCCAAGAAGAACCTTGCAGACAGGGAGAAGGAGACAATCAAGATACTTGAAAAGAATGACCCTGACTTCAAGAAAAGCACTGACAGGAAGCAGAAGGACATAAAGAAGGCAATCCGCAAGATGGCCAACTCGGACATTGAACTCAGTGAGGAGGACCAAAAAACGCTGGCCTCCTACTTTGCGCTCACTGAGGATATCCCGGTAGATGAGAGGAGGTCAGGGGAGTTGGCATCAGCGATTACCAGGATGGGAAAAGCCGAAACTCCCGTACTTACATGGGAGCAAATTATTTCCCTTTCGCCAAGGGCGAGGGCCTTCATGCTGAACCCTGCCAACGCCAAAAAGTACAGCAAGGAGCAGCAGGAAGTCATTGAGGACCTCAACAGGGATGGAGCCGCGATCTTTGGCAGTGCCAAGCTGTGGAGGTCCTCGCTGAACGACAGGGCGAGACTTGAGATGAAGAGGGAACTGAACATGCGAAAGGAGAACCAGCTCCTTGAAAGCACCTCGGCACTGTCGGACTTCCTCAACAACGTAAGGAACGAGAAGGCTGTAAGGACAAGGACCGCCCAGTATGAATACCTGTTCAAGGATGCGAACACTGCGATACTTGAGGCCAGGAAGAACGGCGTGGAGGATGCCGCAGGCAATGAGCAGCTTGAGAAGCTCGCGGACTGGCTTTTCTCAGAATCCGATGACGGGCTTACAGGGGTGGTCAAGGGACGGCTGTTTGCCAAGTACGAGGACTCCGCCGCAATAGAGGCACTCCTGGAAAGGGCCGAGAGACTTGGGGAGCTGTCGGACTTCTTGAAGATGACTGACTTGGTGAGCCATACCTCAATGCAGCAGACAGGGGAGACGACCACCAATGAGGAAACTGGTGAAGTAGAGCCCATATCCCAACTTGTGACCACGGAGTATTCCCTGACCGACTCGGACAGGAAGCTCCTTGACTACGCGATAGAATATGCAGCAAGGAAGGGAATCACCATGGACAACCTTGCAGAGGCGATGACTTCCCAAAAGTTTGCGGACTTTGTTGCGGAGAGGAACAAGAAGGAGGCAAACGGAGGAATCGTATTTGACGCCGACTATGCCAAGGCTCTTGTACAGGATGTGGTGGAGGGATTCAACGCTGACAGGAACGCTTCCACGGAAGTCACCAAGCCGAAGGAAGCCACCGCTGCGCCTCAGAGTGTTTCAGAGAAGCCTGTCGAGCCGACTGGGACAGCCAATACCAGGGAGGAGGAAAGACGGCCAGATGAGGTAGACCCCAAGGATCCGTTCGGGCTTAAGAAGGGCAAGCCCTCAGCCAGTGGCCAAACTACTCCCCCCGCATCCTCCAGTACTGCGACAACTACCACCAAGGCGTCCTCAACCATAACTGCACAGGGGACAGCCTCTACGGAGACTCCCGCACAGACGGGGACTGAGGAACCAATCGTGGCATCAGTCAGGAACAGTCGAATCCTTGAGAACGCAAGGCTTCTCAACGGCTCGATAGAAGGCGGGGTGAGGTCCATGCTTGAGGAACTCGACAGGATGCAGATGGATGAGAGCACACGAAACAAGCTCAAGGACATCATCGAGGCATACCTACAGTCCGAGGTGATTCCAAATGTAAAGTCCCTCCAGGCAAAGGTCCTGTCGGATGCGCTCACCGCAAACAGGGCGGCCTATCCACAGATTGACGTAAAGGCTACGGCCTTGGCGTCAAGGAACTTTGACAAGCAGGAGGCACAGCAGCCGAAGGCTGAGACCTCTTCTACCACATCCCCAAAGGCGGAGTCCCCAATCACGGCCCCGATTCCAATGAGGCTGGACAGCATCGACCTCGACTTCTTCCTTACCAATCCAAGGTACCAATCATGGGCTGATTACATCAGGCGTCACAACATGGTGCCGTTCCTACAGAAGTTCCAGGCCCTGTGGAACCAGGATTACAGGAACGCCCAAAGCATGAAGAACACCCAGGTGGCCTTCATCTACGAGCCTAGTCTTGAGGGGGCCATAGCCAGTGCCATGGGGGAAAGCGGGGCGACCTATACGGTAGAGATGGATGCCCCCGTAGTCATGGCCATTGAAATCAATGACTACAACAGGCATCTCGTGGACAATCCGGACCAGCTCATCGCCGTAACAGACAATGCTGACAACAAGGTTCACTACTACCAGCCCATAGGCATCATGCCGTCGAGCAACAACCAGAGGATTCCCACGGCTGGAAGGATGCTCGCGCTCAGGAGGCAGATAAGGAGATCCAGTGAAAGCTCCCTCATTAAGTATGACAATGGGGCCACCATCAAGACGAACCTCGCGGCAATCCACTCGGCGACTGACGAGGAGAGCATACCAAGGAGTACCGAGGATACCCCGAAGAGCGACGCAAGTGAGCTCATGGCCAAGAACGCCCTTTCCGTGGCCGAGTCCTTTGTCGGGGCGACGGCTGAGGAAATGGATGAATACAAGAGGGCTGAAGCCTCGGGAGACAAGGTCGCCCTGAGAAAGACGAAGCTCTGGGCCAAGATGAAGAAGGCCTTCGTAAAGAGGCTTCGCAAGCACAAGCCCGAAGAGGGTGGCCGTTCCTACCTCGTGTTTGACATACAGAAGGGGACACATGATGTCTATCCCAAGGTTGTCCTCACAAAGGCCATCGGGGAGACCATGGACAGGAACTCCGGCAGGACGATAGTTGAACTCCTGAGAGGATTTGACGGCAGCGTGGAGTACGGCAGGGAGATAGTTGAGTCCAATAGCAGGTTCAAGGGACTCTTCAAGACGCTCAAGGCATTGAGGCTAGACAAGGACCCGGTCCGTAACATAAGCGAATATACCGCCAGTGTGGAATCCTTGATTTCGAGGTATTTCAATGTACCGGACCTCAAAGTTGAAGTCGCGGTTACGGGAGAGGCGGGAAACAGGGACATAAACATAAAGGTGTCCTCGGACGGCAACCACTTGGCAACGCTTACAACAAGCTATGCCCAGGATATGTCAGAGGCGGAGTTTGGTGCCTTTACTAGGGATCTCATACTTGATAGGGAAGGAAATGTGCGGCTGAACAAGGCATCTGGATATGAGCTGGTGAAGTGGCAAACCTCCTATCACCATGCAGGGACTGACAACAAGGCCGATGTGCGAGACCTTGAAGACCTCTTTGACGATGGGGTGCTCCAGATGCAGGTGTCCAAGCTCTCGTATCCTGCGAAGACCGTCTCAGCCCATGTGCTGGGTGGCAGGATGTCAGAGCTCTACAGCACCGAGGAGCCTTCCCAGAAGGTAACGACTGCAACGGACAGTACAGCCCCGACAGAGACAACCACGGCTTCAGGCACCACAGTGGATGCGGACACTGGGATGGCCTCGGAGAAAGCAGCTGCCACTGCACCAAGAAACACAACTCCAGCTGTCATAAGGAAGGCCATCGCCAGGATTCTCCAGGATTCCAAGAACAGGAACCTTGTCGAGGGGGATGAGAGGCACTACATGGTAAACGGGCTTCTCTATTCCAGGGTCACTTCAATAAAGAGCGCATTGCCTGGAATGGAGGGGAGATTCGACCCTGCCAGTGCCTGGGGACTTCCCTCATCTAGGATTGGCAACTCCATAGATGAGTTCGGAAGGGACGTGTTCAACGGTGTGTTCGACTCCATGTCCGAGGAGGAACGCAAGGAAGCCTTTGGAGACTATGACAACTCGACCGTAGAGAACTATGAGAATGCCTATAGGGCCTTCAAGGCTTTTGAGGCGAGGCTTGCCGAAAAGGGGCAGACGATAATCAAGACTGGCACCAGGGAAGACCCAGGCCACATAACAGCCGCCGGGGTACTCAATGTCAAGGTGAACAACAATGGGGTTGTTGAAACGAGGCAGGTGAGGGTCGCAGGAACCCTTGACGTGCTGGCCCTAGACCAAAACGGCAACCTGCATATCTATGACTTCAAGACCCACAGGAGTGCCTTCGATTCTAAGATAGCCGCCTCAAGGGGGTATGACAGGCAGCTCTCGATGTATGCCAAGTTCCTTGAGGATGAATACGGGCTCAAGGTGGCCAGCATCAACATCATTCCCATACAGGCCTCATATCCAGCCCCTGATGGTATAGATGGGGGCAGAGCTGTATATAAGGAATCTAGGCCTGGTGGAAACCAGCTGCTTGTAAAGGACAAGGATGCAAATGACAGTTCATTTGCTGAGTATAGGGGAGCTGGCTATCAGATAGGGAAAGAGTTCTCACTGAGCAGGCTCAGTGGGGAATCGCTTACGGCAAGTTTTGAAAAGATGACTGAAGATGAAAAGGCCTCCATGGTCGAGGCTATCCAGGATCAAAGTGAAGTGCCTGCCGAGGAAGTGCAGACCAGCGACGCCATAGTCTCCTCGGATGTACCCACAACAGTAGAGGCCGTCTCAATTGATCCGGTCACTAACTCTGAGACTCTCAATAAGGATCATGACGCGATATCCGGTGTCGAGGATTGGGATGGGGGTCCACAGGATTCTGTCCCAAGTACACCGACGGAACTTTCAGACGACCTTACCCATGCAAGGGGGGATTCCACGGAAATAGAGGAACACTCAAAAGACTGTGGAGGCAAGAGGTAAGTACCATGCTTACGGATAAAGGAGGCCAACAGCCTCCTTTATTTTATTCTATACTTCCGATCCCTATCTTCCGCCTGCAACAGTCGCAGAGGAACCTCTTGGCCACTGGAAACATTTTCCTGCCTATCTCGCCCGTAAGGTATTGGTACTCTTCCCCGAATGGGTCGATTCCAAAGGTCTCGGCTATGTGCATCGCAAGGTGTCCCTTTTCATGGTCAAAGGTTGACTGGAACTCCTCTGCGGAAGTAGTCGGACCGATTACCATTACAGACTGTCTACTACTGGGATTGGAATACGTGAACCCTGCATTGTAGCCGAATGATGAAAGGGCTTCCTTGAAATTATTCGCCTCCACTCCCCCGCACCCCACCTCCCGTAACTTGTCTGCGATGTCCTCTGCGTCGATACTGGCAATGGCGTAGTAGATATATGCGGTCCAGCCATACTTTCCCAGATGGACTTCCTGTAGGATCATATCATGTCCTCCCAGACAATGGGCGTCCCGGATCCTATGCAGTCGGCATAGAACCTCGTGAAGGGCATCCCCTCGTATGCATCGGCGTCGTCTATGACATCCTTCACATACTTTGCGAGATGGGCCTCATCTGGGATGGAACTTCCCAGGAAGTCCGCCTTCGCCATGTTGGCCACATACACATGGTCATAGCCGACATTGCGTTCAAGCCTTACGTCACTCTTGCCCAGGAGACCTTCAAGCCCCTCCTTCGTATATGGGGTTATGTACTCCTTGTTCTGTCCGATCTTCCTGTACATCATGGAGACGGCCCACTCGGCCATCTTCTTGCTGAAGTGCCAGCCATAGTAGCCCAGGTATTCCTTCATTCCCGATGGGAACGTGTCGTTGGTGTCAAGTCTCATGTCTCTATAGTTCTAAAAGTAAAATGGGGAGGAAGCATCCCTCCTCCCCATAGCTATACTAGTACCTACGTTCGCCATAGTAGGACTTCGATTCCTTCATCGCCATCCTGTAGCCGTCTTCATAGCCACAGTCGTAGCCCTTTTCATAGGAATCGTCCCTATAGCCCGTAATCCCACTGCGCTCACCGCGCCTTGTGGAGTATCTCTCCCCATACCTGGGGTCTTCGCGGGAGTACTGGTCTCCCTCCCTTATTTCCCACATTTTCATATCGTGTTCTCCTTTTTGAAATGTCCGAGCAGTTCGGCCAGGTTCTTCGATATGTCCAGGATTTGGGTCTTCATCTCCGCAATCTCCTTCTTCTGCGTCTGCTGTTCGGCAAACTGGGGATTGAGGGTTCCCATCATCTCGTTACATGCCTGCACCACCTTTTGGTGGTATGGGATGTTGCCGAGTATCTGCTGGGAGTTCTTCATGAACCCCTCGACCTCGGAGAGCATGGCTTCCTTGGTCTCGGCCACAACAAGGCCGTTGCTGGTGGCTATGCTTCCCGCAGAGGGGAGTTTCTGGAACTGCATCTGATGCCCGTCGACTATGGCGGTCACGTCAACAGTGAACGTGTTGAACTGCCCAAAGCTTGGGGACGGGGCGGACACGTTGACCACCTGGCCAACCTTGAGGGAGGGGGTCTCGCCCTTGTCGAGGATGTATATCGAATTGCTTTGCCTCAATGCACTAAACATGGTTTTTAATTTTACTTGTCAATTGATTAAGCCACTCCAGTGAGCAGCGCCAATTCCGCAGAGCTTGAGTTGCCATACGCGGCATGGATTCCCTCGGAGGTCAGGCTGGCCACCGTAAGCGCCGTGCCTGCATAATCCGTAAGGGGAACTTCCTTGCCATTTATCACCGCCACGAGGGGCAGCGTAGTGGTAGTGCCACTTGGGATGGCGGAAAGCTTGAACAGAATCAGCCCCGCAAAGGACTGGAGGAAGGGATATTCCTTGAACGTGAACCTTACGTTGGTGGTGCCGTTGACGGATACCGACTGGGATTCAAGACAGGGAATGCCCCTCTTGTTGGTTACAAAATAAGGAAATCTCATGGCCAATCCACTTTAGTCCCTAGCCCCAGGCCTGATTGCTGTACGGGTAGTATCCGGCGTAGCTGCCTGCATACGGGGTGTTGTTGACGGCCACAAGGTTGGGGTACTGTATGGGTACAGTGTTCGGAACCTTACCCGAGAGGGCGGTAATCTGATTCTGCAAGGAATTGAACGCCTCGGTGAAAGCCTTGGACTGGTTGTCGTTGCTGATTTGACCCCTGAGCAAGGTGATGGTGTCGGACTGCGTGTCAATCTTGGACTGGAGGTTCCTTTCCTTGGCCTCGCAGAACTCCTTGGTCATGTTGGTCTGAAGGTTACTGATGGCGTCCACTATCCTCTGCGTGTTCGCGGTGGCCCCATTCTGGAGGGTGTTGGTCTGCTGGCATACTGAGAGGTTCGTGGCCGCCCCTCCCATGTCGATGGAATGCTGGAGGTTCGATGTCCACAGCTGGGTGTTGTAGCCGTTCCTGTTGATTGCGTCGCTGAGGGTAGTCTGCGTACCATAGATGCTGGACTGGAGGGAGCTTGTCTGGTTTGCGATGGCGAGCTGGTTGTCGCAGCAGCACTTGCAAAGCTGCTGGGCAAGCGCCATGTCCCCGGACTGGATGGAGTTGATCACCTGCTGGCTGCTGAGGCCAACTTGGTTGCCAACTGAAAGCACTGAGGTCTGAAGTGCGCTGATACCTTGCTGGATCGCACTTGTGGAGGTGTTGAGCATGGAGGAGAGTTGGCTGATTGCGTTGGCGTTGCCTTGGATCGCGCTCATGAGGAGCTGCCTTCCAGCGTCATTGTTGACAGCTGAGTCCGTGCCGCCGCCGAGCCCGCCGAAGTTCCTGCCTATCACAGGATAGAGGAAGAACAGGAAAAGCACCCAGAGCCAATTGCCGTTGCCTCCAAAGCCCCCGTTGTTCCCCAACATGGCAAGGAGGGCAGTCGGGTCGAGACCCTTGGAACCGCTCGCCGAGTCAAACACATAAGTTTTAGAAGTTTCTTCTGCCATAACTTGGTTGATTAAAGAGTTGAACATTTGGTCGTAAGCTTACAAGGCAAAAGTACTCCCGTTCGCCCAAGGAAGACAACGTTGCCAGGAGAAAAAATAAAGGCCCCTGTAGATGGCTACAGAGGCGATATTCATTGAGGACGATGCTACTTGCCCAGGTACTCGTTCAGTTCCCTCACGGTCCATGAGAGTTCCTTGAACCCAGGCCTCTTCCTTCCCCTCGGCAGCTTGCCCTCCCGCACAAGGTTGTCAAATGAGGCCCTGCTCATGTTGAGGTATGTATATGCCTGGTACTTGCTGATTGGTTCGTCCTTCCTGGTATATCTTCTAAGCGCGTCTATTATCTCGAGCTCCTCCTTCTCGTCTATGTTAGAGTTGCCAGTCTCAAGGTCGTCAACGATCTTTTTAAGTAGCTGTAGCAATATCTTCCTCATCTCTCTTCAGTTTCATGTGTACAATCAGTATGGCCGTAAGGAACAGGAAGGCCCCCATGCAGTGCAACCCAAGCAGCTGTAAGCCCTTGAGGGACAGTCCCACCTTCATGTCCATGTAGTTTATGGCATCTACGGCAACGCAATAATATAGGTACATCCTGTGACAGGGACAGAACTGGAATACCAGGGAGGACATTACTAGGAACAGGGTGGGCAGCAGTGACATTCCCCCGAGGAAACTGAGCATGGGTATGCTGCGACCCAGGCAGGAGGCCACCGTATTGATGAAATACAAGGTGGCCAATGTCATGGGCAGTACCCTGAGGATTCTTATTTCAGCTTTGTAGAGGTCACTTCTTGAGCGGGCCACCGCAACCATACCTGCTGTGACTGCCAGTGCCGGCCTTGGGCATCATTGGGGATACCCTGGGGGTCTTAGGCTGTTGGGGCTTGCCTGAAGTCTTGCTGGATGGTTTGCTCGTAGTCTTGCCGGCTGACTTGCTGGCAGTCTTGGGGTTGCTCTTGGATTTGTTCTTCTTAGCCATAACTTACTCTGTCTATTGCCGTACAAATATAAGAATTATTTCAAAACGGCAGTCACCGAACTTAATTTGTTAAATTCTTTCATTAAGAAGTATAAGGGGATTCATTTATTGAGATCAGATGCTCCGGAAACCTGTTATCTTTGTGCAGGCTAATAGAGGCTCAAAGTATTGAGGACATGATAGTAATCGATCAACTGAGAATATCGGACAACGGCAGGTTAATGTGTCTGGATGCGCACATAAACAAGGCCAGCTACTTCGATAACTGC